GTGGTCTCGGTGTCTAGGATGAGCACGTACATTGGGTTGGTTGGTTTGAGAGACTATTGGTATTATTATGTTCTTTCAATTTGTTTCTTTTGTTATTTTAATAGATTTGGATTGTTTGTGTTGGGGTTTTGAAATAGTGGGAATAGAATTGACACTATTTCAAAATTAAATACAAATACTTAATTTATAGTATTTGACTTAATTATTTTTATTAGATTATTAGAATTTGAATGAGCCGGAAACTTCTCCGGGAAGACCGTGTCCGAATACTACCATGTAGACTAACACGACTCCTGCAATTGCGACGGATCTGTCTTCTGCTACACGCTGCGGTTGTTTTAACACGACAGTCATAATAAAATAAAGAACCACTCCGATTATGGCAGAGTGAGCTACCATTTCGAGACCGCGTTCTTGTGCCATTGTATTGTTTTGTTTGGGTTAGTTGTTGGTTTAGTTGATTATGTTTAGTCTATATATTTTAATTATTAAATATTATTTATTATTATTGATATATAATATAATACATTCGCGAAATTAAACTACAATGCCGTTAAAGTCTAGGCGATCTAACCCTAAACATCATAAAAAATACCGTAAACGTTCTCTTCGAGGAGGTAGAAACTCTATCGTAAGTCCCAAAATAAAATACGCAAATAATTCAACGAGTCATACACTAAACTGTTCGAAATGCGGCAAGGGCGTTTTTACAGTGAAAACATTGACAATGGGTACAAAATTAAAAACTCTACTTGGGTTTCAAATTTTAGATAATAGGTTTAAGGTGTTTACATGCAACACGTGCGGGTATGCGCAGCTGTATAGTAATAACATAACGTGTGACGAAAAGCAGTGCGATCCTATTTACAAGATGTAACTATAGCTATAATATTGCATCGTGACAGGAAACTGTGGTCTCATGCGTGCCCAGTAGTGCCAGTAATGTGTATTTTGAGTCGAATTCGTATTTCAGGAACCGGGTCGCTAAACATGTCTGGCGTATCGGAAAGAATATTATTCTCAACATAACTTTTGCTGGGATCCAACGCATTATTGTCAAAAGCATTGTAGTACGCGTTTTCGTCGTTTTCATCGTAGTAATATGCGCCGCTGCCTGTCGTTCTAATAAATGAAGGAGTTGTCGTACTGTACGTATGCAAGTTTACTGGATACAGTTTATGAAAAATACTGGTAATAATGGTTGACAGCGGATCGTGGATGTTTCGTATAGTTACGTCATAACAATAATGTTTCGGATAATCCAAATAAAATGTAACTTTTTTTGGCATTTTGGCATATTATCAATTTTCAAATCAAAAATTTTAAGTCGTTTAACTTAAAACTTTATATATTCATATATTCATATTCAGCTTTATTATCGATCGACGTATTCTGAGTTATGTTTCTATAGTTCGAAACAGAAGAAATCCAACAAACCATCCGTGCGTATATAACAATGTATTTTTCCATATTTTTATTACGTTATCCGTCTGATGCGTAAATGCATTCAACACGATAGCCTGGTCATCATCTGCAATTCCTATATTATGCAACTTTTGAACAGTAGCATGATATTTTTCCCAGTACTTCAAAAGAGCTTCTTTGGACCCGAACCAAAATGGACCTGTTATTTTTTCCGGAGCGAAAATTAACGTGAAATACGGGTCGCTATCAAATTCATCGATGTCGTTATTGAAAATCATATTTACGTGGTTGTTTTTTAGCGCGTCGTACACAAAAACTTTATCGCTTGGCATATCCGTTAGCTTTCGAATATATCCGAAATCAACCCATCCTACATACTTGATATCATCATCGTCACCATTTACTATATTTTCAATCGCATATTTAACAAAATCTATCTTGGCGTGATTTATACACGTATACTCCGGTACATGCGTTTCCGGGCAACTTTTTCGATGCGATATGACTCGTTTATACAGCTCGCTATTCATTATATTGCGTTCGCGTTCAATATACGACCACGACTTTATGTTCTCACGTAAAAACGCATCATCAATCGGGATTATTTTAGTATACAAGTTTGCTGGCCGCAGTTCCAAGCAGGCAGTTTTAACTCTTTCATAGTATTTTTGGTCGATAAATACAACTAGCGGTATGTTCATTTGGATCAAATTATAAAAAAAACTAAGATATTCATCTTCCGACCGTTTATAATGTTCCCAGTTTTTCCGTCCAATGTCGTAGAATGCGGTGACAAAACAATATTCATCTTCGTGTTGCATTATTTTATTATTTTTCTATCTATCTATCTATCTATACTACTATCTATCTATCGTATGATATACATTTTAATCAAAACCTCTTATATTGTTTTACTGGTATAAAGTCGAGTCAAATATAGAAATGTATATGATAAAAATTTTTATTTATATTTTTATTTATCAATAGCTTTATGGTTTCACTTTCAGTAAGAACGATTTTATCATTATCTACCCAAATTGTACATTCACCATCTACTATCGTAATTTTAACTATATTGAACCCCCTGTACAACCTAATTATTTTATCTAGTATTTCTTGTGGTATACATATCGTTTCATTAAATATAATATTATCTTGGGGTACTTGTAAAATTTCCAATAGGTCTATTTCGATTTTACTTATTACCGCGTAGTTAATTATATCATTCTTGTCGGTTGTAGTATATGTAGCGTCAGTATAAGTATCTGTAGTATGAATAAAAGAAACTAGATATATAAACGGCATGATGTCATTATTTTAATATATAAAACATAAAAATAATGAAATGATTATTCTAATCTCCCTCGCTACTCTTTCACCAGTCATCGCAATTTTATTTTATTCTGTCTTAAAATTCGACGGAAGTTCCGTGATTACGGTCGAATAAAACGACTCAATCTCTTTGAGTTGCTTTGTGTCCCTCGGTGTAATGAAACTAATCCCCATTCCCTTTCGTCCCCAGCGGCCAGATCGTCCAATTCGGTGCAGGTACGTGTGCACGCTTCTCGGAAGATCAAAGTTGATGACGATACTTACTTGCTGAATGTCGATTCCGCGCGCGGTAACATCGGATGAAATTAGAACTCGGTACTTGCCGCATTTGAAATTGGCGTACGCGTCGTCTCGGGCACCTTTATCCATTCCGCTATGAATACAGCACGCCGGATACCCCTTCAGAACCATAGCTTCCGTCAAATCGGAAACGCGTTTCACGCTGTTGCAGTAAATAATCGACTGTGACATCGAGACCGTTTTATACAAGTCTTGCAGCGTTGCAAATTTCGTCTCATCATCTTCCAGTCCAATATAGTGCTGGCATATACCTTCCAGGGTGAGTTGCTCGGCCTGTACCAATATCTTCACTGGATTCCTCATGAATTTCTCGGTAAGCTTGTGCAGTTCGACCGGCATCGTTGCGCTGAACAAACAAACTTGGATATCATTATGCAGGTACTGGAAAATATTGTAAATTTGATCTTTGAATCCAACCGATAACATTTCATCGGCTTCATCAAGTACCAGCATTTTGATTTGTTTCGCATTAATGTATTTTCTGCGTATCATGTCATAAACTCGACCTGGGCATCCGACTACAATCTGCGGCATCTCCGTCTTTAACATCTTCGCGTCTTCGTCCGTCGACGTACCGCCGATCAACAACTGGACTTTTAAGCCAGGCATTTGGCTACCGAGTCCAGTAACGACTTCCATAATTTGTTTCGCCAATTCTCGTGTAGGCGCCAGAATCAATGCTTGCACGTCTTTCTGGACGGTCGAATCGATTCGTTGGAGCGTTGCAACTCCAAACGCTCCCGTCTTCCCCGTTCCAGATTGAGCTTGGGCAATAACATCGTTCCCTCTTAGAATTGAGAGAATTGATTTTTGCTGAATATAACTTGGCTTTTCAAAATTGTACGCGTAAATACCGCGAAGCAATTGAGGATTCAATTCCTCAACATCTTCCCATACCGAAAATTCACTTGGTCCTTGACCCTGCGAACTTTCCGGTTGCGCGTTTTCTCCGTGGTTGTGGTTACTGTTATCTTGTTCCATTGTAACCGATATTACTATCACTTAAATTATGTATCTACGATTCTCGTTTAATACTTTACTAACTTAAAGTTAAATGTTTAAATAGTTTACTTCGTTTTAAACATTTTTAATATAAATAAATTACTTCTTGTTTGTTTTTACAATATATGAAAGGCCTTGTAAAAACGAGTCTGCCATATCATCTTTTTTTTTATGCGATTCGAACCGGTGCAACCAACACGAACATAATTTTGCAGTTGAATGGGTACATTCCTTACTTTGTATTGTAAAAGGACTTGAACTTGAACCCGTCGTTGAAGTTGTCGTTGAAGAACCCGCCAATATTTTACGAACGCATGCAACCCCTGCTTTTTTCCGGTCATCATACGTTTGAATATCATCTACTTCATCTGCGTCGTCGCCAAGATTCTTCTCGGAAGTGTCGTGGAATATAAAATGGTAAGGTGCGACTTTCAGTTTCTGAACGGATGAAAAATAAATAATGTGTTCTTTATCCACCCCGCGCATCAAAAAGTATTGCGTGATCATTCCCTGCACCGTCTTCATTCGGTTCGCAATCGGACTAATCTGGTTTTCAATTACAACCGCATCGATTTGGGTTTGGTCATTACTATTAGAACCATTATAAAACAATTCATCAAACTGTTTCATGAGACTGTACCCTACAAGAACGAGAGATACAGTACTTGCTTGCTGCAATGGATTCTTATTCTTTTTTTGTATTTGTTTTTGTTCATCTTCTTTTTGGTCCGGAAACTGTATCGTAGAAATGCAATTAGCGTGAGTACTTATCGGATACACATATTCGGTTCGTAAGATGATTAATGCTTTCAGTTTTAATTCTTGTTTTACTGTTTTTACATTTCCAGTGGCGGATTGGGCTTCGCTAACATTAGCATTTGTAAAACTGTACTCTTTACAAAAATCTCTCAAATTCTCCGCTGTGAATGTTTTAAGAACCTTTGAAATGTAAGATGGCGGTTTATTTTCAAAGACGCGACGCGACGGTTCAAGCACTGTTTTATAATGGCGTTTGCATGCGTACATTACATTGTTATCTTGGGTATAGACGTAGTACGGTTTTAGTTTACACCCGGTCTTGCATGTACAGGCTGTTGTTGTTGCTGTTGTTACCGATGCTTCTGTATTTATACCTGTACCTGTATCTAGAGTATCATTCAAGTTGAGCGTATTCCATTTCAAGATTTCAATTTCTCGGTTTTGTCCAGTTTTCTCGTTATTTAATCGCAGGAAACAAAACGAGAGATTTTTTATACCAACATCAATACTCAGAATGTTTGGCATGAATACTATTTCTATTTCTGATAACTCATACGTTTAATGTTTATATACATAATGAATAAAATAATAAAACCAAATAAACAGAACTAATATACACATTGTACAACTATTAAGTATATCACAACTATGACCGACTCCGGATCTGGATCTGGATTGGAACAAGACATGTTGGTCATCAAACGCGATGAAACATTGCAAGCGGTGTCATTTGATAAAATACTGAACCGTATTAAAAATATTGGAATTCTAGATGAAAAAAAAGCAAAACTTACCAGTGTAAATTATACCGTGCTCGGAATGAAAGTAATTGATCAATTACACGACCGCATTCGCACTACAAAGATCGACGAACTTACCGCCGAACAGTGCGCTGCAATGGCAACTACGCATCCCGACTACCTTACCCTCGCCGGCCGTATTATTATGTCAAACCATCACAAGCTAACAACTTCCAATTTTAAACAAGTGATTTCTCTTCTTTACAATTACAAGGACTCTAATGGATCTCTCACACATTTAATTTCTAATGATGTGTATGCATTCGTCATGGAACACGGCGACACATTAAATACAATGATCCGATACGACCGCGATTACGAAATCGACTATTTCGGATTTAAAACACTCGAACGGTCTTACCTTATGAAGGGCTCGGGCGGAACCGTCCTCGAACGGCCGCAACATATGTGGATGCGTGTATCTCTGGGAATACATGTTCCAGTATACACTGCTGACCACGGAACTACGATCACCGCACACGAATGCTTAAACCGTGTCCAGGAAACGTACTACATGATGTCAATGAAATATTTTACTCACGCTACTCCCACCTTGTTCAATGCCGGGACTCCGCGCTCCCAACTGAGTTCGTGTTACTTGATTGCAATGGAGCAGGACAGCATTGAAGGAATTTTTGATACATTGAAGGAGTGCGCGATCATATCTAAATATGCCGGAGGAATTGGTCTACACGTTCACAATATCCGATCCACGGGAAGTTTCATCCGCGGGACTGCGGGCGTATCCAACGGGCTAATACCCATGCTTCGCGTCTTTAATAATACCGCGAGATACATTGACCAGGGCGGGAAACGAAACGGTAGTTTTGCAATCTACCTTGAACCGTGGCATCCGGACATTGAAGGGTTTTTGGATATGAAAAAAAACCACGGCGATGAAGAAAGTAAAGCGCGCGACCTATTTTATGCGTTATGGGTTCCGGATCTTTTCATGCAACGTGTTATGGCCAACGAATCGTGGTGCCTGTTTTGTCCCGACGAATGTCCGGGTCTATACGAATCGTACGGAGACGCGTTTACAGAGCTGTACACGCATTATGAATCCATGGGTAAAGAGAAAAAACGCATGCAAGCGCGAGATATTTGGTTGAAAGTCTTGGACAGTCAGATGGAGACGGGGACACCGTATTTATTATACAAAGACTCCGCCAATTCAAAATCAAACCAGAAAAACTTGGGCACGATACGCAGCAGTAACTTGTGCGCGGAAATTATCGAGTATTCCGACAAGGATGAAACAGCCGTATGTAATCTGGCAAGTATCGCCTTGAACCGGTTTGTAACCCTCGATGTGGACACGGGCATTGGTCCAACATTTGATTACGAGTATCTTGCCAATGTCGTTTCAACCGTTACTCGAAACTTGAATCACGTCATCGATATTAATTTTTACCCCACTCCGAAAACCAAAGCGAGTAACTTGAAACATCGCCCGATCGGGATCGGGGTGCAAGGTCTCGCGGATGTATTTTTAATGATGGATGTCGCTTTTTATAGCGAGAAAGCAATTGAAATAAACCGACTCATCTTTGAAACAATATACTACTCAGCCCTTAAAACGTCCATGCAACTTGCCAAGGATTTGTACGAAGATATGGTTTATAAACAAGGAGCCATGAACATGGTCGATATTTCTCAAACTTCGGGGGCGTATGCCAGTTTTGACGGATCGCCTGCATCCAATGGGATTTTACAATTTGATATGTGGGGAGTTACCCCTACCCCGGGAAGGTATGACTGGGATCAGTTGAAGGCCGATATATGCAAATACGGAGCCAGAAACTCGCTCCTTGTAGCGCTCATGCCGACAGCAAGCACGTCGCAGATTCTTGGAAATAATGAATGCTTTGAACCCATCACAAGTAACATTTACACGCGTAGAACATTGGCAGGGGAGTTTATTGTTGTGAATCGATACTTGATGGCCGAACTCGTTAAACTTGGTGCATGGAACGAAGAAGTTAAACAGTCCATTATTAAAAACAAGGGCAGCGTGCAGCATTTATGCATTCCGGGGTTTGACGAGCACGCTAAAAACAAGTATCGTACCGTATGGGAAATTCCGATGAAGCATTTGATCGATATGTCGGTTGACCGCGCTCCATTCGTCTGCCAAAGCCAGAGTTTGAATTTATGGGTAGAAGATCCCAACTACAATGTGTTGACATCTATGCACTTTTACGCATGGAAGAAAGGGCTGAAAACGGGGATTTATTACTTAAGACGAAAAGCAAAACACCAAGCGCAACAATTTACGGTGGCCGTAGCATCGGCTATGACAGACAATAACAACAATAACGCTTCGTCTTCGTCTATCGTTGAATGCGAACTGTGTTCGGCATAAATAAAATATAAGTAATAATGAATCATTTTATTATTTAATTTAATATGTATATATGTAAATACATAAATACATAAACACATACCACACCGTCCGTATGTTTTTCGGATTTTCAAGAAAGTTCAGAAACCGGAACAAAAATCGTAACCGGAATCGTAAAAAAAAATTCACCACACGTAAAAAGATGAATAGTAGTAATAGTAGTAACAGTAACAACAACGTAAATTTTAAAATAGAAGAAATAGATACTCCGCCGTCACAGTCTCGGTCCCGGTCCCAGCCAAGCCCCAGCAGAAGTTCCAATAGAGTGAAGGTTATAGAAACAGAATCCAATTCCCCGATTATATTGAGTGATACTCCTACAACCCAGTCCCGATCACAGTCCAGGTCCCAGAGACCTATAAAAAAGCGCGATATTCAAATGCGTACTCCAACCCCGTATCATTACTCGACGCAAACGCCGATATCGGTGGTTCCAGTATCCAAATCAACTAAACTTAAATCTCTCAATTCCAGTGGCGATATTATTTTATTTTTTATGGATATGTTGACTACTGTGAAATTGTACCACTGGAAGACAATGAATTACGCCACACATAAAGCAACCGATGAACTGTATGACGATCTAAATAAATATGTCGACGAGTTCGTCGAGGTATTACTTGGATATAAAGGCGGTGTTCGCGCCAAACTTCCCAGAACGCAGGTAACATTGCACGACTGCAATTCTATCGAAGAATTTAAAAAAAAGATAGATGGATATAAAAACGTCCTTATCGGATTTACGTCTCGATTTGACGGTAAAAAAAACAGCGATCTTTTAAATATCCGCGACGAAATACTCGCCACATTGAATAAGAGCCTATACGTGATGTCGTTTAAATGAATGTTTTCTATTTTTCTCCACACGACGAACATCCCGATCTCGTGGATTTCATTATATGCTGCAAATCTCGAACGCCGTCAAATACTTTAAACGCACTTCGATTGAGGTTGTTATGTATACGAACAGACTGAATATCCTCAATATGAATATCAGTGTCTTTAGGATGGTTTTTGGACGTAGAATATGTAAACAACATTTTAAATATTTTATTATTATTATTATTGTATAAACAAATATTTTATTATTTTCAATTCATCATATGCGTACTCGCCGACATCGCAATAAAACTAAAAATAACCGCAGGCGCGGAGGTGCCGCTCTGTTTAGACGAGCCAGCGAAGCTACGCGCGCATCCTACCGGGTTCGTTCGTCATAGTCGATCGGGGTCTAATAAACAATAAAAAGAACTAATATTTTTTCATAATAAAATATTAAACTGATAAAATAATAATAGTAATAATATAAATAACAATTAACAATTCTTGTTTTTTATTTTATGTCTGCATCATCATCTTCGTCCGTTAAGCATAGTCATGTTATTTTAGAAGACTTTCACCACAAAGTGACCGAGTATTATGAAACAAAAAAACAATTCGAAGACGAAATCAACCGAATATTGGAAAATAAACGAGTCAGAGGACAAAAACTCGATCTAAAAGACCGAAAAACAATTAAAATCGGAAAATGCGTTGTTTGCCGGTTCCCGGGAATGACGTTCACAAATACAAAAGAAGAGCTTCGCATCCAATGTAACACGAATCCGAATTGCCGTGCGAACCAAGTTGTTCGTAAACCCGTATTTGAGAATATCGAAACTCAAATGAATGATGCAAAACAGGCAGTCGATGTCGTAAAGGAGGAAATTATTCACCTCAAGCTAAACCTGCTTTTTGGATATGCCTCAGATGATGAAACGGTAGGCGCATTTAATAAATTACAGGTACATATGAAAAAAGCATTTGAATCGTATGATCGAATCAGGCTGCAATATTACGATATTGTATCCAATAGCGATAAAATAAAACAGTTGCAGGATATAGACAAATCGATATCTGAAATTATAAACGAGATTAAGGCAAATTTATCCCCGGCAGGTGCAATCGATGTTACGCAAGAAGTTGTTCGAGATACCGTAAAACTGTATCGCGAACGACTGATTACAATGCTTCGTCTCCAAGAACAAATAAAATACTCGGTGAGTGAAGTAGTTACCGACGAAGACTACAGTGACCATAAATCCGTATTGCGAAAACGCGTGAATCGGGTTCCCATTTCATTAGGTGACCTGGTGTTGCCAGTATCATCATTATAATAATAATAATAATAATAATAATAATATGAACTGTTGAATGAATTAATGAATGAATGAATATAGGAACATTAATATTCATTCATTTGCTATTTTTTGATAATATATACATATTAAAACCGGATCGTTCCTCCGACCATGCCACCAACAGATGGCCGACCGGACCAGCCGCCGTTAATGTCTCCTTGTACAAAGGCATTTCGATTGGGGCCGCCAATTGTAACGCGGCCACTGCCGCTATAACCATTATTATTGGCATTGACTGAGCCGGAGAACCCTGCAGGGGACGTGCGGGGATTGGGATTGGAAATACGAATTGTTTGCATTTTAAGTTTGAGTGGGTGTGGGTGTGGGTGTCAAAGGGTTTATACTATACAAAATAAAAATATTTTTATATCATTTTAAATATATAATACAAATACTTTTTACTTTATAATGTTCGAATACGTTTCATTCCCAGTCTTTTTAGTAAGTCTTGCAATTGGACTGTTTTATGTTTACGTGATCGTTCCTTCGCCGCATGTTATCGTTGTATACCCGACACCAGACAACAGCAAGGAGTTTCAGTTCAAAGATCGAACAGATAACTGTTTTGAGTATGAACCCACTGAAGTAAAATGCCCGTCCGATGATAAAAAAATCAAAGAAATTCCAGTTCAGCGTCATAAGAAATAAATGAAAATGAAAACAATATAAAAATATAACTTCGATATACGTAACGTCAAACAACAACAACAACAACAACAACATGGAACCCGAATATCCTTACCCTCGCACAAAACAAGAAGTCGATGCAGTCGATTTATCGTTTATACTCGATTCGTGGAGTGCCGATATGTTGCGCGACGCCATGTATGCCGTGGTAACCGTACAAGCCTATCCCGAATATGCTTCTAGCGAAATCGACATATGGCGATTTCTTTCAACCTACGATCCACCCAGTTCACACGGGTTTATGTTCAGCAGTAACCCCATTACGGATAAAGTAATTGCAGCAACGCAAGTTGGACACTCCGGCGGATCGATGGCATTCACAATGCGACATCTTCAGACATTGGCTAGACTCGGAGTTTCGGGGTACAAGGAAGAGTACTTGAAACATTAAATTTAAATTTTAAATTTTACCCTACAATATACATGCAAGAAAAATGAATAATAAAAAAAATTGATTTAAAGAATATGTGCATGTATATTATAGAAAAGCATAAAGCGAACAACAAACAACTACCCACCCAAGCATATCAATCAACAATGTCAACTACTTCCGCGAGCCAGAACATCTTGTCTCCCGCCAGTTTCAATCCCTCTACATGCGTCAAATATGCTAAGCCCAAAGTCAACTCATCCGGCGGAAAGAGTATCGGAATTCTCAACGCCGCCTCCGGTACCGTGCTCCAGATTTCGTCCCCCATGATGCTTACATGGGGTGTGAATCAATTCGTCGACGAGAAAACAGGTAAGATCTCATACGACATGTCATTGCAGTTTCCAGACGAAGACCGTTACGACGATGCCATCCGAAAATTCTTCAACAATATCCGCGAACTCGAGCAAAAAGTAAAAGAAGACGCGATTGCCAATTCCAAGGACTGGTTTGGAAGGCCCAAGATGTCGGCTGAAACGACCGACGCGCTCTTTACTCCCATGCTCAAGTATCCCAAGGACAAGTCTAGTCTTGAAACCGACTACGGCCGTGCTCCTACTTTCAAGATCAAACTGCCTTGCTGGGAAGGCGTGTGGAAGAACATCGATCTCTACGACATGGATCGCAGGCTCATGTTCCCCGTGCCTACCAACCCGTCATTGTCTCCAAGCGACTTCATTCAGAAGGGATCTCAAATCGCTGTTGGAATTCAGTGCGGCGGAATCTGGTTTGCCGGCGGTAAATTCGGTGTCACTTGGAATTTGATTCAGGGTCTCATCAAGCCGAAGCTGTCGTACCGTGGAACATGCGGCATTGAGTTGCCCGGAGAAGCTCCAGGACTAGCGTCTGCACCTGCTGCACCTGCACCTGTCGTTTCAAAGGCTCCTGAACCTGAATGCGACGACGATGAAGAGGATGAGGAAGAAGATGAGACTCCTCTCGCTCGTACAATGAGCGCGCCAGTTGCACCCAAGCCGGCTCCTGCAGCAGCAGCAGCAGTTGAAGAACCGGCTTCCAAAAAGAAGATTGTCCGAAAGGTGCCTGTAGCTGCAGTGAACTAATGGATTATGTGTGTGCGTGTATGTTATTGAATAAATGATTGCATCAAATGAATGAATAAGTAAAAAGAGAATAAATATTATTTTTTATGTGCATAATATAACGTCCAAAGACGTGATATTATTCGTTTCTTTATTTTTTTTAATCATATTAACAATAATGGACATTCAGGCACTTGACAAAGCATTAGAAAATGAAGAAAATGCATCCATCATGCAAACGTCTCATTCTGAAATAAAAAAGAAAAAGAATGATATTCTTCAAAAATTGCAATTAAAAGGGACTGTATTGAAAACAATGCACGCCACGCTGATAGGATATAAATATATCGACAATATCGATGAACTCACCGTAGGTAGATACGTTCGATGGATATCATTGAAACGCCCGGATCATATTTCTTTGACAAATGGGGCACACGTTTGCAATATCAGCATTCAAGATTATGCTGATGCTGGGCACAATGACGATGATGATGATGATGATGACAGTGATGACGAAGACCAAGACCAAGAGTGTAAAACATGCGTTCGTTGCAAGGTAGTGCGGAATGGAAAACCATTATTTTTTAATTTGAATTTCGATGAAAATCTTGTTTTTCAAAAAATAACCGAACAAGAGTGGATCATTCTCGATGCACTTGCTGCGCTCGAAAAGATGAAATGAATTGAGAAAATTATGTAAAGATTTTATTTTATATCCTACAAGCATAGCAATCATACGCATCATGCAAAAGGTTGGATATAAAACGTTACTTATCGTGGAATCGCCTTCCAAGTGTAAAACAATAGAAAGGATCCTAGGGCCTGCATACATGTGCGTGGCAACATGCGGACATATTCGAGATTTGGCAATCCATGCGGATTTATCGAATCTGCCCGACGTTATATCATCATCATCATGGTCTCCACCATATACCAAATCTTCAAAAAAAATGCCACATATTCGCAATATTCAAACTGCACTATCAAATTGTAACGGTACCGTCATTTTAGCAACCGACGCAGATCGAGAGGGCGAGTCTATCGCGTGGCACGTATGTCAACTCTTCAATTTACCGGTAGAAACTACCCCGCGTATCGTATTCAAAGAGATCACGCACTCGGCAATTCATACCGCGCTTAAAACCCCAGGTCGAATTGATATGAACATCGTCCACGCACAACAAGCCCGGCAAGTAATTGACTTTATCATCGGGTACGGTGTAACCCCCTTACTTTGGAAGTGGATGAAATCGTCTCCTCCTCTTACTAGTAGTAGTACAAAGGTAAAGGTTGTACAATCTGCCGGTAGGTGCCAGACTCCGGCACTTCGTATCATGTACGACGCTCACACTGAAATGGGTCGATCCATTGCGAATCCAATTGTCAAATACAAATGCATTGCGTATTTTACAAAATACGATATACCATTTTCACTAACTATCCAACTCAATCCCCAGGATATTGAGAGATTCTTATCTTTTTATACGAATGTAGAAACGCGGCGCATCGTAGCTTCACAACATATATTCACCCGGTCTGAACCCACGACAGTGAGTTACAAACCGCCTCCTGCACTGAAATCAACCACGCTCCAACAAATGGGCAGTTCGCATTTGAAACTCGCTCCATCCGAAACAATGAACATTGCACAACGGCTTTATGAAGCAGGGTACATCACATACCACCGGACCGAATCAACCCAGGTGAGCGACGAGTTTAAACGCTCTGCACATTCATTCATCTGCGAGAATTGGGGAGGATCTTATATGGATACGGATACCGACATCAACAATAGCAATAGCAAGAGTAATAGTCCTTCCAATTTTGCTCACGAAGCGATACGGCCCGTAAACGTGTTGGTTACAACCCTTCCTACAAACGACGACCTAATTGGGAAAAATGAACAAGCATTGTACGCATTTATTTGGACGCGTGCTGTATGCAGTTGCATGATGAATTCAGTATACGATAAAATAACTGCGAATGTAAACGTTGTTGTTGTTGGTTATGGTTCTGAATATACATACACTCGTAACGAATATCGCCAAAAATTTCCCGGATGGCGTGCATGTATTACTCGGTACGGTACAAAATTATTGCAACAAGAAAAACAACAACAACATGCAGAAGAGTCAGATGAAGATCCGGTATCGTCTACTACTGCTAACATAGACTATTTCGGATACTTGCAAGCTATTGTTTCCGGATCCGTGCTACCTTATAATACGATTGAATGTTGTCCGCGTATAACAAACACAGTTGCGCCATACACGTATGCAAGGCTTATACATAAACTAGAAAAAATGGGAATCGGTCGGCCGTCAACCTTTGCATCAATTGTTCATACATTAAAAAAGAGAGAATATATACAACACGTACAGCATAATGCTAATTCGGATTCGGATTCAAATCAGGCAATAAAGGACCATCCTAGATATTTTGTAACGAATTACGGAGACGGTGCTATAAGTACCGTAGTATCTGCATCGACTGCATCCCCGAAGTCGCGTTCAAATAAGAATACAAATTCAAATACTATTCAAATAACTCCATCCGGGCAACGTGTTATAGAGACGCTGTTCCCGAATTGCGAATCCCTTCTCGCCTACAACTATACGCGAGATATGGAAGAAACCCTTGACGAAGTTGCGGTCGGTAATGCGGGTTGGGTAAAAGCATGTACTGAATGCATAACTCAACTTAGTGCGTTGAACCAAGTAGAGAAAAAAAACGAACAACGACCAGAACAACGACAAGAACGAGAGAATGAGAATACAGATACAAAACCAGGAAACGGATGTATACGAACCTTGAATTCGTATGCATCCATACGCGACGGAAAGTATGGCGCGTATATATTTTATAAAACTCCATCTATGAAAAAACCTAAATTCATTTCGTTACAAGGGTTTCCATATACGTACACGGACTGCGACATCGAGTTGTTACTTCACTGGATCGAAAAGCATATTTGATTTATTACTAGGAGGACATTATATGTTATATCTGGATTTCGTTGCGTCAAAATTACGGATGATATTTTCCTGCGACAATGCTGTATTGTATAAGTAAAATGCGCCAACATCGGCTGGGCAGAAATTAAAGTTCGCTTCCTGTATTCCTCGTGGAAATTGCAATGGTGCTCCCGGAGATCCCATACCGCTCTCGGTATTATTCGCCGTAACAACGCGCCGAGTACTTACATAGGTATAACTTGGATTACTTGGATCGGCAGAACCGCCGCCAAACCTCACTACAATAGTATACAATGCCCAACCATTCGTATATACTCCCGTAGACGATGTATAACCTCCATTTATCATATTACCGTTCATGTTGAGAGTAACCGAGCTTGAAGTTGGCAGACTTAAAGCATACCCATCATAGGATGAGGCCCCGAATTGCTTGCTTATCAGACCGTCGAACGCTGAAAAATTAGGCGATGCAGTATTTACACGCGCCCATATTTGAACAGTAAACGGAGTAAATGGGGTTGTCGGGTTAATTGCGGCTGCTGCTGCAATTTGCGCTATTTGGTTCACACCATCAAATGTAAACCATTTATTTGTACCGTCAAACGTCGGAGAATTTTGAAGTACTGCACTATACGCCCCGGCAGAATCGAGATTCGTCCAGTTTGCCCCGGTTCCTGAATACGAACTTGAATTGTTTGCATCCAAATGTATCAGACGACTCGTGGTTTCAAGGGTCGTTACTTCGGGTATCACATTAACCGACATGGACACATCGCTCACCGCTCCAGAATTTATGGCTTTTAACTTGATGGTATAAGTTGTTCCATTTGTTAACGGAGTTTCCCCGTCTACTGAAAGCATTGTTATATTTACAGGACTGAAAAATTGGGGTGGGTCAAACACTCTGAAGGTATCTCCGTCGTCGGTAGAATATGCGTAATTTGTTACCGTACCGCTTTGAGTGAATAAAATATATGCTTGTGTGTTTCCTCCTACGCTCGATAATGAGGTAGGTGCTGCTACTGCAGGTGCAGGTGCAGGTGCAGGTGCAGGTGCAGGTGCAGGTGCAGGTGCAGGTGCAGGTGCAGGTGCTGGTGCTGACGCGGAAGTATTATTGCAGCACCCATATGCTCTCCTATGATTTGCCAACCCGGATCTTTTTTTTCCTACCATGTTGTTTTTTTTAATTTAGTTGTTGTTCTTATTTTATCTTATTTTATAGTGTATATAAATATTATTATAAATATGATAAATATGAATAATAATATAATATAAATATAATCGGCATCTTAGATGTGTAAAGACATTGAAACGATATGAGAATCATTGTGGACAGTCGAGAGAAATCATTATTCGACGAACTAAAATATACCCCACCCAAATCATTGAGAGATTATACGACTAGCGCACAAGCAAGAACATGCGGGATACATCTTGATGACGAATTCGAAAATCCTCATGCGTCTGCATCTGCATCCACTACAAGTGATAAGGTTATAGACAAAGCTCCAGTTGTTTGCAAACATGAAGCGCATACACTTGAAAAGAGTCGTCTCGTTATCGGCGATGCTGCCCTTCGATCGGATCATGATGACGATGATATCATTCTTTTCGAGAGAAAAACACTCACCGATTTGGCAGCAAGTATTCGAGACGGTCGGTACAAGGAACAATCTTTTCGCATGAATCAGTACTGCGAACTCGCAAATCATAACATTATTTATATCATTGAAGGTGATATGGCAAAATATGCCGATAAAACACCGGGATCAAATCCAATCTCAAAAAAGGCGCTTTACAGTGCAATGTTCAGCATGTTATACTTGAAGGGGTTTTCGGTTTTTAGAACCTCAAATGTGCGCGAAACCGCCGACCTTATTCTATATTTTGCCGATAAATACGACGCCGTCCCTCCAGGTGAGCGTAAACCGTTTTACCGTAATAAGACGAAACCGACGACGTCACCAACAAAACATGAAGACCAGGATCAGGATCAGGACCTGAAACAAGAAGAAGAAGAGCAACAACAACCCAAATCAGGTGCCACATATAGCAGCACATTCAAACACAAGGAACGGTCATCTCAAATTGTCCCTGAAAATATCGGAGAGATTATGATAAGTGCAATTCCATTCGTGAGTTCTAAAACTGCATCTGCAATCATGTCGGAATATAAGACCATTACAAAATTAATTGAAGCAATGCAAAAAGACCGCACATGTTTGAATCACATTTATACGATCGGGTCATCAGGAAATCGAAAAATAAGCAAATTATGCGTTGATAATTTATTTAAATTTCTAATTGCATAGTATACATACATACCAGAATAAATATAAGGAAATCATAAATTAAATTAAAGTAAAATGCTTACGAATTTAATTATAATTGCTGGCATTCTTATCATATCTCTTATCGGATTCAATATGACAAAACATTCATTATCAGTCCTTGAAGGAATGGTTGACCTTAAAAAAAATAAGGATAGTAGTGGCGGCGATGAGGACATCGTCGACATTGTCACTATAGCAAAAAATCAGACCGATATAACAAAAACTGCGATCGATAATTTAAACAGAAAAGAACACCGTAAACATTATGATGAAATTATTCTGAATGTGTCGCTATGGACGACTGCGAAAATGCTTGACCAGACTAAAATTTTATCACATAAGCTTAGTAATAAAGCGGACATGAGCGAAATTACAAAAATGATGAGTGATATCAATGAAATGAACACTTTTCGAACAACTTTAAATTCTTTGGCCGAGTCTCCAATATAAGTGCAAAGAGTATGAAAAATAAAATTATATAAACATAGTTTATGTGTTTGTGTAATTTAAGGTTCGATAAACTAAATATTATTACATTACATATGAGATGATGCCCAATGCAAAAAAGGACCCTTTATATAATAATCCATGTTTGCCATTTTCATTTTCATATAAACTTTATAACTGCATACCTTGCGGGTTTCATACCAACAATAAAAAGGATTTCGAAAAACATTCTCAGACAAGTAAACATTCTAAGCGCACACAGCATGTAAATGTAAGACCGCGATTACCACGGCACGAATGCCCGAATGTTTCCATTAATAGTAATGATATTGATGACGATGATGACGACGATATTGACAAACCGCCGACGTTTACCTATTTAAAACCTTACGACTCATTTTTATGTTTATGCGGAAGGCGGTACAAGAACGCACACGGTCTCAAGTACCATAAAAAGAAATGTAACATAATAACCCCCGAACTTGTGATGAATATTGTCAACGATAACCAGGAACTGCGCAACGTGATTCTTGCTCAAAATAAAATTATCATGGAACATACGCAAGCGTTCCAGCAACAAATATCGGACCTTATTCCGAAACTCAATACGCCAAGTCACCAGGTGGTTACAACAACCACGACAAACAATACCACGATTCATCATACGCACAATACACAAAACACGTTCAATTTAAACATCTTTTTAAACGAGAAGTGCAAGGATGCGTGGAATATGAGCGACTTTATTGATTCTCTCAAAGTTACGATAGACGACTTAATGGTAACGAGAGAACGAGGAATCGGAGAGAGTATTGGCCGCATCCTTGTTCAGGGATTGAGTACGCTGGATATTTACAAGCGCCCGATTCATTGTACCGATCTGAAACGAGACACCATGTACGTAAAGGATAAGGAAGTTTGGGAAAGAGACGAGCAAAATATGAAGATTAAACACGCAATTGATCAACTGACGTATAAACAAATTATTTCAGTTGATGATTGGAGTCATGCGCAGCCAAATATACTTCACGATGATAAGTTACAAACCGATTATAATACCATCCTTTTGAAGGTGCTTACAGATCCGCGGGAAAAGGATGCAAGACGGATAATAAAAAGTATTTCAAAAGAAACCACACTTGACAAGGAGTACCAGGCATCCAACTGAATATGAATGTTGAACCGGACATTTTTGGACATTTTTGGACATTTTTGGACATTTTTGGACATTTTTGGACATTTTTGGACATTTGTCTGGGTTCCCTAGGACGTCCAAGGACGAGATTTGGGGTTTTTTTTAAAAAAATGCCTTACCATAATTATTTTTTTAAAAAAACTATTTTACGCATTTATAATTTACTCTAGGCAGTCCAAGGACAGGTTTTGGGGTTTTTTTTCTAAAATCCTTACTGACCAATATTTGTTACGTGTGGAGGTATTTTTGAGTGCTCTTACGACGGATCGTGCTAAAAACTCGTTTTTGCGTATCTGTTTTTCCCTTGGAGCACCTTTTTTACTCCAAGGGAATTTTGTAGTGTCCAACTCGTCAAATTGTTACGAGGATTCGTTTGGATTATTTTGAGCGGTTGAAAAAATTTTTATTTTTTTGTCTTTTTTTGTGTCAGTAAGGATTTTCACCAAATGACCGAGTACTTTGTTTGCAATAATGGTAACACTGCGAGTGTTGGTTTTTCCGGTTTTTTCGAATTACAAAAAAAAAACCCATTTTGGGGTTTTTTTACCCCGTGTCCTTTTTTTTTGTCCGTTTTTTTCACTTTTTGGGAAAAAAGCCAAAAAAGTGATTTTCCTAGAAAACGCTCTCATTTTCGAAAAAAAAGTTTAGAGTTTGTTACGATAAAAAAAAACTTTTTTTTCCCAAAACTTTTTTGAGCTTTCTGATTTTGGACATTTTTTTTCGAAAATAAATGTCCATTTTCAACTTTCGTAAATACTTTTCTGAAAAATGGATTTTTTGCATTTTTGGATTTCTGAAGACAGACCGTTGAGTTTATCTAGCTGATCGAGCAATTAGTATAACTCGATGCAGACATTTATACCAGCCATTACGGTGTCGTCTAGTGGTTTTCTAGTATTTATCCTGGGAATACCGATCGGGTCCGGACATTTATATACTTGAACATTTTTCATAACTATGAGATCATGGCATGGTATTGTAATGCTCAACGGTTCCAGGCTTAGTGGAATGCATACCGTAACTGAACCCGTGTCTAGTAGCTTTTGTACGGATGTGCGAATATTGATTGTGATGTGGTTGTTTTCATCAATATACATGTACTCGGGCACGTCACTGATATTGCACCGTACCACCAGATCCGCGTCGTTATCGAGCTTGTAGTATATTTCATTGTGCCATAAAGGGACTGTAAAATGCTTTGATTCGTATTCAAGTTCGTATACTTTTTTCTGGAACACGTCCGTGAGCGTCGGGTTTAAAATGATGACATTATCCGATTTCATTTTATCCGAAACAATTTTGAACATTTTTTCAAGTGCGTCGCTTGGCAGATGCAGAATATCGGCATACTCTCTCATGAATTCATACACCGCAATCGCAGTTGATTTGTCTAACGTATGCAATAACTTGTCGTAATTTGAAGAAACGATATGCATAAGTGCCGCCTCAATGTCGTCGCTGTTCACGTTTACGGGTTGTATTCCACTTCGATTAAACATTGCACGAATAAAAAAAACAAAAATATCATGATAGGATGACGATGGTAAGTCGGTGGTTGTTGTTGTATCCGTATTGGACATCAAATATTGATATGCTTCATTTATTTGTTGAAATTTCGCAGTAGACTCGGGCGAGTTTTCGTTTTTGTCGGGGTGGTATTTAAGCGACGCGATTCGGTACGCTTTGGTTATGTATGCCGAATCATACGATCCATCGCTCGGTATTTCTAGTATGGAAAGTGCTTCAACTTTGTGCATGGAATATCGTCACAATTTGGTTATAGTTTGCGTGTGATTAATTAACATAAATATGAAACGCTCTAAGTGATATATGGGTCTATAATTATTGTTGAACATGTGCAGGAATGTATACGTATTGGTCATAATATCAGTCATGGTTTTATTAGGAATTGAAACACCCCTATTTGTAAGATGGTGAATTAAGTTTTTCACGATTAGCCATATACATCCATAAATGTCCAAGTCGCAAATGAGTATATCGTATAGCGCGTCTCGAAATTCTAGCAATTGAATTGTATCCGGTTGAATAATATACTTGAAGATTCTCGTGCACGTTGTAGTGTGCGGCAATTGAAAAGCGCTATTCGTTTCAGTGTCCGCATGTTCGCTTTCGCTTTCAGTATTACGAATGCGATTGAGTTTAAGGCTTTTTATATTTGATATTTTTGCTACGTCTGCGTCAGACAGTTTAGCAATAAGCGCCAACCCGTCCGGATTCGCTGTCGTAGTACATTTTCTATACTGAAGCGCGGTAGGGCGCTTCACGTGGATTGTTTCGCATGCGTTGATAACATTTGTGGTTATAAAACTGAGATGATCGGTCACAATTACGAATGATATATGGATTTTCGGATTGCTGCACCGGAAATAGCTATAAAAAACATCTAACAGTTCGCTGTGAATGGTATGGAAATTTTTACACATTATAATTCCAGACGTATGCGGACGGGTCGAGACAACGTCTACGATTTGAGTATATATTTCGTTCCATAGAATTTTAGAATTGCACCCCAACATTGCCATATTGACTTCAAAATGAATGTCGCTAACTTTTATATAAATAGGGTTATTCTCATATGAAATAAGCATTCGTTTTTCATATTTCAGTTCACTTGGGCTGTATCGTTTTATTAAATAAAGGGCTTGGGTGTATTTTCCAATACCGGGTGGTCCGTAAAATATGGTATTGGGTAGATGGGTTGACGGATATTTTTCATAAAACGGCAACAATTTTGGATGTAAGTTGTATTTTTTACAGGACTGAATATAGTCGTCGAAATGTGTTTCTAAAAATTTCATGTTTTTGTTAGGTATTTCAGGGTATTTCAGGTATATACAAGATATAAGATATACATGAGATTCATTTTATTTAGATTTAAACGTTAAATACATAAAACTGATATTGGTTGTAAGTGTAAGAATATTTCATTTAATGGAACACACATTAATAGTGCCGTTGCCATTTACACAAAACTTCACCTACTATAAACATGGTATATTTTTTAAGGATCGTGTATGCCGGAGAGACAATGATTCGGGCACGGAGCATGCGTCAAGTCAGATTATCTACATCAATGAGACAATCATTATGAACGGACTAACTTTTTTTTTAAACAAGAACAGTTCTTCGGAGATTTTAGAGTTGGAACAGGTGATACTAAAAATGTATGCGGACACATTTTTTGGAAACGAAAACAAGAAAATGAATCTCATGATGCTAGAGTCGAATGGTGGCGACGATACTGGCGATACTGTCAATACTGTAGCGTTATACGTTACCGGCGTGTGGGATAATGCAACTGGGATCGGATTAGAATACAAATGGATTAGACAGTTCACCCATCGGTAGTGAAACTTGTTAATAATACTTCAGTCCACGTTATCATACCGGCGGTAAGGATTGAACACATTATCGCAATCCATGCCGTGAGGATCATTAAAGACATATCTTCTTTTTTGCAAAGCAACAGAGTTTTTGCAATATAAAATAAAAGGCCAATCGTAAGACCTAAAATAAAAGTTGATCCGACCGAAAATCCTACGAATGAAGTTGGAACTTGATTCGTATTTATTTTTTTCCGGAATGTGTACGTCTGTATAATCGTCCATGTTATGAGTGCAATGACGAGAACAAATGGAGCCGAGAAGAAGAACAGGTTAACTTCACTTGTCTTTTCGGGACTTATCTCTTTTGATACAAACCGCCGGGTTAGAATGGATATAACCGTCACCCATAAACAAATTGTCCAAAATAGACACCACCCATGGGTAGCAATAATCGTATCTGCTTGACCATTTATCTTACTTGTATTTGTGCCTGTTGGATTCTCAGTCGTGGGTACTGATGGATCCAGGTCCGGTTTTTTATCTTGTGCTAGTTGAGCAATCACCTTTACAATTAGTGAAACGCCAATAAGTATCGAAAAAATTTTAATACTTCCATCAAATTCGGACTTTGCCGTAACTTCGGTACTTGGTTTTGCCGGTGCAGTGACAGCCATATTATTATTATTAACTTATTAACTATTATCTATTATACTATCTTGCTAAAATAAATCATGCCGTATATTTTCTTTAATATACTGAACATCTTTTGCAATACCATTTACTATTTCGTATAATGAATGAATTGATTTTATCATACCATCCAGTTTATCATCGTTTACATTTATGTTTACTGCGTTTACCGGTGCATCTGTTGCACTTGCAGTGGCAATTGCCATGGTCGGTCGTTTGAGTTTGTTAAAAATTGTACCGATCTCCATGTCTGCATCGGTATCATTATTGTTATTGATATTGTTATTGCTATTGTTATTGTTATCAGTATCAAATGAAACTGATTTTCTGTTGGAAATCGAATTTGAAGATGCAGTTGCAGTTGCAGTTGCAGTTGCTGAAGTCGGGGTCGGGTTTGGATTTGGAATGTCAAACTGGATAAGTTCGAGTTCACGTTCTCTAGATGCAAGGGCTTGTTTTATTAACTCGTCCATATTTTCTCCTATGGGCACGTCGTCATTTATTTTTTTGTCTGAAAAGTCTATTTCTGCCGGTTTTTTAAGTACTAGTAACGAGTTCATATCATCTTCTAATACTTTCACCTTTGAAGTGATGTCCCTAATTCTGGCCTCTTGAATATCGGTTGATTTGTATATGGGTACAAGTGATGCTGTTGAAGGCGGCTTATACTGCGCCATTTCAGTCATGACGCGTTTGATAACTTCCTTGTTCAGGGTAGATAGGACCATTTGAGGAGACGAATTTTGTTTTTCAGACGATGATGCGGTTTCTTGTGCATACGAGTTTATTGTAGTGTGTATTGCCGTTTCAAACAGCGTCATTACCGGTTGAAGTGAACTGTCGCTCAGCCCTGCAAAAACGCGCTCTTCGGTCAGTAGCGACCACAGTAGCGCCTTGTTGGCGTTACTGTTTACTTGTTGTATTATCACGTCCATAGAATTGATTTACTTTACTTTAATTTACATTAGTCCTAGTGATTTTTTTATATTATTTTAAAATCAAAATGGTTTAAAGGTTAAACGTACTATTTTTATAAAATAGAAAGTAGATAACATGGCAACTTCATCTTCCGAACAACATGCAAATGCAGTCCCTGGGTACAGCGGACGCGTAAAATGGTTCAACAACAAATCCGGATACGGGTTCATTACCGTTCTTAAAACAGACGAGGCAGCAGCTGTCCCGGTAGGGACTGACGTGTTTGCGCATCACAGTGAAATAAATGTATCGAGTGACCAGTATCGTTACTTGGTGCAGGGCGAGTATGTTGCATTTGATGTGGTAAAGACGACGAATGCGAACCACGAATACCAATGTGCCAAGGTAAAGGGCATGTATGGGGGTCAACTCATCTGCGAAACGCGTCACGACGCCAGGTCTCAATACAAGACCTCGGGTTCCGGGGATAATCTCGAATCTTCACGTTACGGAGGAGATGTATCCGATTCTGCAGGTGCCCAGAACAATGGCAGCAACAATAATATTCGCGGTAAACGATTTGCAAACATGAAAATCTCTACAGAAGGCGGCCGTGGAGGATTTCGACGCTAATAAAATAAAATAAAATAATTCGCGCATAAATTAAAATTTTATTTTTTGAAAATAAAATTTTACTTAAAAATTCAAAATATTAAAAAGGGTCAAAAATGGAAAGATTTTATATGCAGTGAGGAACCAACATATTCGAAAATAAATCCAGGAAAATACGGGCACGGGCGCGGGTGGGCGCGCAAGGCCTAGCTTTCCGGGGATTCGTCTGGTGAATGTTGACCGTATGCTTTCGGAGTTGTTGCGGTTGATGGATCTACGCCTGGTTCAGCTGTACGACATCCGAATGAGACAAACGTGGCATTTTTATATTTTTTTGGGTTTATGTTTATGAGCGATTTAATTGTAATCATTTTATACCGCCTTTTAAAATCTGGTGTGTTCCATACATAGGGTGGTATGCTACCCGCCTGAATTGTATAAGGTGTGTTCGCCTGAATTTTTTCAGCAGCAGCAGAATCAGCACGGGTAGTAGGGATGAGGCCAAACTCTCCCGTAACATCTCTCATATACCCCGTTGTCAAATCAAATTCAATAATACCTTCAAACGATCCGTTGCTTGACCCCGGCGGCCTACTTGCTAAAACTTGAGTGTTTATAATGCGCTCTCCAGGTCCTGACGGACGATGCAGACGCAGTACGCTAGTTTCGCTATATTTTCCAAAGTCCCACGGCGTGGTCTTGCCCTGGGCATTATACCCCATCGGATGAATCATTGCATCCAAAAAGTGTAAAAATGATTCGCCGTTTCTGTCTCTACTTGCTCTAGGGTCTGAAGCGGAAGCCGAAGAGTACACACTTCTATATGCCCCGGTTAACGTATCTTGGGTGCTAGTAACGTTCTGTATGAAATATGGGGAGACCGTACTTTGAGTGGAGCATGCATATGGTGTTAAAAACAGAAGGTCTGCGTTAAGTTTGAAAAGGTTGGGCAAACTGGTGGCGTGGCCAAAAATACCGTAGAATTTATCTACTCGTTTCGTCAAAAACCCCGATTTGGCGTCATCCCCTCTTAACATTTCAATGTAGTCGTTAATGGGGACGCGTTTTTTATGTGTCAGTCCTGCTGTTCCTGCCGCGCCACCACATCGTGGTTGTCGCCGTATCCGCCGTGAATATTTTAATTTTAAACGCGACGACGTCGTTCGGATAATTTTAAAATTACGACGTTTACGACTTGACTTCATTTTCTATTTTATAAATGAACTATTTCTATAATATAACATAATATAACAGTAAAATATAAATTATTTTAATTTAAAATTAATTTATTTTTTTAATGATTAAAATATTAAAATATTATTTATCATACTTTTTATATTAATTGTAATAACTTTATACGTAACCACAAACAATGAACCAACTATATGTAATAAACAATTAACAGACACCGAATACATAAATCATATGATATCGCATCATGAAGTTGCTGTTTATATGAGCGAACTTCATTTACATGTTACAAAAGATCCAATAATTCTTGATATATTAAGAAATATAATAAGATTGCAAAAGTATGAAATAAGTCTAATGAAAGATTCGAAATTAATTAATAACACTAATGATGAATTTAATGATGAAATGAGTAATAAAAATATCAAAATGTACAACGCATATCACGCTACACAAGGTGATTTTACAAAACCAAATACACTGCATTTAAGTGATACATTTTGCGATCCTGGGTTTTTTAATATGTCTCATAATAAAAATTTACATAATATGACAGATGAGATGTATATTCAGCATATGATACCGCATCATCAAGTCGCAGTTGATATGAGCAAAAAAATATTGAAAACGACAAATAATGACTTCATTATTTATTTAGCATACAGAATAATTAGAAGTCAGCAATTAGAAATCACTCATCTCTATTATTTATCAAAATCGGAAAATATGTTTAAAAGTAATATTTTATAGATTTGATTTGGTCAGCACTGGCAGCGGCTCATAATTTATTGAAATTCGGAAATTCGTATGGAATGAAAATAATATAACAATAATATAACAGTAAAATATAATAACTAATTAACAAGAGTAGTAATACAGTACAACAAAGAAAATAACATGGAACTGAAATCGAATACGAATGCAAAAAAGATTTTAACAAGTCAGTTGAATTTTAATCTGAATAATGAGCACCAACTGATTCCAAGAGAACAAACGTTTGTTCTAGACCGAAAATTAATAACGGTTCATTCTGAAGATAGGGATATAAGGCAGTGGCCCAAACCAAACATGTTTGAAGTGCAACTTCCAACAACATATACAAGCGTATCTACGATTCAACTAGTGGAGTGCAATATCACAACAACAACGTTTACATTTAGTAGAGACTATCAGAATACGAAATTCTCATTCAAAATTTTTCCCGAGGCAACTCCAAACCCGTCGGCAATTGAAGATTTGGCGTACTATTATATGAATAACGGCCCGACTGGACAAGCGAATACGTATTATGCGGAGATATCCGAGGGGTTTTACCGACCCGAGCAGCTTGCAAATGAACTTGAGTTTCAAATGAACCGAGCCGTTGCAAATTACCTTATTACTCGCGATGAATATATCGACCCCAATGAGGTTAACCCGCCCGCCCCCGCTCCAAGTATTTTTAGATCCGTTCATAAGGACGAAGTGTATTCTTATTTTAGAGTGAAATATGATAGTGTAACGCAAGAGTTGTGGTTTGGGAACGTGCATGATAGGTTTGAACTTATGTTTTCGGAGAACCAGGATTATGTAGACCCCAGCCCGATTGACCCGTCGACGCGGAATACGCGATGCGACCAGCCGAATGTATGGACTTATGCTATGAACTGGGGTCTTCCATTCTATTTGGGGTTTAGTAAATCCAACTATGCTGCAGCTGAAGTGGCTGAAAAAGAGCTTCATTTTGGAACGGCGAGACCAACGTTATGGATTTCGGCATTAACGCAAAAAGGCGGTAAACTTTTTTACGTGAAGGCTCCAAATATTCTGGACATTTATGGAAATACCGCGATTTATATGGAACTTGAGAAAATGAACACGTGCGATGAAATTGCGCCGTACCGAAGTGCCACGAATAGTTTGCGTTCCGACTATAATGGAACCGTGAATTCGTATTTTGCCAAAATCCCGCTCACGCTCAACGCGGAAGGTACCGGGTTTTCGGCCTCAAATAGTTACATGTACTTGTATAATATTGCGCAGTTCAACCCAGTCATAGATAAGTTGCGCCGAATCAAGGTGACGATGCGGTACCATGACGGTCGACTCGTTGATTTCAAGGATACCAATTTTAACTTTACGATTTCGCTGGGCCAGATTCACGACGAGATTGCGCGCAATTATGTGTTACGTGTTCCGGCCAAGTTTTAATATTAATTTTTAATGTTTAACTATCCAAACCCGTGACTGAAACTACAGAAAAGCTTTCTGGCCGGGCGCCTTTCGCCGCCGCAAAACGCTCAATTTCTTGCGATTTCGCACATATCAGTAATCATCATTCAACTGATATGTGGTTCAAACAATTCAAAACACAGTGTTAGGGCCTCTCCATCGGGAATATATCGAAAAAGTCCTTTATCGCACGTTGGGGATGTATATAATAATTATACAAGTGCGACTGTTGTTCAATTTTATTCATTTTTAATTAAATCACAAATATGGATACTCCCTCCCGGGATTCTTAGCACGCCATTCGTCTTTCTCCTTTTTCGTGTGCATACATCGCCACCCCATCACTTGACCGCTAATTTTTAATTCACATCCTGTCGTACACCTGCTAGCTGGTCTAGTATAACCATTTGGGATAGTAGGACAAGCGCCTTTACGTCTTAACCATTCTTCAAACGTTCCATCATCATTTCCGCATATTCGCCCCCCCATTACCACATCGCATTCTCCATATGCTACTGGTTCCTCGGGTAGCGCCTCATATCTTATTTCTCTTGCGACTTTTTCTTTTATAATATTACCTAATTCTATAATTTTTGGGAAACTTTTAGTTGTATAATTGTCAACTAGTTTCTGCTCTTCTGTTCTTATTTTTTCTATATCATTACAATTCATCCCCCAAGACCCGCTAACTTTCATAATAACTCCGCCCTCCTTAAAATCACATCCTGGGGCCGCCGTATCTAATCCATACTTGTATACAATATTTGATTGAACATTCGTCGGGGTTGCAGAATTCAGTACGTTTAACGTGCCATCTTTACCAAAATGAAGAAGCTTTTGTCCACCGGGATAATTAGTTGGTAATGTAACCGCCGGGTTTAACTCGATTCCTAGACCTGCGGATGTGGCATCGGATAGTGAATTTTTATTGATATAGCATTTATTTGCAGTGTAGGAAAACAAGGGCATACCTTTATCCTCGGCGCGCTCCATGCACTTTTGGAACGTAACGTTTTTTATATCGTTCTGTAATTCATATCCAGTGCTAGAGGCGGCGCCAATGTTATACGTACCAACATAATTATATCCAGTGGCTTTTCCTGGGTATACCACTTGTACGTTCATGCCTTCATTTCCACAGGCCGGAAGAAGGTTGTCACTTGCACGTGTCATGTCCGATCCGACAAAAATGGCCGGGGTGGACGTAGTAGGTTCTGATGTTTGATGAATTGCCGATCCAACATATAAATTGGATCTTAACGCTGGATATGCGTAACCTGTTAGGGACTGTGGCGCTGTACCTGTCTCTACAACGGGACAGCCATATTTCCCGGACGACTCATTCATCAAATTAGAAGTAGCCCACGACTTGAAGAGGCCTTTATCGGTTATATACCCGGTCTTGGTGGTGTTAGTAGTCCCCACCGGAATGGTCCTATTTGTTCCGGCGTATCCGTGCCTCCCCGACTGTCCCGTCGCTGCTAAATATTTATCAATATTTGAAGTTTGTAGTTGTCGTGAGTTGACAAGAGAATTCACCGTTTGTGGTAAATTTGACCCGTAAGGATACTTTGCATCGGCGTCTTCTTCGTTATACTCGGCACCATACCCACTTATTCGTATACTATTACTAACCGGATCTTCAGCTCGCGCCTCGCTTGGGCCTCGTCTGCATGTCTGGGCAAAAACTGGCATTTACGTTGATTCGTTGGATCGTTTGTTGGTTACACTCGCTTATTCTTTAATTCACTACTCTACTAATAAATGATAAAAAAAATACATTTTATCATTTTATTATTATTATTATTATTATTATTATTATTATTATTATTATTATTGCATTATTGCAACGAGGTTTTTTAACATTTGGTAATCCGCTTTGACGTTCATAGCATACACAGACATTGTAAGACTCACCGTAGTAATTGTAAGTGAACCGTCCCGTTCTCTTTCTCTTTCTCTTTCTCGTTTTACAATTTCGTCTACATGGGATACGATACCGTCTCGATGTTTTGTAAACAACTCGCGCATGATTTTTATATAGTGTTGGCGACACGTGTCTGGTAGTACAATGTACCGTCCAAATTCTCGTTCGTCTAAAAGTTTACAAAGTGTAAACTCAATGTTCTTGTATTCGATAATGCGATGATACGTTGTAAACTCGGTATGGGTCGGGGTTACTCCGGGTTCATGAAGCATGGGTTTCGCGTCCAAAATCGAAATCATTGTAAGCAGAATTGATTTCAGGGTAATGCATCCACTCCATTGGTCTCCCCGCCAATTATTCAAAATGGATAAACACACGTACCCATTTTTATAAAAATTGGGATGCATCCGCGTCGTGCCGTCATTCGAAAGAAACGTCACAGTGGGCGGTTTATGGGGGTAATCCGGTGGAAATTTAATTTTAAAAAAATAGTATCCGCCGTAATAAACGGTTCCGGGTTGACCATACAGCATTGCATAGCCAGTAAGAATGTCTTCGTCGTCGTGAAAATAATAAATACCATTATCATGAAGAGGAACCCGAATCATTTCTCGCACGTCGCTTAAGATTCGTATGGCTGCGTCTTTACTAATATGAATAATTTCATCAGACGTAGAAGTCGCAGTCGCATGATGCGCAGAAGCCATGGATGATGAATGATGATGAATGATGATAAATGAAATGAAAATGAATGCAATAATGAATACAATACTCTTAGTTACGATGTTATTTTTATATTCTTTCTATACTCCTATATTCATTATGAAATCCGTTTCCGTTTTATAGTTTTATTCTTGGAACCCGTTTTGGACACCGATATTGTCTTTGTCTTCAGTCGAGACAATGCCTGGCTATTTACGGCATATGTTACCGGTAATGGCTTATTCGTATCCTTGTTGTCGTTGTTAGTGGCGGCGGCGTTGTCCACAGTATCCATTTCGATCGGACTAATATCTATTTTTTCAATTGAAAGTGAGTTATTAGACCGGGACCGGGACGATGATCGCGTTCGTGGTGATCGTGATGATAACCGATTTCGATCGCTCATTTTTTTACGTTTTAACTGTGACTTGCGTCTTCGTATTTTTTGAACACGGGTTTTAGCTCGATCCAATGGAACGTATCGTAAAAAGAGCCTTTGATACTCGGGATTCGACTTATCGTTTTTTAATTCTTGGTACTTGTTCGCTTTATCTCTACGAAGCGATTCCAGTGTCTCTTGGTTACCGTAACACGAGCTGCCGAACCGCTTCAAAAGCCCGGATTGACTAAGGCGGTTTTTGTTTTGAATGTAAAATAAAATTCCCGCCAGACAAAGCAGCCGGTCGCGATTGTAATAGTAGCGTTTGGCATATGAAAACGCCAAGTAAAACATGAGCATTGTATCGATACTGGCAACCTTAATGATTTGAGTATTCAACTTGATTGTATTATAACTGTGGCACGCGGTGGGTTTGTAAATGAGCGCGACTATGTTCGAATCTACCGCTACTTTATAATGGTCCAGAATAATTTCGCCAATTGGGGGCATCTTTTCAATCGTGATGTTTTCAAACCCGTTTGTCTTCAGTGTCAGTTTTATAAGTTTGGCCAATTCTTCTGGATTATTTGATAAAACGTCAAACTCCGGCTGTTTGGAAAGTTTATGTCGATCGTTCTTGGGCAAATACTTACTGTATAGAATATCTGCGAATCCTCCAATAAATACGACATTGCTGTTCATAAGAACTTTTTGAGTTATGTCATATATTTTTTTATCTGGGTGTTTAGAACTAGAACTAGACTTGGAACTAGAACTAGAGTTAGAATTGGATTTAGATTCCGGCAGTCTGGTTTCATTCGTATTGTTGCGATTCTGCATTTCAGTTTCTTCAAACCTGGAGCAATTTATTAGTTTCATGGGATACACTTTGTTCAAAAGCGTAAGGCGCTTCAACACCTTTTCCCATCGCGATACATCGCCTTCCGGACGAGAGAGTTCAAGGTACATCGCCATTCGTAAAAAATTGGTGGGCGCATATCGTATTCCGTGCTTTATGTACGACTTTGCGGCCAATACGCTAAACAGAGCCATGTCCATGTGAGTTATATCTGCAACCGGGATGAAATTGACAAACACCTTGAATGTACCGGGATGAGATCCGGATTTGGCTTCCACTTCATTGTACCCCATCTTAAAAAAAATATCGGATAGCTCTTTCGAATCCTCTAACGCATTGGGTGAATAAAAATCGTAATCTGGAACTTCAATATCATTATTGTAAAATCGATACTTTTCAGGAAGAATCGAATTAATTGCAGTTCCTCCATAACAAACCAGTTTTTTTTCGCGTAAAAAACGTTCTACACAGCCAATAATTTTTTTAACTTCGGGCGATTGTGCGACCTTTTTACCGCTTCTAGACTCTATTTTGTCTACCGCATTTCTTAATAAATCAATTTCACGATCTTCAATGTTTTTCGACTCATTGTAGGTTGGCATGAATACGGGGCATATATATTATACTATTACTATATTATTATAGAATATAAAATATAGAATATAAAATATTAAATTTTAACCTATCATTTAATATTTAAAAAATATTTAAAATACTTGAATAAATAGGGGGGGGTCAAGCGCCCACTACGCAGTGCTTAAACCCCTGTGCGCCTCTGGGGGGTCTGAGGGGGGCAAAGCCCCCCCCCTACATACTATAATCGGTTCCCATTGATGTCGTAGCCGTCTTTTCTGACGTGAGTGTTTTGGTCGGATCAATTGGGGTGGGATTGTTCAAAACAATAGGTACATATCTTAACTCGGGCGGTTTCAAGATAAAAGCAGAACCAAAATCCTGGAATCTTTTAAGGTAAGCTATCATATTCGCATCATTTTTTTGAAACGCCATAGCAACCATTTGACACCCGTTGTTGAACGGAATAGTTGCATCATACAAATTTTCCGACTTGGTAGAGCGTTCGGGAACGACATATTTTAGAGACTTCTTTGCGGATTCTTTAATCGTGTTATTATTCGAATCTGCCAGTTCTTTAAACGTGTATTTTGATGTGCCGTTTGTAACGGTGACGTTGACATATTCGTAAAGAGGCGTGCGCTTATATATTTCTCGAGTGTTTATATTACTGTCTGATCCCGGCGTTTCATCAATAATAATAATTACTTTATCCATCAAGCTGGTAAGCTTGATTTTACCAAGGTCTTCGCCGTGAAACGAGTACGCAAATCGAGGATCGAGTAATTTGGGTGAAAGGTTGGTTTTAAGAATATCTGCAATTGCCTGGTATGTCATAATGTTCCGACTCTTAATTCGAAGACATAAAAATAGCGGATCGCTAGAATTTTGAGCCCCGTTTGCTGAAAACGCTAGCTGGTTCACCACCCTTATTGCTTCTGCGAACGGCACGTAGTTGTATACTTCTTTCATCGTAAATTCGGGCTGCGATGACGCGGCTACAACCGGTACACCATCGACCGAGTATATCTCGAAATCTAGAACGCGCGCGCCCTGCTTTATCACGGTTTCCAATGCGACCGTTGAAACAAAGTCTGATGTGTACTCGCCGGAGCAGCAGCAGTTATACGCGGTCAGCATATAATAATCTCGAAGCAAGTAACTGTATTTCTCATCAAAGTCGTTTATAGATCCGGGCTTGGACGATTTTTCATAATTCGCTATCATAGTGTTATCATTGGTCTCCTTTTTCCCTCGAGTCCAAACAACCAGCCAAATAAACATGATTGCCAGCACGGAGTTGATTATCAACCCGCCCATATGCGCGACATTTGGCCGCATCCCCTTTATAGTGGATATGGTAGCTGAAGCCACTCGACTCAATTTGTCCCCGATTGATTCTGTGACGGGATCCGTTCCTATCGATGTCGTCGATGTCGGCATATTGAATTTATTGTATAAGTTATAAGTTATTAAAAGTGTTTCTACTATATTATCTACTATATTATAACAACAAAAATAACAAGAAAAATAACAAAATAACAAAATAACAAAAAACAAAATAAAATATAGTTTAGAAAGGCAAGTATAACTATATATAATTTAACTTATAATAATATGCCAGGCGGATTACTAAACATCATCGCGTATGGGAACCAAAACACGATACTGAACGGAAACCCGAAAAAATCATTTTTTAAAACCACATATAAAAAGTACACAAATTTCGGTCTCCAGAAATTCAGAATAGACTTCGATGGACAGCGTAAACTTCGAATGTCGGAAGAATCCAAATTCACGTTTTATATGCCGCGGTATGCCGAACTGCTTATGGATACGTACATATGCGTAACCCTCCCCACGATTTGGAGCCCCATTCTTCCACCTAAAACTGAAAACGATAAATGGGCGCCGTACGAGTTCAAATGGATAAAGCATTTGGGTACGCATATGATCAAGGACATAACGGTATCTGTGGGCGGCCAAATTCTTCAAAAGTTTTCAGGGAGTTACCTTCTCTCCATGATGCAGCGCGATTATCCCGCCGAAAAACAGGATCTTTATAGCGAAATGACCGGCAACGTACCGGAACTGAATGACCCGGGCTGCTACGGCGCCCGCGTAAACCAGTATCCTAATGCGTACTACACTCCGAGCCAGCGCGGTGCGGAACCCTCCATTCGCGGTCGTAAAATATACATTCCAATCAACACGTGGTTTACCACCAGCAGTAAAATGGCGTTTCCCTTGGTGTGTTTGCAGTACAACACCCTTCAGATCGACGTGACGCTGCGATCCGTAAAGGAACTGTATACCATTCGCGACGTAACCGATCCAGAAAATGGGTGGCCCTACGTACAGTCAAATTATACGCTGAACGAGCACCAGTTTTACCGGTTTTTACAAACGCCGCCGGATGTGGAATTGGGACCATCTTCGTATACCGATACGCGAACCGACTGGAATGCTGACGTGCATATGATCGCGACATACGGGTTCTTGTCAGCCGAAGAGACTGCTGCATTTGCCGCGAACGAACAAAAGTATTTGATAAAGGCCGTTTACGAATGGGAGCATAAAGACGTTACCGGAAACACGCGCATAAAATTAGAAAATACGTTGGGGATGGTATCCAGTTGGATGTTTTTTTTCCGACGAAGCGATGCGTTTATGCGAAACGAGTGGAGCAATTATACGAACTGGCCATACGAGTACTTGCCACACGACATTGAACCGGCCGAAATGGAATTTTCTTCGGATCGACAGTTAATAGAGGGATGGAAGCCGCTTCAAGTGTCTACGGTTACGGGCGAGGCACTAAGTACCCGGACCTCGTATCACATTGGACCCGGTCGAAATCCGTGCATGGATCAAGCCGGGCGGCTGGAACTACCCGCGACAAGCAATCGTCGCACCGGATTGTATACCAGCGGGCTATTCGAGCCCGAAAATCAGCGCGAAATTCTTAATACCATGGGGATCATTTTCAATGGAAAGTATCGAGAGAATATTCTGGATGCTGGAATTTACAATTATGTGGAAAAATATGTACGCACCAAAGGGAATTCACCGCCTGGAGTGTACTGCTATAATTTTTGCTTGAACACCGACCCGAACGACCTGCAGCCATCGGGCGCGGTCAATATGAGTAAGTTTACGCAAGTTGAACTGGAACTGTCGACAATATATCCGTCACTGGATCCGAACGCGTCGTTTCACATGATATGCGACCCTACAACCGGACTGCCGATTGGTGTGAATAAAACCAACTGGCGTATTTACAACTACATGTTTGATTTGGTTCTTATCGAAGAGCGCTACAATGTGTTAACGTTTGTATCGGGGAACTGCGGTCTCATGTATGCTAGATAATAATAGAGTTTTTATTAATTTATTTTAACAATTAGTTTAATTTATAAAATTAATAATAATCATATAAAATAACAAAATAACAAAATAACAAAATAACAATAACAAACAAAAATGGACTGGTACAAAATTTTATACTATACGATCCTTTACGGATCGTATGTATTATACGGACTGCTACTGCTCGCCATTTTAGGCGGACTTCCCAATATGAATTTGTCAGATAAAATTCCCGAATACCTCACCGTGCTTCAAAATGGGTTGAAGTACTACGTATGCTTTTTTTTAATCGCGCGATTCAACCCGTTTATGCGATCGAAGGGCGAAGACTTTACGGACTTTGACGCCGATGTCGTTTTTTCATCCGCAATTTTCTTACTGCTCACTACATCGTTCACGTCAATTGCGTACACGCACGTTATGGAACAAATAAAAAACCCGCTTCGAAACCCGTTTAATGAGTTTAAGTTTAATAAAGACGACGTGATGAAATCTATACAAGATATGAAAATATTTTAATTCAGTTCATCTCAGGGGGCAGAGCCCCCCTCAGACCCCCCAGAGGCGCAGAGGGGGTTAAGCACTGCGTAGTGGGCGCTTGACGCCCCCTCCATCTATCTAATACCTACGTCGTCTAGTTTGGGTTCGTCCTCCTCTCCCGCGTCGCATTGTCTTTTTTGGATTTGTCTTGGACTCAGATTTAGGCGGCGATGGTGGCGACCTCCTCTCTGAATCGAAAAACCATTTCACCTTTTCAAGTATCGTTTCACCAACGAGCGCATCTACTTCGCGTTCATCGTCGGTATATTCCGCCGATAAGGATAACTGGGATTTCTTCTCAAGGATGCGGTTCAACTTGAGTGTTGCGGTTTGCGACGTTGCAATACCGAGAGAGTGATATAGCGGACTTGACATAAACCTTTTTATAAAAACAGACTGGTCAATTCTGCGTTCGTACGGCTTGACTTCAATGACGTATACGTTACTCGTATGCATCCCAGGATGCGCCCGATCGTCTACAAAAAACACCTCAATTTTCCCTTCCAAGTTGGTGCATCGAACCAGATCGTTGTATGTTTTATCATGACTGGTACGTCTCACTTCGACCGTCTCTCCATTCGGACGCTTGAATGCACCAATGACGCGGTCAAACAATGATACCCCGCTTTTATAATTGAAATAGTTTTTAATGCTCTCGGTCCATTCGCGCGGGCCGGTATTGTTCGTGTATATCATAACGTGATCGCACTTGTGAACGCGCTTCATTTTTACAAGAAATTGCATAGTGTCCATTATTTTTGGACGCAGGACCTCTGGATACAGGTCAACAATGGCATTAAAATTATCCCGAATGACCTTGTCTGGGTTGGTATGGACTAGTTTTAATATTCGGGCAAGCGTATAAATAAATTCGCTTAAATCAGAAAATGTCCCCAGCGTTTCATCCATATCAAACACTGCAATACGCATTACACTTGACGCATTGGGAGGATCATGTTTCATTTTATTTATTTATATACTTATAGTTTATAAATTATATTTTATATTTTACATTTATTTAGAGAGTTTATTCGCAAATATAAAATGCCATCTCTAAATAGACAATTGACGAGACGAAAATGCGAACGGGTTTTGCGGTTTTATAAAACCCGGTTTACTCGTACCGAACAGTTAAGCATATTACGGAAAAAAACCAAGGATATACTTAATGATAAAATGTGCAAATGCGTGAATGCTCTTTATAAAGGCACCGCAGCTAGTAATAGTAAGGATTTGCACGCATACAAAGACTCAATTGCCATATGTAAGCGTAGCGTATATGGAAGAAAGGGTTTAACGCCTCCAAGATTCACGTGCAAGATACGCAAGCACTAGTTATCTTCATGTTGAATCCCTTGAATCCTATTCAAAATCAGTTTCCATTCTGGGTGCATATTTTCAAGAGGTAGTTTCGAAAATGTATTAAGTTCGACTAGTCCGTATTCGATGCGTTCAAGCACCAATACTGCACTTGTTACGGGTTTGTATTCCGGACGGGATAGAATAAAGTCGCACAGGTTGGTTCGAATGAACGTGTCGCACTCATATTCGGGGACGGTTGTTATAAAGAATCCGTCCACCCTTTCACGCAAGTCAGGGTCTTCAAGAACTTGGTCATAAATTGTCGCGCCGCCAAAAATCCACAGCACGTCCAGCGAAAGTTCGTTTTCGGCTTTTTGAATTGCATCATGTATCGACGCCGCCATATGAAGATGAAGATGGTCTGTTGTTGTTGTTGTTGTTGTTGTTGTTGTTGTTGTTGTTGTTGTTGTTGTTGTTGTTGTTGCTTGCGTTTGCGTAACGACGATTGTTTCCCTGTTTGGAAGAACCCGGCCAATTGATTCGAACGTTTTCCTACCCATTAAAAGCCCATTTTTTATACCTGGGGCGGTTGTTATCTCTCGCATAAATTTTGAGTCCTTTTTAGACCGCCACGGAATTTGCCCATTCATCGAAATACCTTGAAGGTGTGAATGCGCTACAATGAACCATATTTGCATTTGTATTTGATCGTTACTTGTTTAAGTTTAAGTTTAATATTAATTATTTATAAATCTATATTTAATATTTTTTTATAGGCAAATCAACACGATAGATTAACTATGTCGTCGACTATAACGTCGTCTACGATTGGTAAGCGGGTTCAATGTTTTGCGTTTGCGACGACCTCCCCTGCTTCCGGTTCTACGAGACCGCTGCCTTCTTTTCATATCGCCGCGTGTAGGAAGGTGATCGCAATGTATAGCCCTTTGCGAATCACTGATTCCACTAGTAGACTTACATTCTGTCTTCGCACTTCTAATAACAGCTGCAACCTGTCCGTGTTCCAATAGCCCCATATCAAAAAGTTTAATGGCTAGTTCTCCATATGAGTGAAAATAAATAATCCTTGGATCCATCGAGCCTTCTACGGGTTGTCTAACAATATGAATACAAACGGTTACCGTTACATCTGACTGATTTAACATGCGTATGCCGGCAACTTCGTCGCCTTGTCCGTTGTCGCCAATCCATATGTATTGTCGTTCTGGAAAAATTCTAGCATATTGCTGAAAGCGCGCATACTTTGTATCGGCGCAGGTGCGATAAAATGCGCCATCGGGATTATCACCTCTATAAGCTGAAGTCAATATTATACTGGGAGCATTTCGGAGAATCTCTCGTTTACCCTCTATCCCTTGAATAAACGAGAAATCAGTTCCGCCTAACATATCTTTTAGTTGTTGCGAGTTAATTTTTTTAGTCTTCATCGCCCCAGGAGTTGCAGAAAGAACGGTAGAGTAGTGGGTTGATTTCTGCAATGAATGAAGCTGTCGGTGCATTTCCGTTACACCGGGGTACGCTATTTTTTCGGGCCACGACATGTCGCTTCCTGCAATGCATGTCAGATGTTCTCGATTGGCGTATAGAGTGTCGTCTATATCGGTTAAAACGTGATACAACTTAGGTATTTCTGCCGCGGTATACGCGTCAGCAATTGCTTTAAAGGTTGCGAGTAATGCTTCGCCTTCGCGCATCGTACTTCCGTCACGATTGAATATTAATTCTCGTAAGTCGCATCCGTAACTATTAGGAGTGCTAGCAAGAATATATTTGTATTTGCAGTCGACGTCTTTTGAAAAACTGACGTCTAACATTTTTTTTAAGGCGTTTATGTCGGCGTACATATGGTCACGAAGGTATGCATTGAATACGCCATTCAATGATGTCAGTATTGGACCTTTTGTTGATTCATCAACTATTCCTTTGTACGTACTAACTAATGACGAATACACTTTTCCTGCAGGCATCGCGTGTAGCGGTGCGGAATATTGTGAAAGACGCACCGCCGGCGATGCAGCTATCGGTGAAGGTACATTACGTCCTGATGTATAACTGGCGAAAGGGGATATGCTCATTCTCGACGAAGCTGCTGCTGATGCTACTGCTGCTGATGCACTTGAGATCGAGCTGGGAACAGTGGATAACCCACCTAGACTACCTAGAGTCGAGTTTGAATAGGGGGTAAGTGCCATATTATTAATAGTATTATATATTATATGCCAATATAAATATATAATAATATATATTGTTATACCTCTTCTAAAGTTTCGTCAAGTTCTTTCATCTCGATATGGTTTTGCCGATCATTAAATGACGTCCTATAATCGTGAACATATTGATAGAAAAGAATGCTTCCCGATAATCCTAGAAACATGACCGATATTCCAATTATTGTATCCAACGGTTCTTTGAACCATACGAACGAATATGTGAGTTGAATAACGCGACGCACCAAATCAAGCCCGCTTAATAAAATGTTTGCAGGAATGGCGCTTCGTTTACTGGTGTTTAATATATATATTTTATTGAACATGTAGAGCTGGAGACCAAACGCAATAAAAAAATACATGGTTACCGTACCTGGATTTATCGGCGGCGTATTTTTCACGGTATAAAATATCGCAAACGGTGACGCAATTATCAAATACGTGCACTGGAAAATGATTTGAAAGTCTATACTTTGAATATGGTTTCCGTGACGTAGCATTGCATACTCGATGAGGTTGTTATACGTGGCATTTAAAAAACATGAAACTAGTACAATTGTCGCATCTTGAATAACCGTCTTAGGCGTTTCTGCTGCCATAATGTACTGTACAGTGGAGAGGGTTTGCGCTATAACGAGCGAGACGCAACTTGCAATATAGAGCCGCGTCACCGGTTTTTTAAGCAAGTATTTGAACCACGGAATATTGAAAATGATGAATCCCGATCTCAGTATCGTATAATAACTGAGGGTTATCGTGTTCAGTGCGAAAAACACCGTAACGGTCTCGATCGTATATAGAATGCCGGTGCATATCGGATATAACAACACGTGTCGATTTTCTGGACTGGTATACGATTTGATTTGTTCCCATGAAAATTTGTGTATGAAAAAACAACTATAAAACGGCGTAAACATCAGGCTTAGTAAAACATTGAACCATTCGTTTTTATACCCGTATTCCATGTTCACATACTTCATGCAAATCAAGTATTCGGATAGCGTGACAACAAATAGTACGGAATTTAATATTAATAAAAAGGACATGGATCAACCCATCAACATTGTTCTATATGGATACTTACATTTATATCAGTTACTCAGATACGATTACTCATTCACGGTATTTGAAAAATAGTGCAAACAACATGGCGTTCACGGCCACGCTTATAACCCCGGCCACGATAAGCGAGGTATCTTGAATAAAATACCCATGAAGAAGCCATAGCACGCTGGTGAGCAATAATAGAGACAGTGAATAAATCGACAAGTCGTGCACCTGCTGACTTTGGTACGATTTATACAACTGCGGAATCATTTGAATGCAGTTTGTAATCGGTGCCAAAATGGAAACGCTTTGTGCGAACAATGCAAGTGACATTTTTCTTGGTTGTTGTTTGTCTATATTTGTTTGTTTGTTTTTTGTCTGTATGGTGTTGTTTATTTGTTTGCTATACTATTCGAGTAAATTATTTGAAATGAAAATCAATAATGAATAAAGAATATAAACACTTTTTTTTATTGATATTACTACATTAGTACCATCAATCAATGTCAACAAAAAATAGATACAGCACGCCCGAACGACAGGCTCCTGACTGCCAGGACTGGACTACCGTAACAATGAGCAAGACGAGACGGCAGACTGCATCGGCAGAGGCGTCTACGCCTTCACAATCACAAACAAATTCAAACTCGGCATCCGCAGTCGTGGCTGCAATCACCAAACCGGTAGGATCGGAAGACGACCAGAAAAAAACAAAATACATCGCTAAAGTAACGTCGGATGCGGTACGCGTTTCGCGATGTGAGAAAAAACTCACCCAGAAGGAGCTCGCTCAAAAGTGTAACATGGACGTATCCATCATTTCCGAAATTGAGCGGGGTGGTTGCGTCTACAATGCGACCCACGTCAATAAAATTCAATCGATTCTCGGAGTAAAAATACCCAGATCGTAGTTGGTATTAATAACTATTAATTCATCAAATAAATAAATTATGAATAAATTATGAATAAAATATAATATAATGGATAATATAAATATTATTTATAAAATATTTTATATTATTTGATTTTACATGATCATTGATCTATGCGCGCTCGTATTCGCGGACAGTCGGTTGCCATACATTGAGGGGTTTTTGTCAGAAATTCCAATCGATAACTGCTGTGTAGTGTTCGATTACTATAACGATACTCCAGAAACACTCTCGTATAAGGTAAGTAAATTAAATGTTGATAGACGAATTATCCGCCATACCGATATTGTAGACGAGTCTGGAAACGGTTTCGAAGGCGAATCGTTCAATTTCAACTCTATAACTATACTTCATGATAATTCGACCTCACTTTGCTTTACGAATCCATCATATACATTTTTACATGGAATGTCTGCGTGCACAGTAATGAATGCGGAGAACGACGATCCAGCCATTTCCAGTTGGGAACAGTTTATTCAGATGTTCTCCAGTTTAATAACAACTTATGGTGTAAAATCAATCGATATGCGGGCCCCTGAATTAAATAGTGACCCGAACTGGAAGTTTATTATTCAAAATTTAATGAATCGTTTAGGTGTGTATGTTCGTGCGATAGAAATTTTAGAATTTATGCCACACTATTCATTTTTAGAGTAACGTGTATAAGTATAACGTATAAGTATAACGTATAAGTATAACGTATAAGTATAACATATAATAAATATATTATTGATTTATTATAAGTAACTCTCTCATTTTGTTGTTAATAGTATAGTAGGAACATAACAATGTCTTCATATTCGTTAGATTTCGACGGAAGCAATGATATAGTTACCGTAGCCAATATTGGCACGCTATCCAGTGTTACCGTGGAATTTTGGATGTATAATACGGATTCGGGAAATGGAGGTCGCTACGCTCAGATGGTATCCAGAGGCGCGAATGGAAGTGGATGGGACTGGTCGGTATATCTTCAAAGTCTTTCTGTAGCAAATACACTGCGATGGGTTGGGCCGGGTGGAACAACTATAGATACTAATGTAATACCGTTGAATACGTGGACCCATATTGCAGTTACATGTAATAACGTGCAAACAAAAATTTACATAAACGGGGCGTTGATTAGGACACAGAGCACGACGAATGCGATGACAAATCAAACCAGCAGCGTTATGTTTGGAAATGATGTAAGTATGTCACGACCATATAGGGGTCGGTTGTCAGAAATTAGAATTTGGAATATCATTCGGTCTGATTCAGATATTTCAACATATTATAATACAACTTTAGTAGGAAACGAAACCGGGTTAATTGGCTACTATAAACTTAACTCGACTTCAGGAAGCACCGCCGTAGATACATCATCATCGGCCAGAAATGGAACCCTATCAAATTTTTTATTATCGGGAGCAACATCAAACTGGGTTGTCGGTGGTCCGCCTTTAGGAATTACTCCAACGATCGGCGCTCTGGCAGTCATTCCTACAAAAACGTTCGGGACGGATGTATCATTTAACCTTACAGACCCTTCATCAAATAGCAGTGGCGCATTTACGTATTCATCTTCGAATACCAGTGTTGCTACGTTGAATAGTACTAATGCACTCAGTTTTGACGGTGTAAATGATGGAGTCGCATTAACTTCATACCCATCATTGAATTCCACAAATCAGTTAACAATTGAAGGATGGATTTATACAACCGGGTATTCTAACATGATTGTTACGATAAATAGCACCGCAGCCTTAGAAATAAATGCACAAGGTAGAATTAGTTTATATGCAACAACTGTCGGAACCGGAGGGAATTATCTAATAGTATCTGATTCAGCAATTACATTAAATGCCTGGGTATACATAGCAGTAGTTAAAAATGATAATGGATATAATAAATTATATGTTAATAACGCACTTGTAAAAAATACAGCTGATACTACTTCGGGTGTGTTTGTTGCCGCCACCGGGTTGAGTTTGGGCGCTAATGTGCAAGCTAGTATTTACTCGAGTATTCGTATGTCTGAATTTAGAATGTGGACCGTTGCCAGAACGGCGCAACAACTAACCGATACTTATAATATCCAAATACCGTCGAATTCTTCTGGATTGGCAATCTATTATAAATTTAACCAGGGTACACCAAACGGAACGAACACGGGGTTAACAACGCTAACTGACTCTACAAGTAATAATTATCACGGAACGTTGCAGGGATTCGCGTTATCCGGGACAACAAGTAATTGGGTTACAGGTCCAAGTTTGCCAACAGTATGCACAATTGTAGGAGCCGGCACAAGCACGATAACCGCCACGCAAGCTGCCGACGCATCATATATTAGCGGAAGCGTTAGCACTACCCTTACCGTAAATGCGGCGCTTCCAATATTTGGAACAACATTCACACTCGGTCCAAAATCAGGTCTATATGTGTTAGCCGACGCGTCCTTCTCACTTACTGCGCCTACATCCGACAGTTCGGGAGCATTTTCATACACGTCAGACAATTCGGCGGTTGCTGTAATAAGCTCTGGACACACAATCTCTAATTTATTGGCACGGTATGACGCGAGCGTTGCATCTGGTTATACGCTTAGCGGAAGTAATGTCACGCAGTGGAATGATTTGACTGGAAATGGGTACCACCTTACGCCGAATGGCACTGGCCCCACTTTAACGACGATCAAGTCTGTCCCAGCTTTTAATTTCAATTCCGGCTACGGTCTAATTCGTGCGTCTGTCCCGTTATCAACATCGATTACAGTTTTTATAGTTGCTAGATATAGTACCAACATTGCAGGATATGGATCATTTATGCATCATGGGCATAGAGATACTGACTGGGCTATAGAAAGAGATTCAGGGACTTCCAATGTTCATTTTCAGTCGGGTAATAGTGGCAATGCTATTCTTTCCGCTGCAAACGATACAAATTATATTTGGATTGGACGCGTAGTGGGAAACACAAGAGAGTTCTGGAGGTATTCTGATACAGTATCTACTGGATTTATAAGCGGTACGCCTGTAAGTATAACCCCCGGCAATAAAACGTTATATGTCGGTAAATCCGATAATAACGAAGCATCTAACGGTTCTATCGGTGAAATTCTTTATTACAATGCGTCATTATCCAATGCTGATGTTAGCGCCAATTTGCTTTACTTGCAAAATAAATGGTTTAATGGTCTAACTGCAAGTTCGGGTGTAACACTTGTGGGATATGGAACTGCAAATATCACAGCTACCCAGGACGCATGTGGGAACTACCTGACTAAAAGCGTGAGTTCGCTTCTAACCGTTTCTGATCTAACTACGCCTACATTGGGAACGTTTACCGTGCCGTCTACAAAGGTATACGGCGATGCGTCGTTCAATATATCACTTCGTCCCACTAGTGATAGCAGTGGTGCAATCACCTACACGAGCAGCAACACCGGCGTTGCCACAATTGATGCGTCCGGAAACTGGATAACACTAGTTGGCGCCGGTGATGTAAGTTTCAACGCTTTGCAAGCCGCGGTTCCAAACCAGTTTTCTAGCGCAACCAACACTAGTAACACGCTCACGGTTTCTATTGGAACACCAACGTTATCTGCAAGCACGTTCAGTGTTGATTCATCCAAAGCGTACGGCGATGCGTCATTCGCAATTGTCACGCGTCCCACCAGCAATAGCACCGGTGCAATCACCTACACGAGCAGTAATACCGGCGTTGCCACAATTGATGCGTCCGGAAACTGGATAACACTAGTTGGCGCAGGTGATGTAAGTTTCAACGCTTTGCAAGCCGCAGTTCCAAACCAGTTTTCCAGCGCGACCAACACTAGTAATACGCTGACGGTTTCAAAAGCTACAATAAGTCTTGCGTTTGTAAATCCACCAACCACAAAAAATGTTACGGATGCGGCATTCACCGTTACAGCCAGTGGCGCCAGGCCAGACTCAGTGACATATTCCAGTAGTGATATAGCGCTCGCAACAGTGAATTCGAGTAGTGGGTTAGTTACATTAAAAGGCGTTGGAACGGTCATAATTACAGCATCTCAAGCTTCAACTGAATTTTATAACACTTCCACTGCGATATGTTCAATTGTGATCGCGTCGGCTGGAACGACACTTCAAGGCCAAACCGTTTCATCAAGTACAACATTTGCATTAGTCGACTTGTCGGGCGCTTCGCTTGTTGGAACCACCGTTTCGGGTGTCTCATTTTCAAGCGCAAATTTAAGCAACGTGAATTTTTCAGGAGCGGTCATTACCGGAACCAATTTCTCAAACGCAAATATTAGCGGGGCAACGAATTTGCCAGCATTTAGTACCGTGCAAAAACTACAACTTTTAAAAAATATCAACAATGCGGGAATCGGTGCAATTCAGGTGAATGCTCCAATTTCCGGAGCCGACATCAACTCGTTGCTTGCAACTCCAAATAATCAAGTTGCGGCGGCTACATTTACAGTAAAGGCCCCGACACAGGTAGATGCAAGTGCAAACAAAATAGTATCTATATCTTCGGAAGATATTGCCGGAAACAAATCGATTTACATTCCGATCAACGAAAATGAAACCGTTAAAGTGAATAATATTGTTTACTCATTCAACGGTACAAATTTACTGGATGCGAGTGGAAACGTTGTTACATTTTTAATAACTCAAAATACTCCATTTAAAATTTATGCAGGATCAATAGTTGCTCTAAATATCCAAACCACGTTAAATAGAATTACAATTTTAGGAGACGGTCTGTATAATATTTTACACGAGATTTTACAACCAAAAACGGTGTAACGTACCTCCTTTCCTTGGAATAACATAAATAGTATTATAAATATAAACTTATTTTTTACGATCGGCATAACATGTGCCACATATGACAACTCCTATTATACCGAAGACAACTTCGAGTACAACCGGCATAGAACTTTTAAGTTTATATATTTTCTTTTCAGTGCGCGTTTAATGTAACGGATATTATAAAACATATTAAAAACATTGTATCGTATTTATTTTAAATAATACGAATATGACCGACTATAATTATAATGAGTCAGCTGACGATGCCGATGAATATCCGCAACATAGAAGACTAGTGCTTATATCAGTTAATGCATGCGACTTTTGTGATAGCGTTGAAACTCCGGGGCCGTATATGTACTATATCTCAATTGAAACAAAAAATGGCTGGGTAACATGTTCAAACGAAATGTGTAAAAGTAAAGGAGAAGCTGCATTGGATCACTATATGCGAACGAAAGCGTACGGAAGGGCAAATGTTTTCAGGGGGAAAATGGTTAAAGTGAAGCGAACGTCGGGGCACATAGAAGATAACTGGAAATTGTCGAAACACTTTGTCGAACCAGTCCTAGACGCTAGCGGAAATGAACGCGTGTGCGTTGTAAACGAAACCGAAGAAATTGAAAAATGGGTCAGTGTCGATCACGTTTTACAATGGAATAGTGTTGTATAATCGTAATGACCGTGACTATTTTGAAACATCATATATTTTACTCTTGTATAACCCATTTTTAGTATTTAAATTTAAAAGACAATAAAATAGTTTTATTCATGCTTTCTTAGCTACGCACACTCCTGGGTTATTAGAAATTCCGTCCCAGTTCACTCCGCAATTTGACGACCACTGGTATTTTTGACAAAGTCCTCCCGCCCCAGAATAAATGTCTTCTGAAGTATTTATTCTGTTGCAATTGTTCTTATTAAAGAGTCCATTTTTATTAATACATGTTTTACCATCCGTATCCATAATCCAATTGTCAGGGCAGTTGGCAATCACCGGCGGCCATTCGCCAATCTTGTTTGCTTTAAGCATGCTATACACGACCGTTATCATAAATCCGACAAACAGAATTCCCGCAATCACCAATACAATTCGTTGAAAATTAAAAGTCTCGAACATGGTAAATAAATAATAATAATAATAATAATAATAAGAATAAGTAAGTAAGTAAGTAAGTAACTAAACTATATAGTATAATAAATAAAATAAAAATATACAAATATTACAAATACAAATATACGCACAACCCACTAAAATAAAAATAAAATGTCATTTGTTCAGGATGATAATGATATGAATAAACGAACCAATTCGGCGTTTGATACGCGAGGACTGTCCAGTAATGGTCGAGTGAATATTATAACTCCATCTGCTGAACAACAGTTTGCGCTGTTTGATAAAATCCACGTGAACCAACCCGTGACGTTTCGAAACGCGCTGGATGGAATTTGGGAAGAAACGCCAGTTTCGAAACTGTTCTTTAGCTCAAATAATATCCAAATCGTCCAGAACGGTATTCGCGCCGGGGTTCATCGGATGTCCAACGGTAGTTACGTGATTCCCGTGCAAGATGAAGATACGGTTAAAATCATTATGCGCTCGATTTATTTACAAAATGCTTCCAATTTGCCGTTTAACCTTACGGATCAAATTGTCGCACTGAATGATTTAGTCTGTGAGTATGCCGTTCCGCGAGTTTATAACGAAGCGAGGGGGTACCTGTCATACAAAAACGATATTAGTACAATGTACACGCCAATGGCCCGGCCGTACTATAGCGACTACAAGACAAACAGTTTGCAACTGAAGCCATGGTATTAATTCAACAAATATTTTATGTTAGTATTTAAAATTTAAAATATTTGATAATTCAAGTAATAGCAAATTGAGTTTATAATATGTCGAAATTGTCACCGCCATCGCCACGACCACCATTATTGGCTACTTCTAACCATATAAGAAACGCACCAACATCATCAGAAAGACTGCCATCACCGCCACCGCCAGTATCGCCAGTATCATCAATAACAGTATCGAAAAATAAAGTAGCAGAAGGAGTAGCAGCACTAGCAGCAGCAAAGGCAGAAGCAGGAAAAACATCGCCAAGAAAAGCACCAGCACCAGCACCAGCACCAGCACCAGCACCAACACCAACACCAGCACCAGCACCAGCACCAGCACCAGCACCAGCACCAGCACCAGCACCAGCACCAGCACCAGCACCAGCACCAACGCTCTCCAAGGCCGAATATGTTGAAGTACCATTCAAAAAGGATCCTTGGTCATTTTATCGATCGCTCATGCGAGGATATCTTCTATATTCAGATCCAGATGCAGACCTAGATGCAGATCCAGCTACAATGGATGTTTCAAAGACTTCAAAAATTGGTAGAATTCTTCACGTCGGTACAACGAACGATATACGCAACATGTTCAATGTTTTTACATTTGACGACATAGTAATTACCGAATGCGACATGCTGTTTGGAATGCTGTCTAGAGTTTCAACATGGGCAAAAGATAAATTAAAGGCCAAAATTCCGGCAATCGAAGGTGTAGAATCGGGCGGGGATTATTATATGGAACAACTGAAGGACTTCTTTGAGCAAAAAGATTCTCATAGTGGGGCAAATAGTATTGATTTTCTAAAAAAGTTGACGGAGATCGATTTAAAGTTAACAATTAGAGGCGGTGGCGGGCAACAAACTATTAGGAGGGATAAGCATACTAGTTCAAGGGCCACAAGAAAAAAATATGCGCAGAGGGGAGGGATCATTGCAGGAATAACCACACGGTATGCTGTCTGGAAAAATAAGGGTACAGAGCCAAAAATATTGAAACATGAAGTGCGAAAGTATATACGCAAAAGTTCAACTGACCCACTAGTTGATGGTGACAAATCCGAATCATTCATGACCCAAATCAAAAAAATAAATGTTGTTCCAGGAGAAAGTCCTGATGATAAGGATAAGGATAAGGATAAGGATAAGGATAAGGATAAGGATAAGGATAAGGATAAGGATAGTGTCGGTGATGATGATGGTCTCGCGAAAGAGATGTTGGCCATGACACTAGAAGAATACTTTAAAAAAATTTCAGTACCCGTTAAACGAATAAATGCCAATGTTTCTACATCCTACTCGGAAATCGTTCCGGAAGTTTGGGGACATCCGCTCCTTATACTTATCCCGTTTGCACGGGCAATGCAATGCGATATTGCACTATATGGAAAAGAAAAAGAGGGAGACGGTAGTTTTAAATTGCGGGCACATATCAAACAAAAGGCCGACGACGAAATGACGACCGAATTCAAAATGAACCTCAAAGAGGTTACTACGATACGTATTCTAGACAATAATACGGACGAAAATGCATACCACAATAATGTGCCTGAATATATGAGTAATTTTGCGCTTATTGTGCCCAAGGGCCAGTATACCAATTCTGGTAATGGATTAGTTGAAAAAGAAAGTGAGATAAACAAGGAAGAAATCGATAAGAAAAAATCGGTAGAAAACGATCGAGATACAAAAAAACGTACATCCAACGCGGCCGAGCTGAAAGATATTACCGACCAACTCGAATCAATCAAGAATGATCTTTACAACTTCATGAAAACGCATCCAGCATATTCAACACTCGATGAAAAACTCAAAGGTGAAGTTAGTCGTATACTTGACGGTTATAAGGCTAAACCCAGAACGAGCGGGGCAGTCCGCGTAAGTGCAGGCATAGGCACAAGCACAGGCACAGGCACAAGAGCAGGCGTAGAAGAAGATGAATCATCTGCCAACCCAAAAGAGCCGAGTACAAGTGGTAAGTGGTGGAGTTCTTCATCCAACAACATTGTACAGTCTGCAAAAGATTTAAAACAAGACATAAAAAATAAAATTCGTGAGAATATTAGCAAACCTCGGCTCATTCTACGATTGAAAGAACTCATTGCCAAAGAGGCAACTCTTTCTGCCAAGAAGGATCAACTTACCACCGAACCAACAACTGCTATTGTTGGTTAAATTAAATATAAATAACGTTTTTTTAGTGACTTGTTATTTTTGTTACTTTTGATATTTTTGTTATTTTTGTTATTTTTGTTATTTTTGTTATTTTTTTATTATTTTTATTATTTTTATTATTATAGTTATAGTTATAGTTATATAATAGTTAAATAATCGAATAATACGTAATAAGCTAAAATGGCTTACATCGCGAAATTTTTGAACCTACTAGATTCTTTTGCCCAACCTCCGCATGATGGATCGTTTAATGCATTCGGAAAAGTGGACATAAAGTATAAACCGTGGTCTGTGCCTGATAATAATCTAGGGAAGCTATTAGAACCGGGTCTCAAGCAGCGAGAGTTTAGATTTTCACTTTCGACAGCAAATGTGTCCGATCCAGCACACGGATGCGGTAAAGATCTTGAGACAAGTTATGTGTGTGGATCAGCTGCTCCAGTTAACAAAAAACTTCCCCCCCCGGTTCATTACGGCAACGAGATAGTTATTGATTGCAACTCGCAGGTTAATGCATGCGAAGATTATAGATTTGAAGTAACAACTAATGGTTCTGTTTTATTCACGCATAGAGGAGGGCGCCATATAAAGAGTCATTTTGATACCGAACCAAATACGAATACCAATACAATTCAAAACAGTGATCAGTCTCCAAGTGATATCGAAAAAATAAATCAAATGGTTTTAAACGACGCGCTACCGGCATATATGAATTTTAAACGAAAATATAAACAGTACATGTATCCAGGTCAGTCTCTTGGACCGGGAGAATACATATGTTCCAGTACCGGGAACTGCTTTTTTGGACTTGATCCAGCTGATTCAAAATTTAAAATGTTTACAATTAAAATACGATCCAATAAAAAAACCACCACAGTTAATGGAGCGAGCGGCATAAATGTAATGGAAGGTTTAACCGATTCGGTTAGTAATATCTCAGGAGCATTGTATGAATTAAACGGCGTAGACATTAAAAATATTAACGATGTTGCGAATATTTCAATTGATGGTAGAAAACGAATGTTCGGTAATAATACATTGGAACTGGGTGATAAATATACTGAAATTATAACTACCGAATCTGGAAAAAAAATTACATATGATAATCCTGGAAACGACCTTGAAGCCATCACCAATGAAAGTTTGGATATTAACTATTGTTTCGATCGTTGTTCATCTCGCCCGGACTGTGGAGGTTTTGTGATTGACATTAATAATCCCGATAAATGTTTTTTAAAGGATAAAATATTTCCATCTCCAGATTCGAATCGCGTAAGAGACGGCAATAAGAAATTGTACAAACGACTTTATACTCCAAAAAATGTATCGGAATCTTGCATGAAGCCAGATAATAAGAAGGTGGTTGCAATTGATAGTATATTATTGGACCATTATCCAGACGATAACAAACCTAGTAGAGTGACAAAAACTACACTCTGTGGAACAGACCAATTACTTGAACATCCGTCAAAAAGACTGCACGATATTGAAGAGGGTGCCATATCAAAATTTATGACCGACATTACAAACAGGCTTAACCAAGCATTCAAAGTAATGACGCAGTATGATACAATTCAAAATGGTGATGAAATGAACGTAGCCAAACGAATCGACGCGTATGATAAACTCAATACCAAAATAAAGTCATTACTTAAGACGCAAGATACCATTGACGGCGTGGAAGAAGACGCGTACATACAAGTTGTCAGCGAGACGTATAAATACATTATTTGGTCTATTATTGCAGTTGTTATTATCATGGTAATTGTAATTTATGGCGACATATCCAACTACACAACCAATATAACCAACCTGACAAGTACATTGGGTAATTTTTTTAAATCTTCGTCCTCGTCTTCGTCTTCGTCTTCGTCTTCGTCTTCGTCTTCGTCAGTCCAAGATTAAGGTTAAACACCAAACATAAATAGATAAATAAAGTTAACTATCTATTTATTTTAAACTCTACGTTGGTTTAAATACAATTGTTTTTGTCGTAGTATCGGACGGCGCCCCTGAGGTTGTCGCTGGTTGCGACGGTGTCGCAGGTTGCGGACCGGCGACGGGGGCTTGTACCATCATAGGTTGCATCTGCATCGGCATTTGCATCGGCATCTGCATCGGCATCGGCATCTGCATCGGCATCTGAACGGGAACTACCATCGGCGATACAGGGGAACTTGCTGTATACGGAGGCGAATACATTCCATAGGGGGAATAGCTGCCACTGAGATTCATCAATGGGGGCGTCGTCGAATCGCCAGAAGCCGGACTGGACATGATATTGGTGGTGATTGATTTAACAAGCTGTTCATCCGCTAATTGTTTCGTGAGTCGTTCTTTATCCGACTGGAGTTTCACAAGTTGTCGAACCAGACGTTCAAGTTCCGACAAGTCTTCTTTTTGATACTCCTTTTCTCCGCTTTCCGCATTCACACTGCGTTGCTCAATTTGCTGAACCTTCATTTCAATTGCCGATATTTGTTTTCCAACATTTATGAGCTGTGAATGGACGACAGCGATCGAATTGCCTTCAAATATTTCAGATTCATCATTAATACCCGTTTCCGTACCCATTCCCGTTCCGGTAGCGCCCGTGTCAGTAACCGCTTCAGAAGATCTAAGAAACGGGATTCTTGGATACTTGTCGCTTTTGAATTGCAATAAATATTCTTGTGCCAGTTTCAGATTATCTCGGGTAGGCTCCGGGAACAGTTTTAGAGCCGCAACTTTATCATCCGTTTCAATCTGTTTTGTCGACGCCCATTTATTCTTTGGGCCAGGGTTCCATCCTTGCGGATAACGGTTGGGGTACCGGCCTTCGTGTTTAGTAGTGTGCCAGAATTCGGTCGGTTTACCCGATTCATTCGTAACAATCGATGCAAACGTTTCACCGTAGCGATCCCCTAATTCCGGCAGTAACATCCATCCATGTTCTTCAACTAGCCGGATGCTTTCAGGAACCGCAAGACCCACTGTTTCTGGAAAGTCACTGTCCTTCTTTTTAGACGCCCTCATTGTCCTAGTTCCCTCCCGGCGCTTGTTTGGATTCGTTGCAATTGCAACTTCATCGTCGTCGTCATCGTCGTTGTCATCAGCATCATCATCATTCTCGTCATTATCGTTACCGTTATCATAACGACTATCGGTTGCATCCAGACTAGATTTCAAATGCGCAACCATACTGGGTTTCAAATTTTCAACTCCCAGGAGTCGCGCCGTCTCCATTGCAGCCGTTGATAAATCGCTTCCGGGTTCTTTCATTAATAGTTCAATATTCTTAGAGGATGCCATGCTTTCAATGCTGTCAATATTGGCGTCCGTGATAATGCGCATTTGAACGTTGAGTAATAGCAGTTCTTGTATCAGCAATTTCAGCGAGTAAGGAATATGGACGACGCTGAACGAACGTCCGTGACGCGTAACGTTTACCACCTGCGCCGATTTCAGTTCGGTCATATTGCCAACATATTTTACGGGACCGTCTGCCATCGGGCTAATAAAGAGATCTTGGGACTCGTTATAAACGGCAATCATTCCCGTCGTGTTGCATATTGCAAGATAGTATTGATCGCCTCGTTTCATCATCGACTCTTGCAAAAACCGGGACGTTCCGTGCGAAATAATCGAATCGCGTTCCATTTCACCCACGCGAAGACCACCATCGTTCGCACGGCCTTGTACCGGCTGACGGGTTAGCGCCGTATTTGGCCCGGTTCGGCGATAGTTTATTTTATCCTTTACCATTTGTTTCAGGCGCATATAGTACGTTGGGCCGATGAAAATATCCGATTCAATTTGTTCTCCCGTCATGCCGTTGTAAAGCACTTGGTTGCCGCTTGGATGAAATCCTTTCTCGGCGAGTATATCCCCGAACATCTTTCCACGGGTTACCGGGTCGGTTTTTGAAAAGGCGGTACAGTCGCCGAACGTTCCCGTAAAAAGACACGCCTTGCCAACCAGCGTTTCAATCAATTGACCCACCGTTAAACGCGACGGAAACGCGTGAGGGTTGACAATAATATCCGGGCGAATTCCGTCTGAAGTAAACGGCATGTCGCATTCAGGGACAATGACTCCCACCGTTCCCTTTTGTCCGCACCTGGAACAGAACTTGTCACCCACGGCAGGGAGACGATGTTCTCTCACCCGCACTTTAGCAATCCGCGTCCCTTTCATTCCTTCGGTGATATACGTTCGGTCCACATACCCCAGTTGCCCCTTTTTAGCGACTATGGGAACACTAAAAAGATCGGGCTCTGAAGCCCCGACTCCGGCACCAGCTTCGCCTCGTTTCAATTTTCCAATTACGACCACCTTTTCGGTAAGTTGCGTGTTTTCCTTCACAATACCGGACGCATCCAAATGCCGGTAATCGTGTTCATTGTTCACCCCACGCACCGACGCGCTGACCGAGTTTGAAAAAAAACTTTTCGCTTCGGATCCCGGTTCCGGATCATCTTCTTCGCAGTCTTCGTACATGTTGTAGTACGTGATATTGAAAAGCCCGCGTTTTATTGCAGCTTCATTGAAAAGAATGGAGTCTTCCACATTGTATCCGTTATAGCACGCGATTGCCACAATTGCATTTTCGCCGTTGGGATGCTGCTCGTTGTTGATGTACTCCAAAAGACGACTTTTCACGAGCGGTATTTGTCCGTTATTTATGACCATACTCATTTTATCGATGCGCGAAGAAAAGTTGGTATGGAATACGGAAGCGGTTTGTTTTGCTTGCCCGCACCCGAACGCGTCTCTTGGAAACTGATTGTTTTCCACAAACGCAATTTGATTCCCCATGACACCCAAAATGAGAGCCGGATGTATTTCGAAGTGCGTAAATGCCGATGCCGAGGACGAAGCCTTCGCCGCAGCACCCATATCCTTATCTCTCTCCTTTTGTCGAAGCTGTTTTTGAGTTTTAAGTTCGGATGCGGATACTTCGAGGTCCATGCCTATAAACGCCGACTCCGTTTCAGACTGGTCCAGGTATTCTACGATAGACTGGTTACGCCGAAGTCGTGAAATAAGTCCTTTGGTCGTACCTTGTTGTTGTTGTTGTTGTTGTTGTTGTTGTTGTTGATTCCCTGAATCTTTTTCTTTTTCTCCGTGAATACCGTAAAGTGCATCCATTTCATAAAACTCATATGTTTCATAATTAAAAGACGGTATCACTTTTTGAGCCGTTCCGCAAACCAGGTCGGCCCACGTCCATTTTTCAACATCGGCTGCATTCTTCATGCGGTGGCGCAACATTCGAATGTAGCTCGGTATCGGCACGGGTACCGATATTTTTTTATGCGTCATTGCTTTTGCACCCGTATCCGTATCGGTTGGATCGTTGTCTGCCTCCAGGTCGAGGTCAACATCCAGGTCACCGTAATCGTTGTAAAAAAGAGGACGACACAACCGCCCGGCATCTGTAAAAATATGAATCTCGTTTACGGAATACCGCCAGCTGATACTGATAAATACGGGGATGAGCGCCACTCTGCGACAAAATTTAAAGGTTTGAACCAGTTCAACCGGTTTATTTGTAACGGCCCACAAGGTTCCGTTGATTAGGACTTTGGTTAATTGAAACAGCTGTTTGGGGGAACATTCGTCTACAAAGCGCACAAAGTTGAAGTCGCGTAGCCAGTTGATTATGGGCTGTGCTGAACAGCCGCTCGTGATGTGCGCCGTAAGAGAGAGGTGTTTATGCAAGCCCGTGTTTGCACCATCCGGTACATCGACCGGGTCGATCATTCCCCACTGCGACGAGTGAAGCAAACGCGGTTTTACCAGCGTTTCACTCCCCAGTTCCAGGTTTATTTTACGCAAATGCGAGATGAACGAATTGTACGACAGCCGATTCACATCTTGAACGATTCCAACCCGTTTTGTTTGCGTGGTATCGCCCCACCGACCTTTAAATGCGCGCCGAATACCGGTTTCCAGTTCCAGTTCCTTGAAGTGCGTTTGATACGTGCTCGAATTCAACATGTTCAAAAATCCGACGCCCTGGTACTTTCCCGTATCTTCGTAGTAATACATTTTATCAATCGACTGTCGAATGGATTTCACTTGTTTTTTATAGTATTCGCGAAACAGGTCGTACAGCAGCGCACCCGACGTGTCTACACGTTTATTAAGAAAACTGTCGCGATCCGTGGGAAGGTCGATTTTCGCCACGACGCGGATGAGTTTATTAACAATGTAGCCCAACATGTACGCCTTGTGCTGGTAATTCATCTCACCAACTTGTGGCAAAAAGTAATCACTTAAAATTTCGTGCGCGCAAATAATTGTTTTTTTAGGTGTGGCGTTTTTATCGTTTCCGAGCTTGGTGAGCATTCCAATAAACGCAAGCGCTTGTTGCTGGGTGAAAATACGATTTGCATCATGTATAGAGGGAACAAACAGTTCCAGCAATGATTCATTTGAATCTATGTCGTATACGCAGTGCTCTAAAATGGATTTATCGCTCTCAATTCCGAGGGCGCGCATTACAATAAATAGGGGCACCGGGCTGCGAACGTTGGGTATAAACACAACAATGTTTCCGTGCGTATGCGATGGAGTGGGGGCCTGTACGCGCACTGACATGGTGCGTACCGGTTTAGACGGATCTTCGGATACGGTGCGAATGTCTGCAGAATGCGTGTACACGTTGCCGCTAGTCTCTCCTTCCACGCCCAGCAAGCGAACATTGATAAGGTTGTCTGCGAACTTTTCTTGGCAAATGATGAGTTTTTCTTTACCGTCGATAATGAAGTAGCCGCCCGGATCGTTTCTGCATTCGCCCATGTAATAGCGCGCATGCGGGTCTAGGCCCTTCAAAATACAAAAATCGGATTGGACCATAATGGGAATCTTTCCCATATAGACACGCGGGATTGTGAATGCTTTGACGGCGAATTTGTCTTGATTTTCTTTATCGGCGTCTGGATTTGGGTACGTCATTTCTACTTCCACGTCAATTCGTAGTGTGGTTGTATACGTCATGTTTCGAAGCCGTGCTTCATTGGGATACATGTAATGTTTAAACTCGGACTCGTCGATTGCGACGCTGTCGTCGTAGTCGTAAATAATCGGTTTCCCAAAATAAATTTTAGTCCCGTCTTTGCCACCTAAATAAAGTTTACACTTGTACTGAATGGGCGCTCCTGAAACATTTCGCCTCTCACTGTCGGAGTCTTTGAATTCCAATGAAATTGGATTTTCGTCTCTAAGGATTTTAGGTATTCCGTCTTTCATGAACCCGTTGTAGGATGAAATATGATGCTTTACGAGGGTTTGTTTGTCGTGCTTGAAATATTTATCAATGACATCCCATTGCAATGATGGAATGTCTGGCTCTGGTATTGACATTGTATCTTGGATCTTGGATCTTGATTGGATCTTGATTATTAGTTATTTACCTTTTACTTTATTTATTTTATTTATTTTATTTACTTTATTTGCTTTATTAGTTATAATTAATAATAGATTCGTTATAATTAATAATAATAATAATTAATATAAAATTGATTAAAACTATTTCTACCAACGTAGTATATATACAGTCACGGATACAGCTACAGACACAGATCACACAGTTCATATTTCGCAAAATGAGTTCGATGGGAGCAAGAGACGAAAAAGAAAAGGATCAATCCAGCACTAGCAGTGCAAATATTGCAATCTACAAGTCGAGAATGAATCTTCTGCAACATTTAAAACGCCAAGGATTTGATATTTCAAATTATGAAGGGGTGGGCACCCACGAAGTCCATACGATGCAAGAAAACGACCAGTTGGACATGTTACTGACCACGTCAGATAAAGAAGCACCAAGGAGAACATATGTAAAATATTTCACAACACAGCAACGAATTACATCGCGCGAGATACATAACGTGGTGGATGATTTGTTTACGTTGGACGAGATTCTTTCTCCGAATGGAAACGACACCCTGATCTTGGTCACAAAACATGCCGCGAATGATACAATCATGAAACTTCTTAACCAGTTATGGTCGCAGTCGAATTACTTTATTATCATATTCACGCTGGACCAGTTGCAGTTCAACATCTTGGAGCACCAGTACGTACCGCTCCACGAAATCTTGTCCAAGTCCCAGACTACCGAAATAATCAAACGGTTCAATGTGACGGACACGGACCAACTTCCAAATATTTCAAGGTATGATCCGGTCGCACAAGCGATTGGCATCAGGCCGGGAGAGATATGCCGAATAACACGCCCTAGCAAGACGTCTATTACGAGCGAATACTATCGCATTTGTACTTAAAGTAACTAACATTAAGATTAAGATTAAGCTAAGCTAAAAAGCTAAAAAATACAAAACAAAACGGTGAAGGAATGAAATATAATAAATATAATAAAATATATGTAAGTTTCAACACTGAAATATTTTTGTTTACGTTATTGTAAGTAATAGTAAATAAAGTAAATAATTATAGTAATTTTTAAATAACGAATATTGTGAGTCATATGTCTACGTCTAATACGAAGAAACCAATTACCGATCCTCGAACTGCTGGAACTAATGCGGCTGATGCACTTGAAAGTGGGGCGGTCAAGAAAGAGATCGATGATTTTAAGGATACGCTATCAGGGGGGTTTACAAAATTTTTAATAGAAATCGCGTCTATTTTAGCACTCGTGTTAATCTGGGGGTTTATATGTGCAAATATTATCGCCTTTATAAGACCCGATAGCAAGAGCAAGAGTGGCAGTTTTACCAATACTATTATGGAACGACTTGATCAGTTTTTCCCCCACGACATTGAAAAAGCCCCATACGGATTTGATAAAACTCGAGGTATAGCAAATCAAACCGTAATTGATGAGTATGAAACAGCTAAAAAACTTAAAGCCCGTGAAGATGAAGATAAAGAAGATGATGATGATGAAAACAATAAGAATAAAGAATGCAAGATCGATAAATTTTTCGTCGTTAAAGATGAGAAGGCAACGGAATTTCCGTATACATGGTCAGCTCAACCGCTAGTGGAGAACCCAGATCAGGACGACCCTGTTAAAATGATTATTGAAGATGTCGACAAGAAAACGGATACCGGATTTATATTGGAAAAGTATATTAAAATATTCAAGAATTTCTTTTTTGAATGGCTTGTAGGTGCGATATATTTTTCATACGGAAATCATAGGCAACTCATTAAAACGGGGTTTAGAATGTTGAACAAATATATGAAGGAAAAAACACCCAGTTCATTGAAAAATGGCGACAAGACCAAAGAAGATAACGAATCGCAATACGAATATATGAGCAACTTGATGGTACTATTGCACATACCCATTCTCTTTATTTTTGTAATACTTCCATTTTTTGGATTTGGAATTGGGTCGATTATGATGATAGCTGGAAGCATTTGGAATCAAATCCCTGTAAAAAACTACAATTTTAAGTTCTTTAAACTATGTGAAGGAATTGGTATGACACTCGTGCTTGGTTCATTTACAGTCTTCCCGTTTGCAGCCGCTGCATATTTTATTCAACCTGCGATGTTTTTCGGTAAACTATTATTCTACCAACTTTTGTGTGAAAAGGAAAGAGTAAATCTTAAAAAAACATTTGTAGAAATTATCCCGGCATTGGTTAGCATTTTCACATTAGGCATTTGTTATTCAGCATTTTATAATTTTCCAGATCCGTTCAATTACGTCCTTGTATTCGCTGCAATTATAGCGTACTGCCTAGTATACAAGGGTGAGATTTCCAACTTGTTTATGTTTTTAGGAATGGTGAAGTCGAATATACTGAAAACCAAGACAATACCAAAGACGCCGCCAACGACGAATGCGCCACCAGTTACAACGGGCCCAGACACAAAAACGGACCCAGGCCCAGACAAAAAGAGTTGATACAAATTAAACAACAACAGAAAAAAGGGCGTAAAAAATTGATTATAAATTTATTTTACAGTAGCTATATAACCAGGTTATAAATAATTTATTTATGCCAAGACGAGGATCACCTAATGTGAGATGCACCGTTGTTGGGTGCGATTGTGAATGGATTATGGTGTCGAAGAATCGACATCTTTACTGCGAAGAACACATGAACCAGGCCAACGCGCTTTACAAGCAGAGGGGTTTAAGGGGGTGCTCGTCGCCCTCCCCCTTTATGCGCAGAGGGGTTTAAGGGGGTGCTCGTCGCCCCTCCCCCTTTATGCGCAGAGGGGTTTAAGGGGGTGCTCGTCGCCCCTCCCCCTTTATGCGCAGAGGGGTTTAAGGGGGTGCTCGTCGCCCCCTCCCTCATGGCTCGTCTGCAAACTGTTTTTTTATGTGTTCGAATATCGAAATAATATCCTTGGCTGCAGCGACTGCAATTGCCGCGACTTGCGCTGCGTTATTTTCGGTATCATTTTGAAGCGCAACTTGGATAAAACTGTCGACATCATGCGGATGTACTTTTTTGAACGCGCAAAACGTGAGGGTCCTGTCTCCTAGATAATGCTTTGAATAAATCAAGTTCTCCAGCGCTTTTCCTAGCGTGTATCCCTCTTTCCGGAGAATAATGTTAAACGCGAACGGGATAGTGACCAAATACTTGGCGTCTACGATATTCGCCTCATCGTTCAGCTTTTCGATAAATGTTTCGCATTTGATTTTCATGCAATCGCAGGCTTTTCGAATAAGTTCACCGTTTGTGTATACGCCCATTGAAACGGTTTCGACCATAAAATCAAATGAGTTCTCCTTGAAAATGCGTTGCGCGGAAGATAAGCGCCAGTTTTTTTCAGCATCCGCATTAACCGCTTCCGCTTCTTTTTCTTTTCCGGAGCCAGATGAGCCAGAGCCAGAGGCGGGTTCTTGTGTCGGCGCCACTTTCGCCCATTCATCGTCCTGTTTCGCCTTGTCTGGGGTACACGCATACGTGCACGTACTGCATACATTATACGCCCCATCTTGCTCAGCAGTTCCAATTTGAAATTCCGCCGAAATGTGAAGCTCCTCGCCTTCCGTATAGTCGACAACTCGCGGAAGCAGCCTTGCGAACTCAATGTAATGACCGGATAACGGATCCGCGACAAACATCTTTTTGGTAAGTTCGACATTTTCTTTTCCGGTAGCTTTTTCAATGATCTTGAAGTCGCCCGTTGTTACGTATTCGGTGACATCGGACATATTTTTTTTCCGTACCTCGCAGCGATACGCCTTGTAATTGAAATCCGTGATGGTATGTTTATCCGGAATGCAGATTGGAATGCACCTCAGTCGCTGTTTTAGAATTTCATTGTGATGTCGCGTAGTATTCACATGAAATACCGTGTTCTCGGTAGTATCTGCATGCACGTCGGTCCTGAATACAACACAGGGTATTTCCGACAAAAGAATGCGGCGCAGTCCATTGGCGATACTCACATCTGCGTTTTCCAACGTGAACCTCAATTCACCGTTCGAGACATGAATTCCGGACACCGTGGGGAGTTTATGCGCGTTGATGCGCGACGACACCTTTGCGGCAGATGCTGAGACACTCGGATGCTTTGACTTGGCCTTTGCGCTCTCGACGACATCGTCCTCTGCAACTGCAACCTTTACCTGTCTTGGTTTTCTTTTTTTTTTCTCTTTCTCTGCATCCTTGATACCTTCAGGGTTCGCTTCAGAATCGGATGACGATGACGATACCGCATCTGAAGCAATTTTAACCTTTTTTTTCTTGGGCTTAATAGATTCGCTAGGCTTAATGGATTCGCCACTAGGCTCGTCCGTGGAAAGCAACGCGCCTCCAACCATTTTGATAGCATTGGCTATCGTTCCTGCTTTTTCTAATGCAACTCCTAGTATGGCTTCCATATGTTTTGATTATACTTATTCACTGACTTTGTTAGTTGCTACAGTTAAACTTGAATGGTAGTATGATTTTTAAATCAATTTTACTTTAATATGATTTAAAAAATAATTAAAAATTTACATTAATAAATATAAAATAAAACTAACAACCTCGAAATTTGAAACTTGAAACTTGAAAGTCGAAAATAAGTAAACATGAGCTGTATTTTGTACTATAGCAATCAGTGTGAAAATTCTAGGAAAATCCTTCAGACAATCTCAAAAGGGTCGGTTCATAAGGATATTCATTTCATGTCAATTGATAAACGCGTTCGTGTAGGAAACGCGTGGTACATTGTCCTTGAAAACGGCGAACGCGTTATTCTTCCGCCTCAAGTGGATCGGGTTCCTGCGCTTCTTTTGCTCGCAGACGGGCATAAGTTATTGTTTGGCGAACAAATTAAACAGTACCTCCAGCCCCGCATTGTAGTGGCGAATAACGCCGCCACACAAAATAACGGTGAACCCTTTTCATTTTCTATTTATAAAGACTGTTTGGGCGGGCACGGAGTTACATCCGACAATTTTAGCTTTTTAGACCAAACCAGTGACGAGTTATCCGCAAAAGGAAATGGCGGGTTACGTCAAATGTATAATTATGCCACGGTTGATTTCCATGATAAAATAAACACTCCAGCAGAAGATTACGTCCCCGATAAAATTGGAAGCGTCTCCATGGACCAATTGAAACAGCAGCGGAATGGTGATATTGTACCTGGACCGGGCGCTGGCGCAAACGCGCAGTTCCAGCAACAGCAGCAACAGCAGCGGAATTTTTATCCACCTGAATTACAGCAACAGCAACAACAACAACAGCAACAACGATATCGTTAGAACCTTTACAATAAAAATGTAATATACAAAAGTAGATAAAAACAAAAACAAATGATACAATTAGTACAAGTATACAAGTATATCATTTGTTATAAAATTATAAAATGGATTTAGCAATCAAATATAAAGGGAAGGGAATATCCGGAATTTCAAATTGCGGGAATACGTGTTACATGAGCGCGTGTTTAAGTGTGCTTTCGCATACGTACGAGCTCAACGAACTTCTGGACAATCCGCAGCTTCAAGAACGTCGAAAAACGCTTGAGAAACGTAAATTTAATGCGCGACTACTGGATGATTGGAACGAGCTGCGCAAGATACTTTGGAACCAGAATTGTACGGTATCTCCGGGCGGGTTTGTTGCTGCTATACATCAAGTGTCTCAGCATATGGACAATTTTCAATTCCAAGGATGGGGTCAAAGCGATATTGGAGAATTTTTACTGTTTTTATTGGACGCGTTTCACAACGCGCTGTCCAGGAATGTCGTCATGCGAATTGAAGGCATCGAGAAAACGAATGTGGATATGGTGGCAACTAAGTGCTATTCGATGTTAAGAGAACGATACGCAAAAGACTACTCGGAAATATTGGATATTTTTTACGGGGTTCAGTTATCGATTATATCGGACCCAGTAACCGGTAAAGTGCTAAGTGCCAACCCCGAACCATTTTCGGTAATCGATATGGTTCTTCCTGAACCTGAAACAAATGCAATTACATTACATGCATGTTTTGACGCGTATTGCGAAAAAGAGCGCTTGGACGGAGAAAATGAATGGTTTAACGAAAAAACAAATAAAAAGCAGCCCGTGAATAAAAATCTTACATTTTGGAGTTTACCTGAAATTATGATCATTAATTTGAAACGGTTTTCGCAGACGAACGTGTATGGCAAATATAAGAAAAACACGGCATCAATCGCCATTCCTATAAAAAATGTATGCTTTTCAAAATACGTCACGGGGTACAACTCGGAAAAATACACGTACGACTTGTTTGGGATTTGCAACCATAGCGGTAGCCTGAGCGGCGGGCATTATACTTCGACGATACGCGTCGCCGACGGCAGGTGGTTCAACTTTAACGATGAGCAAGTACAAGAAGTGAAAAATATGCCTGAAACGCACATTGAAGGTAAATCGCCATATTGCCTATTTTACCGCAGACGAAGAAGCTGAGACAGTGCGTTTCTTGTTCTTGTTCTTGTTTTTGTTTTTGTTGTTACGTTTACGTCTCTTTTTAGTTTTAGGTTTAGTTTTATGTTTTGGTTTTTTTATAGTAAACTTATACATATTAACTTTTCCGCCTCCTTTTTTTCCAGCAGCACCAGCATCATTATCATCATCATCATCATCATCATCATCATCATCATTATCATCAATATCTGTATCGGGAGCATCAGCATCATTAGTAATTACCTTTTTTAAAGTTCCAGGATATTCAACTGAAGCTACTCTTTTAATTTTGGCTATTTCTTCTTCAGATGCAAATAATTCATAAAACTCACCATCATCTTCACCGTGCCTAAAACCTTCTTTTATGCCGCAAATACCTTTACAGGCTATTAATATAACTGCAGTTCCATCATCAATAGAAGGATTACTAAGTATTTGACTTAATAACGCGTGATCGCCTATGGTTCCTGTTGCAGGATGATATTGTCCAAAAAAATTTTCCGGGTCGATTTTTCTAACATCAGCATAACTTAGAGCGCCAAACGCATCTAGAGGATAGTCATGTATATTAATTAGACCAAATTCTGAAGGGACTTCTCTAACTATCGGGGCTACATCTGGGGTTGTAACAAATATTCCTTGATCGCAGTATACCCCACTTCCAAATAGCAACGATTCATTCATCGTCAACCTACTAGACGTTTGAGCTCGCACTCGAGCGACTCCTTTCGTGTTTTCATTTAACTGATATGATGTATCTATTTTGCGGTGTTTCTTTTTTGAAGGAATGATAGTCTGTGAAAACCGATCAATAACATCCTGAAAGGTCAGAGTACCTCGCGTAGTAGCAATACTAGCCAAAAAAGTGTGCAGCGGCGCTCTAGGATTATCGCGTACAACTCCATCCTCATACTCAATTCTTCTAGGACATGAAGTAATGAATCCTTGTCGAGATGACTCTAACAAGAATATTTTTTTTAACAGCGAAGGCTTGAGGTATGTGTACAGGCAGCAGTCCATAACTAGGTTGTATATGATAATCTGGCGGTACTTTACATGCGTGACATTTCACCAATACTATTCTTGTTACCGGCGTTTGCCATTCGGTCATATTATTTGTTTGTTGTTATTTATTTAATAATAATATTTTTTTTTAACGCTATTCTATAATTTAGTTATTTTAATTTTGTATTACAATATATTATCATAATATATGATAATACATAATATAACAAACAAAGAAAGAAATAAAATAAAATGAATATCAGTTATAATCCGACAACCAGCGTAGACACTGCGACGGCTGGTATAGTTGGGACCAATAAAGGAAATGTCACTATGGTTATGTTCCTATTCGTAATTATCGTTGTTTTTTACTTGCTGCTTTCATCTTTAGGAATCGGCGGTCTTGGATCTGACTCGTCCCAGACATCGTCGCTATTTGGCTCGGGTACACCGAATGCCGGTGCATCGAGCAATCCTCGACTCACGCGGCTGTTTGAGATTTTGGTATGGTCCGTTTTCATCGTGCTCATTTTCGTCAATGGAATGCAGTACTTGTTCAACGTGAACATTAACGCTGAAGTGAAGAACTTGTTCTCGGATAAACCCGAGATTGATATTGAAGTCAATCAGCCGTATAGCAACGCGGCATTTCCAGTTTTAAAAATGCAAAAACAGGTGTTTAACATCCCGGGTAACTATTACACGTACGACGACGCCAAGGCGATATGCGACGCGTACGGGTCTCGACTTGCTTCATATAATGAAATGGAAGAAGCGTACAATAAGGGAGCGGAGTGGTGCGTATACGGCTGGTCGGACAATCAAATGGCGCTGTTCCCCACCCAAAAAGAAACGTGGCAAAAGTTGCAAAAAATAAAAGGGCACGAAAAAGACTGCGGTCGCCCGGGAGTGAATGGCGGGTACATTGACAACGCTAAAACCAAGTACGGGGTGAACTGTTATGGCCATAAACCGCCCATGACGGCCGAAGCGGCGAAACTTATGCAACAAACGCCAATTTATCCCAAGAATATGAACGATATCCGCCACCAAGAGCGGGTAGACCACTGGAGAAGTAAAATAACAGATATATTAGTTGCTCCATTCAATCACGACGCATGGAGTTTGATGTAAGAGGGGCGAGCCCCTCAGACCCCTTTGCGAATAAGTATTGTATTTACGTATTTAATCTATTTGCTAAATATTTTAAAATATTCTAAAATGTAATAAAAACATTTTTCCTTGTTTTTATTACTATAATATAGATAACATAATCATAATCATAACCATAACCATAACCATAACCATAATCATAACCATGGGTAATGGTTTGTCTCTTACGAATTACTACGGCAATTATGAAAATGGGTTTAGAACTGGAATGCGTGAAATCGGAAGTAAAGGGTACATGATAAACTTCGAAGACGTTCAGTCAATTATTGGAGTTTCTGGAGGATCTAAATCGAGGTCGTCGAAGCAACGTGCATATGACCAGTTTTTGTTGATCAGTACATTGGATGCGTCCAAGCAGGAACATCTTATTAAAAATACAATTTCAGCACAAGAAGAAGAAGAGAAAATCAATGAAATTATTTCTGGTAAAAACGATGACGCGGAAGATATAATACTCGTCGTCTACGGTAAACATGCAACCGATGAAAAGGTTATTACAAAATATAATCAATTAAAAAGTCTCGGGTTTTCAACCGTTCTAGTATACCCCGGAGGGGTGTTTGAATGGCTAATGTTGCAAGATATATACGGCTCCGAGCTTTTTCCAACGAATAAAAATAATACAACCACAAACAATACAAATGCCGATCTATTAGAATATCGACCGCCATCTATATTATGAAAAAAATTGAAATGTTTTTTCGTTTACTTATCATTATAAAGACAGCGTTATCTTTACAAGTGCACACTTCTACAAATTTTACAAATTCTACAAATGGTCCAGAACTTCAATATCCAGAACCAGAACCAGAACCAGCAAGAGAATCAGAACCAGAACCCTCGTCCTCATGTTCGTGATCGCGGAATGGAGGAGTACGAGCAAGCAACTGTCGAATGGAACCAGCGGAATGACGTCGCGGATTCTCATCAGCGTCGACGCGACGCAATCAACAATACATCAGGGTATTGTACCGGAAATCGCGTGCATCATCTAGTATCCATTCAAATGGCTCACCATGCCGACTGGGATGCGCTTTTCGGGCGCGACATTCTGAACCCGACTCTTGCCCAGTACGCCCAAGCAGCAATGGACCACTTCAATGATGAAACCGACACGCTGGATTTCGCAGGGCAAATGGAGGTTTCGATGTTGATGCAAGAGAATTATCGCCCAGGGATTCATCTCGCAATCTATTTCATTCACCTCACGCCGCATCGCCATTTCCATGACGGCCACATGATATCCGTCGAGTTCAGTGATGGAAGTGCCACTCATCAAACGATTACCCGGTTGTTCGACACAGACGATCGTGCGATGGTATTTCAGGCAACCGAGTATCAAATGCTCTCCTCGTTGGCTGACGACGATGATGCGATGGACCTCCTTTACACCTGTTTCGTGCCCGAGTTCGCCCCGATGCGGTTTTCGCTCGTGGCTGCCCCAAATGCTGTCGACGCCGGTGATGGCTACTACGTCCCAGACCCAAACGCGTTGGACGATCACCGATGGCACGAGTTCGCAGAGTATTACAACGACATCCGCAACCGCAACCGCAACCTGGCAGCACAAGCCGCAGCGGCGGGAGCAGGAGCATTGGAGCAACAGCAACAGCAACAGCAACAGCAAGAGCAAGAGCAAGTTCAAGTTCAAATTCCTCCACCCCCACCCATCAACGATTTCGCGGAAATTTACCAGCGGGCTTTGCGCGAATACGATCAACAAGACCAACACCAAGACCAAGACAACATTATTCCGTACGACAGTGACGAAGAGGACGACGACCAAGAAATTCAAGCAATTGGGTGAGTGAAGAAGAAGACGAAGACGAAGAAGAAGACGAAGACGAAGAAGAAGAAGACAGGTAAGAAAGGGTAAGGAAAAAATAGTATCCACAAGGTAAGGTGGATACTATTTTTTTTATTTTTATTGGATTCGGGTTAGGTTCCTTTAGGTTTGCAGACACCTTTCATGCACTCTCCCATATAATAATAGTAATCAATATTTCGACCATTTATAAATTCAGGGCCGTCTGCATTTCCAGGAACACACTTCCCGTCCGGTGAAATGCCTAGAGAATTCAATACTCCTTTTCCCATACCAGCACCATCCTTTTCATTTGAAAATTTCGCCCATCCGCAGCAACATTTTTCGGAACACGTGTTTTGGCTTTTAATATCACCGCACACCTTTTCTAGTTTATCGTGGTTATATTTACAGAACTCATCGGTTGATTTACAAGATGCCGATTTTTCTTTCAATTTATCACGAACTTGTTTGGATGGCCCGTTCGGAATAATGTTAGAGACTGCGCTTATAATCGTATCTTCTACATTCGCACCAATGTTGGCAATCCCAGCATCATCCTTTATCGTCCGTTTCGCTAATCCAGGTGGGTCGTGGGGGTTTGGTATAGTACCTGGACTAGGGGGGCTAGTAAACATTTCTATCGTTACCTTTTTTGAGATCTTACTGGACGGTTTGTCAATATCGATTTCGTCGGATATAGTTGTAGCGTACTTGTTTCTGCTAATGGTCGATGCATTTTCGTTCCCAATTTGAATTTGTATATAGAGTCCAACTCCTAATATAATTACCGCTAGACCCAAGATTTGCGAGGCATTTTCCATAAAGGATGCACCGAGCGAGGAACTTTTGGCACCGGACATCACGGTTTCTAAAAGCTCCATAATCGCAGTTTTGATATCGGTGAAAATAGTTGTCAAGTCATCTGCACTAGGCGTCCGAATCGAACTCGCGCCAATTCCTGATCCGGGGTTTTTAAACGTGTCGGTAACGTTTCCAAAATCGGTAAATTTTTTAAAGTCGAAATTCATTTTTACACGTAAGACGTAAACTATTAACTCTTAATATTTTATTATTTATTTATGAATTATGAATTATTATTAATTATTAATTATTAATTATTAATGTATCCGGTTATTATTTTATTTTTATTTTGTTATTTTTGTTAACAACGGTTCTGTTTCTTCACCACAAAATATGCCGACTCAAATTATTTGCAGAGTATTTATTCGTCTTCCAATCTCCCAACATCCCCTTTGTTCGAGTTAAATAGTTTTTACGGCGAGTTTTGTTGTGGTGTTTCGTAAAGTCCTCGTATCCCATCTGGCCAAAATTAACCCATTTGTCGTGGATGGTATCATAAATCGAATACTTTTTCACCGGGTTTCGGGCAGGGTATAACTTCGCACTTCTTCCCAGATACTTGTACGCCATACGCTGCGCCGTTCTCGGTGTAGAATACAAGTAAAGTCGTTTCGGGTATATGCGACTACGAGCACGATTGCGTAAATACATTTATTTTTTTATTTTTTTAGTATATATTTTACATCATAATATATTTTACATTAATATTTATTTTTCATTTTTCAGTTTTTATACTTCGATGCGATGAAGATGCGTATGCGTATCTTATCCATGTATTTATCGAATCATTTTTTTACGCGACGCCTACTGTTTTTCATTTTTTTAGTTAGTCGTCTTTTCTTCGCATCGCGTTTACGAGACCCACCTCTACCTTTACTGGTATAATGTCGTACTGAATCTACAACCATTTTAGAAACAACGTTGGCAGCAGTAGATCTAATACTGTCGATATACTTTTTGGTATAAATGCCTACTGATTTTAAAACCATTTTATCAATCATAGGTCTAATACTGTCGAGATACTTTTTTGTTGACATTTTTTCCGGTATTAATTTGTGCACGGCTTCGGATTGTACTCGTTGCGAGTTTACCACCTTTGGAAAAATTTCATCATTCCAAAATGTAACAAACTTATTATAAATATAAGAATGTAAATGAGCAAAACGCTGTTGGAGAATATCCTTTTTTTGAAACCTTGGAGAAAAGCTTGTAATTGCAGGAATAGACCACTCCGCAAACAAATTCACAAAACCGACATTATGGGGATGCAAAACTTGAAATTTCCCGGTAGCATAACCGAAATCATCAATTTCAAGTTCAAATCTTTTAAACGGACATATAATTTCATCTATTTTAACGCCACATTGGTTGTTACTTATCAATGCTGTAGTTGGAAGTATATCATAGTTATCTATCTTATAATGGAATGGACCCGACCCTTCAACACCGGCAGCAACAGCACCCGCAGTAGCAAGTTTATAAAGCTGAGCATCTTTACCACTCGGCGACTTCCTCTCAAAATATCCACAAGCGTACTTCGACCGAGTCTGACCATCTTCTTTTTTATGATATTTTGGCATTTCTGAATGAATGGCTATATGAAAAAGGCGAAATTCTCTTCTATCACCTTCTGAAACGGGCGGTATCCTTGGGCCACCGTGGTAACGTTGACATTCGATACTGAAACTATAATTAACATCATTACATTTATGTTGATCCTTGTTTACTAAATCGACTGCTTTAAAAAAAAGTTCATTTTTCTTGTCGCCTACGCGTGCAACAATTCCCTGTTGGTGCGTATTTCCAGGATAAACTAGGTTTACTAAATGAGCAAATCCATCAATATCGTTGATGTATAACCCATTCAGCAAATTCATAAAACTTTTCATTTCAACATCTATTATACGCATTAACTCTGGCCAGTTTATTTTTTCATAAAATTCCATTTCTACGGCCGTTGGGGGAAAACAGTTATCATTCTGATAAGTTTTAGCACAGTTCTCCTTAGATCCATCTTCCTTAAATGCATAAGGAATACATTGATTCGCTCTACACATTTCCGGCTCTTCTGGAAAGGTCCCTGCGGCGGCGGCGGCGGCGGCGGCGGCTGGAGCTGGCACTGCAGCTGCAGCTGCAGCCGAGGACTCCAACACAGCTGATGCTGCTGCAGGTTTGCGTTTTGGAGAGGCGCTGCGGGCGGCAGCTGCACCATCGGATTTATTCGCTTTCTTTGGTTTGGCGAAAACTCCTCGAGCAAACGTGTTCAAAAGCGCGCGATCTTGTTTGTCGGGTACGTGTTGATTGAGATTCGCAGGATTATCAATAATCCACTGTCGTTTATCTTCGGGCGACATGTGTGCGATCTGGAGTATCCCGAACAGAATCTGCAGGCGGTCCTCTGCGTGTGTCGGTGAGTGATGGGACATTGCAATTTTGGTATTTTTAGTTGATTTTTTATTATAATTTGACTATATATTTTTTTTTAAATAAAATATATATAATTGCAATAAATATTTAAACATTCTCGAGTTAATTATTTATTTAGTTATTTATTTATTTAGTCATGTCTATCATGTTTATCGAATCATTTTTTTATACTACTCCCATTTTAAGTTCCGACCAAATATCCGAACTATTCCCACAACGTCACCCCATTCATCCAGATATAAAGATTATTTACCACTACGGAGAACGGTACTATAGCGCATCAGCTGTAGATGCGCTGCTTCCACATACACAACAAAAACAGACCCAACAAAAACAAAACCAGATTGATGAATCAGCGACTACCTCAGTCCCGAACACCGTGCCGGAAACAGAGACAGATACAATAAAAACGACGGCAGTTGATAGTCCGCGTAGCGTTATTTCGGAATCAGAGTCCGTTCGCCAAAGAGGCGGTTCCGCTGCTGCTCCTGGAAGTCGCAGCATTGGAAAACGGAACCAGCAGTTCTATTTACCCGACGGATGCGTAAAGCTCATGCACGTCAGTGTGGGGCTGGAAAATGACATTGGCGGTACCGATGTCCAGAATGATGAGGGAGATAAATGGTATGGAAGGTACGAGAAGGACAAAAATACGATTGTGCGCACGAGTACCGAATACGATTTACCTTCATCAGTTGATATCTGCGAATATGAAACTTTGGCACATTTTGCACAAGAACATGATAAAGAGTGCTGGGGTGATAACTACGTACCGTCAAATACACACAACGTGTGGAAAAATCCGCATTATTTGTTTTTTAATACTGTTACATTAAAATGGGAACCGTTGAGCAAGCTTAGGTAACAAGTTATTAGATACTAGTCTAGACCGGTGCTCTTGGTAAGTATGTAAGAACCGTGCTATCCGGTACTTTTTTAAACAAGTTTTTAAGGAAAATAAAAATACGCGCATTGTGCGGAGATTGGGCGGATACCATATGAAAGTACCGATGCTCGCAATCATCGTTAATCCGCCCGTCCGTTTTTGAATTTACCAGTTCCATCTGTTTTTCCAATACACCGCGCGGATAATACGCGGTTTGAACATCGTCCGTGTACCGGATGCGCGGTTCTTCGTCGGATAAGTATACATCACATCGATACAGCGCGAATCCATTGAATGCAGAGTATACGGGTAGCAACTTTTCTCCACCCTGTATTGCACGAACCAATATGCGATCAAACATGATACGCATTCGTTCTAACATCTCCCACCATCCCCGTTTAAAGTGAAAAAAACTGTGAATGTATGGATCAAACGATAATGCCCACATATCGTAATATCCAGCTTCTCTCAAAAACGACACACTATCCCATTTGTCACGCATCTGCATCGCCTCATTTAAAACGCTGGTATCAATTGGACCAATGCATGCGTAATCATTAAAATCCATGAATGCAAAATGAGAGAATGTAATGGTATCTGCACAAGACTGTAAACTGCGCAGATAGTCTAAAAAACTATTTCGCGCATGTCCGATATTTCTCTGACGAACGCTTTCTTGCTTGTATTCGTTTGGAATCATGTCTACTACTGCCATGGGTACGCTAATTGCAAAGTTACAAATATCTGCCTTCAACACATAAAGTCCGGGATCATGGTGTTCGTAAATAAAAACAAACCGAAGTCGTTTGAAAATACCGGATTTATAGATCGTCACCAAATTCGATAAAATATATGGTACGCCGTGTTTATTGTTGAATATACACATGCCGATACATAGAGTTAGCGTGTCGTCCATACTTGATGGATGAATTATAAAATTATAAACAAATTTAATTATACTTATAATTAATGTGTTTATTACCATTTCGATTTTATTTCGATTTTAATTGTTTGTTGCGGCAGTGATCGTGATGGTTTTCTTATACTGCGACCATGAAATGTTTTTAGGAGCCAGTGCTGGAGCATGCGCCGCCTTGTGTTTCGGTGCATGTTTTTTATCCAGGTGCTCGGCCTTGCGCAGCGCGCTGTCTACATAAATTTGTTTTAGCAGTTTACCTACCTCATACGACCCTTCATGCTGGTCCAGTTTTCCAATTTCGATGAGTTTCAGTACGATTAACAGTCTCGAAAGGATTCCCAGATCGATTTCATCTTTTTTCAACTTATTGAAAATATCGGTATAGTTATTGAAAAGAAATGCGCATCGCGACGTACAAATGGCGTCAAACTGTTGAGGGTTGGAAAGTGCAAGACGTGCGTACTCTTTTTTCAGTTTCAGCATGGTCTCTACATCGGCGTGGATGGCATCGCTGTGTTGCAGTTCTCTTATTTTACTAGTATTGTCCTTCACGTCGCTGTTGGACGCTAGCATTTTCCGAAGGTTTAGGCGGTCGGTTTCGTCCATGGTTTATGTTTATGTTTGTAAGGTAAATGTATTGTGGTAATAGTTATTATTATAATTATATTTTATATAATTGGTTTTTAAATGTTTTAGAACGTTGAAGATTTAAGATATTATGATATTATATTATACAATACAATACAATACAAAGTATACAACATTATACTATACGTACAAATATTTTTATAAATGTCGAATGAAAAAACAATACAGGTTCTAACACCTACAAATTGGTATACCGGTGTAAGTTTAAGCGGCACCGCCGAAACCCCAACCGGGTCTAATCCGAATGTCCAAATTCGTCTTGTGAAAGGCGATACTTCCAATGGTGGAACTGTAACGTACCCAGATTTTAATATAACCCCTCTGCTTAATTCGTTTGAATTCAACATGGAAGTTTTATGGACGACTACGGATACACAAGGAGCAGGTGATTATTATCGAGTTACATTCGGAGACAAGTCATCCTTTAGTCTCCTTTTTATGTTTTGGGTCTATTATCCTTCAAATAACGGGTTCTCTGGGGCTGGAGTTTATTTGTTAGATTCTCTCGGTAAAGCCATAACGAAAAGTGCATTACCGACAGATCCAATCGGGCCTGGAGCAGGTCAATGGTTTCCAGTAAGTGTGAAGTACGATAAAAATGCAACGAATACCTGGACCGTACTGGTGAACAACGTTACGGTGTTAACTTACCAGCACCCCCACCCAACATTATGGCAACGGGTGGAAGGCAATAAAGGGGTAGCTGTACATGCATGGTCCGGAGGCGGACTGACAATGAGCCTGTTTGTTCGTAAGTTGGATCTAGTATACAAAGCAAATATTACGTCAACTACATCGTTTATGCCGCCAAAGTTCTACCCTTCGGCCGACGACTCCACCTTCTCAAGCAACCGCGCGTCGTACGCTCGTTCAATTTACCCCCGAATCACCGATGTTGAAACGGAGGCTCAAATAACAAAACAAAAAAAGGTATACAATCGACATGACGCATCCTCTCGAATCGAGCGACTTAAATTGCAAGCCATAGGCCAGAGTTCAATGCGAATAACGGAAACAGAGACGCTGCGATTCAAGGCGCCGAACGTGAACGATGCCCGCGATGCGATTCGACGCACTCGGTCTCATGGATATATGGTGAAACATTACTATCCAAATGTCGACTCTTGAAAAAGTTCAAGGTACATGAACCCGTCGTCCGTTTTTTCTTGGGCGTAAATTGTGCCTATGAGTGCAGCCGTTGGATGCAGACGGTTGTTTACAAAGGCGTACAATGCAAACTCTGGCTTAAGCGACATATTTTTTCGAATGACGTACATGAACTGCGCCAGCGTCAAATCGTATGGCACTGCAAATTTATTTTTAGGCAGGGGGTGTTCGCGCTCTAATGCTTCGCTGCATTCTACAATTACTGGAATGCGGTTTGGATGATCTCTTACAATTCGTTCCGAAACGTTCTTACGGTCTTGAAATGAAACGCGGTCTTTATATTTCATAGGAAGGAATACGGTAACAGGTAAGATAATATACGAATATACGATACGATACGAAACGTTCTTTATATTATCTTATTATTATTATTATTTTATTAGTATTTTATTAGTATTATTAGTGTTACTACTTTTTAATTTTACTTTTTGTGTTTATTTTTTTTATGCGACGAGGGCTTTGAGTTTGAGGTTGTAGTTGAGTTTGGTGGCTCGTACCCAGTAGCAGCTGTATCAGCTGTAGCTGCAGGCGCAGCCATTGGAACGCGAGGCGTTTTTTCATTTTTTGCTGCATTTGGTGGCTGGTACACGCTATGTTTTAATTCCTGTTGTGGTTGTGCCGCTGCAGTCGCGGTTGCAGTTGCTGCAGCGGATCGTTTTTCGTCCAGTTTTTTATGCATTCGTTCTTTTGCAAGTGCCATTTTCATGTTGCGGTTAAGCTGCGACTGCATGGCATTCATGTTTATTTTCGTCTTCCCGTTAAGTCCGGCCGCTGCGCCTCCAAGGTCGCTTGGATTCAAATTCATTGCCTTGAATAACTGAGCAAAGTCTGCCATCCCGCCCCCGCCAGCACCTTTACCGCCTGAAGACTTCATTTTGGACATGAATTCACTGGCCTCTTTGAACAGCTCGCTTTCCTTTATATCACCCGACTTCATTTTTTTATCGAGTTTTTCGCCGACTTTTTTGATGATTCCCGCGAACTTTGACGGGTTCTTGATAAGTTTTTGGAAAACTCCACCAACACTGCTTTCTTTTGAAATATCGATATCGAGTTCGCTTACCGTTTCTTCTGCGATTTCTTTTGCAAGTGCTCCAATTTTTCCGTCCAGTAATCCGGACAAATGTTCGTGAATTGACTCTGCACTTGGGATACCTGGTCCTTTTGCCGACTCGGATCCAGGTCCAGGTTCAGTTCCAGTTTCCGCCGATTCTTGGGTACTATTACTATTGTTATTGTTTTCGTTTTCAAACAAGGTGTGGATTCCGGCCATTGTTTCTTCCAGTTTGACTCGAAGTTCGTCTTCATCAATCGCCTCAAATAGTCGAGCCGTTTCACCGAATGACGGAGTGTCTCTGGAAATGCTTCCCAAAATAGTAAACGTAACTAGTTGCAAGTGTTTCCACAAATGGTCTTTTGTAGTATCCGACACATCAGATAAGTTCCACACCATGCGAAAGTCGGTGTTTGGCAAGAATTCAACGCATACGTCTGCGGCGGATTCGGGGGAAAAAATGATGTCATTCTGGTAAATAATATCAAAAAACCGTTCGGGGTATACGCGTTTGCAGTGTTCAAATAGAATGGCTACATTTTGGTCCGATATGTGTTTGATACAGTCGCAGTCTCCTGCCGAGTTTACAAATGCGACATCCGAATATTCTTGCATATCAAGTGCATTATAAATTCCGGCCTTGTATTCGGGAAATGACGCGATAAAGCTGGAAATAAAATCAACGATCACTTTTTTGAAATTGTCCGGAATAGGCGTACTTTTATTTGATTCCATTATGTATGTTATGTTATGTTATGTTTATTAATAATTAACAAGTAATTCTCAATTGCTTTATGTATTTAATATATTTAACCATCTAAATTAATATTAATTTATTAAATTAAATTATTATGCCTTGCGACGAGTTTTCGATTTAATTGACGACGACGATCCAGGCTTTATCTCCTGGTTTCGGTTTCCTCTTTTATGCGTGGTTGATTTAGGATCCCAGTAACGTTTTTTATCTGCGGGAGAAATCATCGACAGTAGCTTTTCATACAAGTCAGATGGTACGACTTGTTCTTGATGGTCATAACTGTCAGCATTAGCATTATTATGATCCGCCGAATAAATAAAATCTTTGAGTTTTGATGACATGGGTACGGTTTCTTCTTCTTGGGGGCCGTCCGGTGGCTGAGAAGACGGATGCATCATGAAAATGCCGGCGGGTATGATAAACTTATTCGAGTTTGCTCGTTCCAGTAATGTAGATACTTTCATTTCGGGATCATCATCGGAATCGCTTCTATCGTTTTTACTTCTATCGCTTTTATCGCTTCTATCGCTTCTATCGCTTTTATCGCTTCTATCGCTTCTATCGCCTTTGCTTATATCGCTTCTGTTACGTCTACTCGGTCTTCTAGCACCACCCTTCATTTGTACAAATGGAGAAATATTCGCATTTAAAAATGAAGAATTCAATGTATACCCACCTCCAATAATTGCGTTTGTTTGTTTATCGCGCGCGAATAATAAATCCGAACTGTTCATTATAATTATTATTATTCAACAATTTATATATGTACTTAAATTATTATTTTATCTATTACTAATTTATATATAAGTAAAAAATAAGTAAATTATAAATTATAAATTAGTACCAGAATGCCTGAATTGGGTGCAATACAAAATGGTCCCACATCAGCTCCAGCACCCAACGCAGCTGAGCTTGCTCCGCCGCCACTGCTAGTAAATGCTAGTGAAGCGTCTCCTCAAGCTTCATTAAACGCGGTTATGGATACGGCTAATGAAAAAAATATGATGAATAATATAAAAGGGGGTGGAGGAACTAAACGACGTTTGCGTCGTCGCCGCACTTGTACATGTAGGCGAAAAAAGTGTACATGCATGAGCCGCAGTCGCGGTCACAGTCGCAGCCAACGCAAAAGTAAACTCTATAAGGGACATCGGTTTACGGCATCTCAACGACAACTTGTAAATCGCCGCGTTGAATTAAATTTATTGCATCGAAAAATCCGGAAAAATAAAAATACTCATAATCGATCTCGAACTCAGAGACGGGCGCAGTATGGAGGAAATAGCGATCTTCCGGTTGCAATGGCTCCACAGCATGGGGACTCGTGTACCCCAGGCCAACACAACTGTCCAGGAAATTCGTCTGCCGTATTATTAGATGTTCAGAGACAATCGACTGTCAACGCACAAGGCGATACTCTCGTAAACATTTAACATTAACTAACACTTCCATCGATTTCCACACTTGATACATGTGACAAATGTAGTCATGGGTTCATCGGCTGAACGGGTTTGCATTTGGTAGTACGTGCACTCTCTGGACTTGCATTTGTAGCACAGAAAGTTATCGGTTGACGCTTCCAAATGCACTTCGTATTTGTTTTTGTCGCGGATCCGTTTTTGTTCCAACAAGCTGCTCCATTTTTCGGGGATCATTTCTTGATGCGTCATGAATGGAAGGTCCTGGGCTTTAATTGCCCGGCTAATAATTGCTTTCCGGATAGACTTTACACCAAGGTTGATATAAATGCTTCGCGCATGATCCGTATAAATCTGCACAAAGTATGGATTGCTCCATTTTTTGACAATTTGCTCACTGGTTGCTTTCTGAATGATATAATTGTATATTCCGCGTTCCAGGTTTGTAGACATTGTAATCAGTGCATCTTCCGCTACCTCCTCATGGTCCTTGTCCTGGTCCTGGTCCAAACCCGATAGTCGTTCTTTGAATCTTCGGCGCAGACTGTCTCTGAATCCAGATGGATTGGCAATTGTTTTCATAATAATCAGGCTCTTCTCTGATTTCTGGTTTTCATGGAGTTAAATTTAAATCAATTTTATAGTTTATTTTATTTTATTTTGTGTCAATAAGATAAAACATTTTCAAAACATTTTTAAATGAAACGATTCACATTCGTTCCCAGGAGATACATTCCACAAATACTAACGAGACGTGATTCAAAAACGGTTCGCCGCGAACTCGGTAGATCGAGGCGGGCATATCGAGCCGGGATTTATTACACGCGCCGTAAAGTCGCGTCATTTCCGTCTAAAAAATCAGACCACATTATTCGCGCCGAGAAAATATACGGAATCGATAAGGTTATTCCGTCGAAAGTATTAGCTGCAAAGACGGGATGTAGTATCCAAGCCCTTTCAAAAATCGAGAAAAAAGGTCAAGGCGCATACTTTTCGTCGGGCAGTCGTCCAAACCAGACCGCGCATTCATGGGGCAGGGCACGTCTTGCAAGTGCAATTACTGGAGGTAAAAGCGCCGCTGTTGATTTTTCGATCCTGGATAAGGGATGCAAACATTCGACAAGTAGGGCATATAAGATGGCCGTATCGGCTATGAAAAAATACGGACACGGTCAGATGCATTCAAAAAGGGTTCGACTTTAAACATATATCTATAATAAATAAGTATAAATATATTTGTATTTGTATTTGTATATAATATAAATTTGTATACTTGTAAATGAAACCTCTTGCTCTTTTAACACTTTCTCTTGCTATCATTGGCACATATACCCTTCCAACCATTGCTCCATCGGCACAAAGTTGTGGAAATGGTATATTCTGTGCTCCTTTTCAAACATGTATGAGTAATGCCACAGGTGCTGGACTTGTATATGCTTGTTCGCCTTTACCAAGTGCTACGCGTTGTTTAGACGCACGATTTTCTTGCCCATCTTCTTATAATTGTATAGAAGATTCAAAATGTCTTTCTCCGACAAATGGTAATAATGATAGTAGTATTGATACAACATATGATTATCATGCAGTTATTAATGTCGACGCTTTTGAAGTTTCCGAGTTTCGCGATTTTGGATTAGGAATGAAGCCCGCGTCTTTTAGTATTTGCGGACCGATCACTAATAATTTCCGGCTCCCAAACTTTTGCACATGTCGTGAAGCTCGGTTCGGAGGTGAACTCGGATGCGTAGTAGGGCTTCAGACATATATATCTATTGGCGCATCCGCTTGGATTCTCCCTTGCGATTCGCCGGCTAATTTTGGATATAGCGCATGGGCGTCAGTATTGGGTATGAGCAGAGGAATTGGAAGAACATGGACAGCAACATTTAGTGCTGAGGTTCCTATCCCAGGGGCTACATTTGAAATTGGCGTAGCAAGTGTTGGCGCACGAGCTGAACTATCCGGAGATATCAGCCGATTCATCATTTCTACACGACTTGGACTTGGCGTATGTGGGAGATTAGGAATTGGTGTTTTTTCTAGAGAAATTTGTAATCCCTCTGCATTGAATTGGCTCCCTGTTACTATACTCAATGGACCTCGATTTGATTTCAGTCGGTTTTGTTAGTATTAGTATTAGTATTAGTATTAGTATGACTATATTACTTATATGATTTATGAACTACGACTGTAATATTGGTTGATATGATATGCTACTAAAATAATAACCGATACTCCTAGCGAAGTTTGGACATACTTTACAGCCGGGACTGTATCATCGTCGACTCTAAACAGATAAACGAGCCCGCAAATAAATAAAATTGCATAAATAGTGTAAAACACAAACACGTAGCGGTTGGCATTCAGCTGAACATGTGAATCTGTTTCGTCCATTGCGGCACCACTTGTTTGAAGATCGGTAATTGCCTTATATCTTGCCACTGCTTCCGGTTCCAGAGTTTTCAATTCTGCAATTGTTTTATCCATTTCGCGTTGCAACGTATTGCTTAAATCGGGTATTGGCCTAAACAGTCCGGTAATTTGCTGGTGAAGGCTTGTGATTGCAGTGTACCGTTCTTGTAAATCCTTCACCATTTGGCTTTTGAGAATGGGCGGTCCGGAATTTCCTCCTCCATCGGCACCTGCATCGCCACTTACAGCGTCCATGCACCGCGTCTGGTACGACATGGTAACACCAGGTATGACATCGGCTAGTATAACAACAGCGTTTTTGTCATTCGGAGCCGACCAAAATTTATAAGATGTGTCATTCAATGAACTTACAGCCAGTTTCAGTACTCCGTCACTCTCGTCACTCCAGACGGGATACATACTTGTTACACGCCATTTTTGATACCTTGATGTGTTTTCAGGATCCTGGATTGTAAGTGTAATACCCGTCATCCCCTTTCGTAAAATATCAAAAATCTCAATTACATTTTTGAGCTGCAGGTCCTTTACCGATAAATATATTATTGAAGCACTGGCTTGGTCAGTATTATTATAAACCAGTGTTCCAGGTCTTTGATTTGGACTTAAATCGGTGATGGTGGTGTTTACCTTGTATAAAAAAACAGTATTGGACTGTACCGGCTGACCTTGGCGGCCGTAACATGTATAACTAAATTTATCGGCATCCGGATCACCAATGTACAATATTGTACTAAACTGAGCACCGACAGCATACTTCGCCGCCGGGGTTTGCATTCCGGGAATGGTAGTCGATGCCGGGTTTTTTGCCATTTCTTTGCATGCATATAGACCGTTTTCGTACTGGAGTGAAGTGGAATCGGTCGGTGTTGGAGTATACTTGCCAAGGTAAACCCAATTATTATCTGATGCGGGTTCGGACATATCTTTGAATTTAGGAAGACTAGTCATAACATCTACCATAGCAACCGGTTCGTCTACCCAGTATGTTCTGTCTGCGGTTGTAACTCCGATGGCATTGAATCTCGAATTCGAGCTTGTTTTTGCTCCAGGAACGCTGGCGTAGCATCCGTACTGCCAGTTTCCCTTATACCCTTGGTTCGGTGTATAATGAACAATGCGGGTGTATAATGTGTCATTGCCTAGAGCCTGGCGTTTACACTCGGCTACCGTCTCCGTATCGCCCAAGTAGTGCCAACCTACACTTTCATCATGGTCTCCGGGGGATAATCCTAACCCGCTCATATCGTTTCGTCCCTTGAAATCGTTCCAATCGCCGTTTCGAGATTTCATATAGGCGACATACGCCTGATATCTCAGGTTATAATCTGCGACCATTCGTTCGAGTTTTTTACGACTGTTTTTCAGTTTGATAACCGTATCATATTTCCCGTTACTATACTTGTCGGTGGTGTAACTCGCGTGTTTATACAGGTCACCCATAATGAACTCTCTATCTCTATCTATCTATATGATACCTATATTCTATATTATGTATATTATGTTCTACTAATTTAATTTATGTTGTGCTTTTAATTTTAACGATTCTTTCTTTCTTTCTTTCTTTCTTTCAAAACTAGTTTAATAGTTTAATTTAATTTTTATTAAAAAAAATTAAATTTAACTTGATATTACTTACTTGGATCTTCGGGTTTTGTTCCTAAACACATCCCGCTTCTTGTCTAATTTCTGTTAATTGTACAAAATCTATAAATACATGGTTGCAGCCAGACCGCCGTGCAATGAATTCCCGCGAGATTTGATTTCATCATTTGCAGTGAATAATTCAAACCCGGCATCCAAGTCGTCCATGATAAGACTGCGGCGGTCTTTTACGGGCAAATAGAATACCCGCCGCGCATGCGCGATTTTGGTTTTAGTGAAAAAAACTTCAATGTCGCGACCAAAATATTTGAAATACTGTTGACGTGACTTAAACCATTCATCTTTTACCGCATCGCGGTCAAAAATAAAGGTCCAACCGTTATCTTTGACTATTTTCTCGAATATTTTTCGCAATTCACTCGAGTCGTAATTTTCGATTTTGTACCTCCATGTAAATCGAGACGATAGACCCTCGTTATAACTGAAAAAACAGTCGTTCAGCTCTTTTTCGTACCCGGCGATAATAACCATAAGTTCATGTTTATGGTCGCTCAGCGCTTCGCATAGTGTGTCAATACACTCTTTTGAAAAACTGTCGCGTTTTTCCGTATTTCCCAGCGCGTACGCTTCGTCGATAAAAAGCACGCCGCCAATTGCAGATTCAATTACTTCGCGCGTTTTTATCGCAGTTTGGCCCAGGTACCCGGCCACCAAATCCGACCGAGTTACTTTTTTAAACGTGTTGGAGGTAAGAATCCCCAAATTGCAAAAAATATTGCCGAGGATTTTCGCAACTTCCGTTTTTCCAGTTCCAGGGGGGCCGTATAATACCGTGTGCATATAATCCCCTGCCCCGACTCCATCATTTTTATTTGCAGGTTTAGCTTTTGGCGCATGGGGCGAAAATATATTTGATATATTTGTTGGATTGAATAACGGGAATCTGAAAATAGCAGATGCTATCGTTTCGTCTTTGGATTTCGTATTTTTATTAGTCGCATTCGCAGTCCCAGCCCCGGTGGGGCCAAACATGGGTTCTGCAGCTGTACCAGTACCAGCACCAGTACCAGCAATACTAATACTAGGGTTACTGTTGGTTTTATTTTTTATGACATGAACGGGTGGAAGTCCCGAAGTTGTTGTTGCTGTTGTCGCTGTTGTTGTCGAAAGGTGTAGTCCCTGAATAAAGTAGATGATTTGGTCTACAATCGTTTGTTTTATCGCAGGCATTCCAATCATATTATTCAGTGCACTGAGATGGGGGTATATTTTGTGTAATGCTTTCATGTCGATATTATACGTGACGTTTTCCGCGAGTTCGTACGTTTCACACAATCGTAACAAATCTGAAATACTTTTCACATGGGTGTTGATATGGATCCGTTCCATCTTTACATTCCCGTCGCAGCATGACAGCTCTTTTTCTTCCTTCTCTTTTGTTTTCAATGATGGCGGGCTGTTTGTTTTGTTTGGGTTTGGCACCATTTTAAGTTCATCGGTTGTAATATACGGAATATTTTTATTTTTCAAATAATTTGAAATATCACTTGAAATCTTATCTACGATGATATCATTTGAAATCATATTCACACTCGCATAACATAATATGATACCACGTTTTTATGTTCATTTTTGAATATAAAAATATAAAATTATAAAGTTATAAAATTATAAAATATATTCGCCTAGACCAGGAAACCAATATAAAAAATTGATATAAAGATGTAATGTGAATATACTACAATCATACAATTCAAACGACAAAGCAACAACCACTCGACGTATACATTATCAAAACAAGTCAAGATGCCATCAAAGAAAACGAAATCAACAGGTTCCAAGAAGGGCGGAGTGGTGAAGGCGATGTCTGCCCAGAAAAATCCGACTCTTGAAGCGCGCGCGCGGATTCCACAAACGATCGGATTACCAGGACAAGTCGCAAATAACGCCGGAGGATTTTCATTTCCTCTGCCCCTCGAACAGGAATGGATGCGGTACCTCATCATCGGAAGCAAATCAGAAAACGGGAACTTTTACCAGTCAGGAGGTCAAATCTCAACATGCATTTCCAGGTGCATTCTTTCAGCGGTCGAGAATCCGGCTACATGCAAGCACCTCATCTCGGATCTCGTGGACGTATCCGTCAAAGGTCGCGCGGCCAAACAGGAAATGACCATGCTCGCCCTTGCAACAGTCATCGTGTTCAGTGAAGATTCCGACTGCAAACGAGCTGGTCTGGACGCCATTCAACAAGTGTGCCGCATTCCGACGCACTGGTTCATGCTTCTCAAATACATTCGCGACCTGTCCCAAGACAAAAAGAAGCCTGGAAAGGGTATGGGAGCCGGGGTGCGCACGGCATTCACGAAGCTCTACACCAGCCGAACCGGACCTGAACTTGCAGTTCTCATGACAAAGTACAAGAATCGTGAAGGCTGGACCCACAAGGACGTTATCTCGCTGCTACACATCAACCCCAGCGACATGCACGATGACGGTGCCCGGATGGTGCTGGAATGGTTCATGAAGGAAGACAAACCGGAGCGAAAGACCAGGACGGGCGAAGTGATTCCTGCATCGAACGCGCGCACCGAATTTCTCAGACGCTTGCAAGCAATTGAAACTCCCGCTCTTCCTGTTTCTGAACCAAAACATCAACAGCAACCGGCAGCGACGACAACAACAACAACAACAACAACAACAGAAGCACCATCAATGTTCTCGTCTGTTGCGAAGACTGCTCCTGTTCCAGTCCAGCCTCAAACACAGTCACAGTCACAAATTGTCAAGCTGCAAATTCGGTTACTCAACGGAGACATGGCCGGAGATACACTTACACTACCCCTTGCAACCAACGCACCATTCTCCACCTTGTCGGAAACACTTGCATCCATCGGAGCTGGAAAGTACATCGAGTTTCGACTGACTACATCGACCGACCCTTTCATCATTCCCCATACTGAAACAATGGATGCGCTCACTACCGCCAAATTCGCACGCGAACCAGTCGACTTCAAAACAACGGTGATCTTTGCCCGCGAAACTTCCGCTCCTCTAGCGTCAGCACCGGCCCCTGCGTCAGCACCAGTTCCGGCAACAACAGCAGCAGCAGCGGCGCCAGTTCCAGCAACAACTCAACAACCAGACGAAAAAGAAAAAGAAAAAGTCCAAGAATCGCCGGTTGTCGCAGTTGCACGGTTTCTCAAGGCGCTCATTCAGCTTTCAAATGACAAAATCACACCCGAAGCTGCTGTTGCTACCATGAATACAGTGCGCCGAGTTCAGCGCGAACACTTGCCCACCCATCTTATGTCCAGCCCGGCAATTTGGACCCACTTGCTCAAGGATATGGGACTGACAGCACTCATTCGGAACCTCGGCAAGCTTTCCAGCATCGGAGTCATGGCAAGTCGCAGACAAGAAATCATCGCCATGCTCGGAAACGAGAAACAAATCCGCGACTCGAAGGTTCATCCGTTTGCAGTGCTGGTTGCAATGAAGGTCTTCTCGAAAGGAGCGGGCGAGCTGGGATCAATGACGTGGCCCGTCGACAGCTACATTGTGACCGCCTTGTCGAATACGTTTGTAAAGGCGTTTGGAAACATTCCCAAAACAGGCAAGCGCATCATGGTCGCACTGGACGTATCTGGAAGCATGTCAGGGGCGTTTTGCGCAGGGTCGACCAGCGTGTCGTGTCGCGACGGATCCGTTGCAATGGCCATGGCGACCGTGCTCGCAGAACGCGACGAAAATGGGAATCTCAGTCCAAATACGCACGTGTACTCGTTCACAACAGTGTTCAAGAACGTTATAGGCGCATTCAGTAAACCCGGCCTCACACTTGCTGATGCAATCCGCGGAACCGATGACGTGTTTGGTGGAACGGATTGCGCGCTTCCCATGAAACATGCTACCGACAAGCGTATTCCGATCGACGCGTTCATCGTGTACACCGACTCTGAGACGTACGCTCCGACAATTCATCCCCAGGTGGCGCTCGAGCAGTACCGCAAGACGATGGGTATCGAGGCGAAACTCGTCGTTGTGGGCATGGCATCCAACTGCCTCAGCATCGCAGACCCGAAGGACAAGAACACGCTCAACCTTGCAGGGTTCGACACGTCAACGCCGACCATCATGTCAATGTTCATCAACGGGGAACTCTAGGAAAAGGAAAGGAACTAATATAATAAACGGTAAAAAAGGGTAAAAATAAAAAAAAGGTAAAAAATAAAAAGGTAAGTAATTCCTCCCTTTTTATTTTTTGTTTATGGTGTTTCATGTTTCATGTTTCATGTTTCATGTTTCATGTTTCAACAATACGAGCACCTGTCGCATTTTGAACAAGTGTTCCGATTTTAACAAGCGACTTATTATACACCGTATTTGTCGTTTCGTCGAGTAAGTAGTTTTCCATAATAACACTGCCATCGGGTTTGGTTACCTTGTACTGGAATGGCCGAGCGCGTACTTCTTTCACTTGGTTACGTTGCGCGTTGGCATCGGTCTGTTCCTGGTAAACGTCCGGCACAAATGCCATATCGTCTTTTCCGGTAGTGCCCTTGTAATGAAAACACTGAACATCCAGCCCCCCTTTGGATTTATGCGTTGCGCAGTCGACTGCCGACGCTTTTACAACCGTCAATAATTGCTGATTAATGAGCTGTTTTTTACTCGACGTGTCTAGCAACTTCTGGTCCGTTGTAATACCGCTGTCAAGAACCTTTATATTACTGATTTGTTTGTCCTGTTTTGTCGGGTTTAGCTGTTCTTCCGTGAATTTCATAATGTATACGAATACATTCACCGTGCGCAACTTCTCGGGCAACTCGTAGTGGCTGCAAATACGGTTGGCACGTCCAATGATTTGCTCGGTTCGAACGGGGTGCCAGTAAGGTTCCATGATGTGGACGTATCGCACATTCCGTAAATTGATCCCTTCTGCGCCGGATGCGGTAATCATAAGTAATTTAATCACATCACCGTACTTGTTTTTACGTTCCGGGCTGTGTTTTGACATGAGATCGCTTTTTAGGGTATTGGGCAGGGTAGCCCACGAACTGTTGAATACATTACGCACAATTTCCTTTTCCTCTTTACTTTCGGTTCCCGTGTATAGCGCGTACATGGGCTTGCCTTCATCTTCGGGGTTCTGGTAATACTGCGCCCACGTTCCATCCTTTTGATTCTTTCGAACTTTGAATTCCGCGTATCCATTGGCGTCCATGACCAGTTTGAAAATACCCACCCCTTCCAGAGTTCGAAACTGGCTATAAAGTAAATGCAATCCAACATGTTCTTCGTCGGTGATTTCCCTGTAAATTTGAGCGAATTTGGGGCTGTACATGGTAGAAAGAGCATCCAATGACAAATATTCTTCGGCATTGTCTGCAAGTTTTTCAATTGTGCTTTTTATTCTTCCATTGTATGTGCGTAACTCGTCGGGAGAAAGAGAAAGCGTCGATGAACGAGGCTCGTCATCATCCTTATCTTTTTCGCCCCCTTCATCGCCATCATCGTTGTCTAGCTCGCCTTCAAATGCTTTTTCGGTAACGAGTCTTCTTTGTTTTTGTTTAGGTTTAGATTTAATATCTTTCTTTTTCGATTCAGGTTCAGGGTCCGATTCGTCGCTACTGCTACTGCTATCTTGATCTTGCTCTTTTTCTTTGTCCTCGGCTTTTTCCTTGCCGCCTTTATCTTTTTCTTTTTCCTTATCATCAATTTGCAACGGCCTGGGAATTTGGTCAGGGAATGCGAAATTGCAGCACGCTCGTGAAAAAATGCGGTACGTGGATGATGTTTCCCCGTACAAGTCGTTCACACCTGCACCTGCACCAGACGCTAAAGCTTTTCGTCGTTTCGCATTTGATTCTGTTTTACGTTCATTCTCTCGAATTTCCTTGTATAGACTGAATTGATGGTTCGTCATTTCGATTTCAACAAGTTCGAAATCGGTCTTTGGATCATACTTTGGAAGCAACTTTTCTTGGGCGCTTCGAAAATAGGAAGTTAGTCCGATAATTCTGCGCGAGAACATTTCAGGGTTTAAAATTCCGCCACCGTCGGGTTTGATGAATAGTTCATTGAATGTTTCCAGCCGGTCAGGAAGGGCCTTGTACTGAACGACCTTTGTATCGGTGACGCTTATGCTACGCTGTTTCAAGAAGTCGACCACATTTTTAATAAACGCGGCATCGCTTACATTTCCGCCTTCCGTCAGGGACATACTGACACTGGCATAATCGCGAGTCCCGGTACCACTACCACGGTGCGATACAAACCCGAACGGGTTGCGCGTCAGTGTGAGTGTAGGTTTCGGACTTTGTTTGAAATCCAGGTAGTCGTGCACGGTTACACCGTCGCTATCTTTTGCACCGTCGAACATTTGCTTGAGTGCCGACAAGGTGTTTGTAGTTGCAGACGCGCCTTTAAATCGAGTCAAGTCCAGCGTGAAATTGAACGTGCTAATGTATCCGCGCAACATATTGAACATGATACCGAGTTCGTTCGGGTAGTTGATGATGGGGGTTCCGGTGAGAAGAACCACTTTGGCATTATTGGCCGAAAGAAATGCGTTGTAAATCTGCATTGACAAACTTTTCGGCGACTTGATTTTATTCACAACACGACTTACCAAATTATGCGCCTCGTCGACGATAATGACCGCGTCGTCAAAATAGTTTCCCGTGGGGCTTTGGCGCATAAGTTCTCGCCATGCTGCCAGGCGAATGCCGTTATAGTTGATAAACCGGTACTTGTTACGTATCATGCGGTCAATCTGGCCGTCGATCTCCATTTTTTTGAGCTCATCCAGCTGGTGGTAATTACCAGGTTTTCCATGCTCGGCAAACCATACACCGCCGTTGATTTTAACAACATTTTCATCCGGTGAAATCTTGGACGGAAACCCGAGCGCTTGAAGCAGCGCTTTTTCGTGCTCGGATGCGGTACGGCCTTTCGGGACTTTATCTAGCGGGAAAAACACCCAGTGCTGGTCCAGTTTAAACATGGTATCGCCGCACTTTTTTATTTCTTCGATATAATTTTTCTGAAGCGACGCAGGGGTCATGACGATAACTTTTTTATGCGTCGACAACCCTTCCGCGATGACGATGGAAGAGCACGTTTTTCCACTACCGAGCCCGTGAAACAGGAGCAGGCCGCGGTAAGGGCTGTACGCGTTCATATACTCTTTCACAATCCGCTGGTGGTACAATGCCGAAAACGGTTTTTTATCGAGGGCCGATAAATCCGAGCAATCAAATTCTTCGGCTTCAATTTGAGCCTCAACTTCGGCGGCAGAAGAAGAAGAAGAAGAAGAAGAAGAAGAAGAAGAAGACGCTTTACTTTTAGTAGCGGCGCTCTTATTCGCAACCCGCTGAAACATTTCGTTGATGAACGTCAAAAAATATTTGCGATTGTTCATGTAATAGTTGGACGCGGTAAGCATTGGGGGCGCCGAACGCATTTTATTGAGCTTATCGACGATATCAGAAACGGCGACATCGGTGTCGGCGGTATGCGGTGCGGCGCGACGCTGGACTGCTGCGGCTCCTTTATCTTTTCCTTCTTTTCCTTCCGTTCCTTTATCTTTTCCTTCCTTTTCGCCTCTTTTCTTTTTTCCTGGTTTTTCTGTGCCAGATAATGGCTCGTCTACATGCACAGACGCGAAATCGGCCATTTTAAGTTCGATCGTGAATCCCAGTTTTCGAATCTGGAACGTTTCCAGTGCAGCGGCAGCTGCAGCGGCAGCTGAAGGTTTTGCTTTGGGGGGGTTCAAGGTACAAAATGATCCCGCCAAGTGCGGTTTTCCGATTTGGACTCCCGTACCTTTCTGAATCGCCGAAATGAATTCGTGAATATCGATATCTTCGGTACCCGTTTTATCAACAATAAATGCCTTATTCGCTGCCGCCTTTGCTTTTGTATTCCTTGTCTTTGGTACCGTTGCTTTTTTTTGAGACCCTGATTCGGAATCCGAATCGGAATTCGATGACGATGATGATGACGATGAACCAGACGAGGAGGACGATGAGCCTGATGACGATGATGATGACGAGTCGCCTTCAACACCGAACCGAATTGTGAATGCTTTTTTACGGGACGGATTTACAACCGGTTTCGGTTTACTTGAAAAAAACGAGGGTTCTTCAGTCGAAACTTTTTCTGAGATCGGTTTATTTGCAAACCGTGCTAAAAATTCATTCATTGTTTCGAATCTTATTTATTTATCTTTCTTAGTATTTTATTTTATTGTTTTATTGCTACTATTGTTTAATAAATTAATAAATCCTTTTATTATTTTATTGAACGAATTCATTCATTCATTCATTCATTATTCATTCATTCGAGGGGTCCTGATTTCATTAATTTCAGAGCTATTTCACACGCATGTTGCTCGGCCTTTTTTTTGATACGGTGAGAACAAGTTGTAAAATGTACCAGAAGTTTTCCTCCCCGGGCCGCGGCAAGTTGATGAACACCTTCAAAGGTCCCACCGATTTCATGGCCTGAAAAGGAGACCGCGTCAGTCGCGGGTTGCGTCTGGTAAATTTCTTGCCCGATGCATAGAAACAGTCCCATCGTATATCCCAACTCAAGGTCTCGTCCAAGTTCAACGTAATCTGGCGTAGTCTTGAATTCTTTTTGGATCTTGACCTGTAAAATGTTCTTGAAATTGTCGTCGTTGCTTACCAGCCGTATCCAGTCAATGTGCCGCTCAAACACGGTTTCTACAAAGATCTGCGCGATCTGGAATCCCGGTCCAGTGACAAATAATTGTTTGAACCAATCGTCTTCATCGTTGAGTTTGACCTTGTTGTAGTCTAAGAAGATGGCGCCGAGAAACGCTTCAAACAAACACCCCAGCTTTTTCAGGTTCGTGCGTGTTTTTTTCTCTTCCGAGTGTTTGGAGATAATGAACCATCGATGCAACCCCATTTCCAGCGCGAGTTTGCCGATACTTTCATTTTTGACAATTGCGATTTTTTTCTCGGTCATGAACCCTTCATTTTCTTTCGGAAACCGACGGTACAGGTAAAATTTCGTGACGGCTTCAAGAATCCCGTCGCCTACAAATTCAAGGCGCTCGTTGGATTTCTGTTTGAGGGGCATGCAACCCGCGGGGCATTCGGCGAGTGTAATGTTTCTGGCAGCGTTTTCAATTTGTGGCCGGCGCGTGTATGACCTGTGTACAAATGCGCGTTTGTAAAGAACCATATTATCGACTTGCAGTAGGGTGGTAGGTACGCCGTATCTTTGCAGGATTGAAATGATTTCATGCATTTCGATTTCCCGATTGTCGGGGTTATACGGATTAAAGAGAAGGTTTCCATCGCCTATTGGAACGAGATCCTCGTCGTTAAACACATTTTTCGTTGACCGGTCGTTGTTTTCGTAGTCGTCATTTTCATAGTCAGGTTCATGTTCATGTTCATGTTCAGATCCGGATCCAGACATTTGACTTGTGTTGAATTGAGTTGATTTGAATTGAGTTGATTTGAATTGAGTTGAATTGGGTGTAAATCTGAAAACTAAAATCAAATCAATTCTTTTGTTTATTTTATTTTTGTTTCTTTTTGTTTCTTTTTGTTTCTTTTTGTTTCTTTTTGTTTCTTTTTGTTTCTTTTTGTTTCTTTTTTGTTTAAGTTAAGAAAGAAGAATATTAAGTAAAAATATTTTCTAGGTCTACTGTATAATATATAACATACATCACAACCACAAATAAAATGACTGCTCGAAAAGTTGCAAATAAAGCGTCCTCTGTAAACCAGACGTCCCATTTTAACAGTTTACCTGGTTCGCCATCAACGATTGGCGTGCCTTCAAGTCTTCTTTCCAAGTACAAATGCGGCGGACCCATGCGCGGATGCGTTCTTCCCGCTGACGCCACCAGCGCGTTAGCTTGGCTCAAGGCTAGAAACCTGTACAATACCAGAAAAACGAATGGTGGTATAGGCCGCAACGCGAACATTGTTCACCAGAACTGCTGCATGAACCTATCGAATTTATAAACATATAAATAAACAACATAATAACCTAAGATAAGAATTAGAAAATTTTAATCTTATTTTTTAATTTTAATTTTATTTTTTACCAGCAGGATCAGTGCCAGTAGCAGAAGTAGAAGCGCCAGCGCCACGATCACCGCTATCGCGATCTTTAAAATATTTAAATATGTAAAAAAGTAATCCAAAGAATAATACCGCACAAATTAAGCCGACAAATGAAAGAAACATCTTATTTTCAAAAATGTCTGAACTTGGAGTAGAAAGAGCTTCTTCGTCCAATACTCCTTCCGCCCCACCAGTTAACGATTTCTTATAAAGAATAACGCCATCATCGCCGGTCGGTTTACACTCGATATAAATTTGATTGGATGAAGAACCATTCCCGCCAATGGAATTCAAGCTTGCCGTATTGACCGGCATACTTGTCGTTGGCGCTTTATTTTTTTTAACGATGGCATTCAAATTTGTAAACGCGTCCTGTGAGATCTTACACACATTACCTTGAGTAAACACCACGTAATTAATGGCTTCCGACCGCGTGGAGTAAAACGCGTTCCCGATATAGGTGTAATACGGCGCATTTTCAGGTATAATTTGCGACAAGTTGTACAAGCCCTTGACGCCGAACGGGGAAGACGATTCATCGCTCTTTGAAACCTGGGCTTTAGGTACAGTTTTGATAATTTGATCGATAATTTCTCCCGACTCGGAAAGAGCTGATGTGTCGGATACCGAAATAGGTATACAAACAACTAACGTCTTTCCAGCACCTGCACCACCGTCGCCTTGGTGCATAATAAGAAGTTCACCCTGGCTTTTTATTTTATCGTACGTGTGAAATGAGCCGTTGAATATTAAACACCCATATGGAACGTAGCTTATTCCGTTATACACGACATTCGTAGACGAGTTTCCGGTATCGTAGCTGGCATAAAGGCACTGTTGATCGAATACGGTATATTTGCGCACGGTGCAGCTCGAGTCGGAATACTTGAACGTGAATTTACACGTGTCGCTGCATTGAGTGTAAGTCGTTCCGGAAGTAAAATCGATTGGAGAATTGTACGACATTTCATATACTTATTATTATTTTTCTTATTTAATATGCGCAAATAGATTATTTTTTAAATATCAACTATTATAATTAGATAATTAGTAATAGTAATAATTAATATAATAAAGAAAGAAAGAAAGAGAGAAAGAGACAAAGAGACAAGAGAAAAGAAAAAATGAATTCAAAATTGATATCCTCGAAATCCTCGAAATCCTCGAAATCCTCGAAATTCTCGAAATTTAAGTCGACTAAACGATACCGACGTCGAAAGGCCCGAGAAAATAATAAAAATAAACACGGGATTGATAAAAACTCTAATCACCGAGTAACGCAGAAGGTGTGGCGTCTACCAGGGGGCGACGAGCACCCCCAACAGAAACAACAACAACAACAACAACAACAACAACAACAACAACAACAATACCAAGAAAAAAATAAAAATATGCATTCCATGACATCTAGGCGACAGGAACGACAACAGGGCCATGGCCATGGAAATGGAAAGGATGATATAACAAAAGTAAAAACGTTGCAGGATGCGACACTTAAAGCGAGTCGACTGTACGGAATGATGCGGGATTTTATTAATATTAATATTCCCGCGAAAATCAATTATCAAAAAATACACTCGAAATGGCGAAATGCGAAAAAACAAGTTCAAGTAGGAGGAGAAGATCAGACAGGCCAAACTGGTCCTACGGGATCAACTGGTCCAACGAGTCAAATTAGTCCTCCTCATCCTCAAATGAGAGGATCAACGAATTATACGGGATCAACGGGTCCTACGGGTCCGGGTCCTCATCCTCAAATGGGATGTTCTACGGGATCAACGGGTCCTACGGGTCCTCCTCATCAAATAGGAGGTTCTACGGGATTAACGGGATCAACAGGTTCTACGGGATTAACGGGATCAACAGGTTCTACGGGATTAACGGGATCAACAGGTTCTACGGGATTAACGGGATCAACAGGTTCTACGGGATTAACGGGATCAACCGGTTCTACGGGATTAACGGGATCAACAGGTTCTACGGGATTAACGGGTCCAACGGGATCAACAGGTTCTAAACCGGGAACCGAAGCTGCGCCCGTAGACGATAAAGACTGTGTTGAATTACCCCCTAAAGTTTCGTTACATGTAACGACCGACCCCGGCAATCCCAAAAAGTTTATTGTCAAACGTTTGCCGGGCGATCCATTGATCGAAGGATCGTTAACAAAGTTTGCCGAAGGATTAATGGGACATTTAGATAAGATGAAATCGGGTACAGAATTCGATACGGGCGTTGCAGGCATATTGGCGCGAATCGCGCATGACCTTATTTCTCTTATATTGGATGCATTGGATAGCGATGATGATGATGATGATGATGATGATGATGATGATGATGATGGGGATGAGCGTAGAAGACGGCTTGCGGCGGCACTAGACGCTGAATCGCGCAACGCCGCAGCGGCTGCCATTCTAATTGCACTTATCGGATTGATCAAGAAGAAAGGTGATGAGGATGATAGTGTTGCTAGTACTAGCGGCGATGGTGTCGATGATATCGATGTAGAACAAGATCTCAGAGATGTAATTGAAAGACTCGAACGTATATTAACTGATGCCTCGAGAGAGATAGATCATCTTCGTGCTGATAATGATGCATTAAACCGTTGGGTTGGCGAGTTAAGACAACATATCCATGATTTAAATGCAGAGATCCAAGGTCTTGAAACCCATCTTGCAGATGTACATGCTCGAAATGCACTTAATGTTGCCAATCTTCAACTCCAAAACCGGGCTTTACATGATGCGATTCAAAGGCTTATCACGCAATGTGAAACCCTTCAACGTCAAGTAGTTCGCCTCGGAGATCAGAAGGATCAATTAGAAGAGGGTAATCAACAATGGCGTCAAGCACTTCAAGAGTTAGGGCAAGAACTGGAGACGACTCGACAACATAGTAGCGTATTTCAACAATTATTACAAAAAAGGAATCAATATCTAGAAGCCAGGTTAGCCAATCAAGACGCGGAAGTAGCTAGACAACGAAGGATTATTGACGACAGAGAACGAGAGATCCGCGCATTACGAGACCAAAACGCTACTACCCAACAAGAACAACTTGAGAAAAATGCGCAAATAGCAGCTGCTCAAGCAGCCCTAGATGCTGCTCGAAATGAATTAAATAGGCTTGTGCGTGCCGATCTGGCTAAGAATGCCCAGTTAGAAGACTTAAATGAGAGGGTTCAACAGCTTCAAGCGAACGTCGATCGATTAGAGGCCCTGGGTGGCGATCATGATGAGGAGTTAGCAGCTGCTCGAGCGGCTCTACATGCTGCTCAAGACGATAGTGAAGCACGCATTCAAGCTCTTCAACGGGAGAATCGTGAAAATGTCGCCAGTCACATCGCGGAGGTTGAAAATCTTACCGGTCAAATGGCGCAATTGCAAGAAGCTGCCGAACGCGGAGATGCTGCTAGTCGACAAGCACTTGCCGCCAAACAACTCCAGTTAACTGCAGCTGAAGAGGAGTTACGAAAAGCTCGAGAACAAGCTGCCGCTGCAGTCGCAGATTCCGCCGGCAAGGATGTCCAAATAGACGCATTAAATGTTCAACGTGTTGATACACAAGGCAAGTTAGAGGATGCAACTCAAGTTACTGCTGAATTAGAAAACCGCCTAGCTGCACTTAATGATACAAGTTCTCAAGAAGCACTCCGCCTCCGAGCGGAACTAGAACGACGGGAAAAAGAAGTAGATGAATTAAAGAAGAAGTCGAAAGAAGAAAATGAGCGACTACAGAAACTCATAAGTAACGCTGCCGAACTAAGCAAATTGAAATCCGAATCTGAAGCGGCAAATGTGAAAAGACTAGACGACGCCAAGAGAATACACGCCGACGAGCTTGCACAAAGAGATAACAGGATTGAAAAACTAAACCAAAAACTTCGAGAACTTCAAGCACAGCAAGAACTAGACCGGCAACAAGACCGAGACCGGCAACAAGCGGAGGAAGATCCCAGGAAAGAAGAGTTAGAAACCTTAAAAGCGTCACTAATGAAATCATTAGCAGTCGCGGTAGCCGCAGCGACTAATAATTTACAGGATGTATTTAAGGACACCGAGGATAAAGCTAAACGTATTGAGAGACGAATATTCGCGGTGGAAACTAGTCAACGACGTATTACCGATTTAATTGGTAATCTAACAGTAAACGATATTGATGAATCCACCGGAAAAGTTAACAAGATACGTGAAGATATTCAGTTATTACGAGAAATGTCAACAGGTAAAATTCGAACATACGTGGTTCAACGAGGTGGTGGTACCGAATCTTCAGAAAGAATATTTACTACAGACGCGAATGCGAAAACGGTCGCCCGTATTGGCAGCTCAAGTCATTGGGGGCCATTTAGCGGAGTGTTTGCATGGAACAAACCAAACCAAGATAAGTTTGAAAGTATTAAGAGTTTGGTTGAGGAAGTACCGGCTCAGTCTAAACTACTTGTTATTTTTGGGTATGGATATTCGGGCTCGGGAAAGACGTGGACGCTTTTCGGAGGTCAACCAAAACCCGACCCAAAACCCAAGCCAAAACTAAGTTCTGTCGTAGAATCTCCTCCTCCTCCTCCTCCTCCTCCTCAACCCGTACCGGGTATAGTCCAACTTGCATTGGCGCATTATTTGAAGCCGGGATCTGGAATTCGCGTACACTTGACACGAATTATCGAATTGTATAACTGTACATATCAAACTGAAAATGGCGATGATTTTTATTACGGTAATAAAACTGAGCTAAATACCGCAGCAGAACACCAGGGGAACGTTATGGATCTAACAGTAGATCGGTTTAATGAAATACTTTCTGAGGTTGAAGAGAAACGTAAAAAATCTGGTCATATTTTTCCGACACATAATAACCCGCAATCATCTCGTGGCCACTTATTTGTTGAGTTAATGGTAGATCAACAACACGGAGGTGCTGCAGGACACTTGATTTTTTGCGATATGGGCGGCCGAGAAAATCCAAATGAGATGTGGCATACACCATCATACACGTATTGCGTAGACACACTAATGCCAGTCAAAGTATCCGGTCCTATGATTAGAGGCGATAAAAATAAAGTACCAAAATATTACAAGTTTCCCGAACTGTCCAACCCGGTTAAGGTAAATATTACAGGGATGGAAATATTAGAATTCGCCCCCCTAACGGGTACCAGCGATGATTGTCACAGTATCCGTGACCCGGATTTAAAAAAACCGCTTTCAACTCCAGCCGCAGTTTCAAGTACAGGTAAAGAGTCAACAGCGCATACAGGATTAGGTACTATATTAAAAGTTGTACGGAGGGAACCAACCGCCGCATTTATTATGAAAACGTTAAGAGAAGCGTTTTATATTAATGATTCTATCAATCATCTCTTAGACCATTTAAAGTATTATGACGTTCCAGAAAACACTGAACAAAAAAAAACAACAAACTGGAGCATGGAAGACGCCATTACTGGAAAAAGCATTGTAAAAAAAACTATCAAGTATGACCCATCTGTTTATGTAACTGTTCCTCAAACCCAAACCAAGTCAGGTGACCCGATTGGTATCAAGCAATTACTTCATCATTATGAAGCCCTGGTAGATAACGATCCTGATAAAATTAGATATTGTACATTCGCATGCATTCGCTCACAGCCCGACTTTGAAGAAGATTCGAAAGGTACTCTCGAATTTGCAACTCAAGTAAACTCGTGTCCTGATGACACGCGGCAAGCGCCCCTTGGAGGCGCGGCGGCGAGAGGAGGTGTTCCAGGAGGTGGGGCAAAAACTCGCCGAAAACGATCTCAGGGTAAAGTTCGTACACAAAGAAGAAGGAGACGAATAGTAAAACCTAAGTCTCATCCCGTTACTGTTACTACGCAAAGACGTAACATGCATGATAAAAAGAAAGGGCATCGAACCCGGAAAATGAAATAAATATGCATTTGCATTGCATTTATATTTTTTAATTTTTATTGATTTCAGAATAATAAAAATTAAGTTATAAAGAAGTATAAATAACTCTCTGCACCAAGCAGGGTTTGAACCTGCGCATCCTGAGATAGTGGGGCTTAAGTCCACCGCCTTAGACCGCTCGGCCATTGGTGCTTTTGGTTTGGTTTTTGTTTTTTTACAGTATGTTTCCGCGCCCTGTACGGCACACGAATACTCGTGATTTATTTTTAAATCATTTTCTCTGTTATAGTATATAATATAATTTAGTATAATCGCGATGATGAGACGAACTGATTTTTATTTAGCTATTTTTTCATTTGCGGTTTTATTTTATTTTTATTTTTATTACATGCACCCGCAGAAATCATACCACTCGCAAATGACAAATTCAAGATTGAGACAGCGTAATTTGGCTGCAACGACCGCTAATCCAAGTTCGTTTAACAAATCACTTGATGCATTCGTTATGTAATGCGCTAATACATATCTATCTATCTATCTATACGTGATGCAGTTCAACCGATGTCATGTAATACATCCTGCGAATGTGTTCAAATTGAAGATCGAGTAATACCGTTTGAATCGTTCCGTCGGTTAAGTTATGTTCCCCCAACGGAATAGTGGGACTCGTAACCATAACTGAAAACCCGAACGCGTTTCTTAGATTGCCGGAACTAGTAACAACATCTGTAATTTCAATAGAGCGTATAATGTACCCGAATACATTGATTTCTTCTCGATTGTTTCCAAGACTCTCCGAGTTGCGGCGAATCACGAATTCAAACATTTGAGACGGAGCGCGCTGGGTATAAAGTGGAACATTTCCCCAAATGTTTAACCATTCGGTTTTGGGTATCAGAGAATGTTGCACCCTACACCCCCATACGCTGGACGAAAAGAGTGTTTCATAAAACCGGTTTTTCAGAAACACGCACGAAACAACCAGTCGATTATATTGAATCAAATCGAGTTCTTGGATTGAAAGTCTCGACTGGTAATCACCGTGCTCGGGATCGGTCTGCATTTCGAAACTGGTATCTGCAACCAAGACGGTATCATCGGCCATGTGAAAATATTCGTAACTCATACCGGTATCTTCTTCTTCTTGTTGTTCTTCTTCTTCTTCTTGTTGTTCTTCTTCTTGTTCTTCTTCTTCTTCTTCAATTAATGGCCTGCGACACATGGGGCATGACGTAGATGAATTGCATTTACACCAACGAATGAAGCATTTCACGCAAAACAGATGGCCACATACAGTGAACACGTGATTTGCATGTAATGGAAGCACATCATAACAAACGCTGCATTCTCCAATCGATTCTTCGTCTGCAACTGCAGTTGCAATTGTATTTGTGCGAGGACCTGAATTTGAATTTGAATTTGAATTTGAATTTGAATATGAAACCGGTGATAAGGACATGGATCCCGATATGGTTCGTACATGTTGCGATCGCGGTTCATCATCAAAATCCAAATCAAAATTGAATCCTGTTTGAAATGCGGGCAATAAGTTTAAATTCCGAGGCGTAATGGGCCGCGGTTCAACCGAATCAGAATCAGAATCAGAATCAGAATCAGAATCAAAATCAGAATCAAAATCTGAATCAAAATCATACTCTGTTCGGAATCTCGGTTTTCTTGGAGCTCCAGGTACAGGTACTACAATATGAATATGTCTTGCAGGAACAGGGGACGATTCAACCGATACAGGTTCCATTTTCAGTTATTAACGATTATTAACGATTATCTACTATTCTCATTCATCATTATGAAAAATTGTTTTCAATTTTTTATAATAATAACTATAATAACTTTTATAACTTTTATAACTATGATACCGATGAAATAAACGTATTCGTTGACACCGACTGTTTATTGTAGGGTATATTATACCTCTCGCACCACTCGATGCATTTTTGAATGTGCGATTTTTTATACGCGTCAATTCGGTCCGACGATTTTCCGTGCACTAGCCCCATCGTGTTGATAATGTTCTCAATTTGCTGCTGTCCGAGTATTGCGTTCACTTCTTCGATGCGGTGAATAATGTGCAGTTTATGGAGTTCGGGGGATGTAAGAATAGCCCCGACTGAAACCGTACTACTACTACTACTACTACTACTACTAGTTCCAGTTGCACTTTGAAGCTTTTTAAAAAATATGCTGAATGTCTCAATGACTTGTTCCATATTGGATGGAAGTTTGAACCCTTTACACACGATATATTTTTCAGAATTGGCTACACGGCTTGTATTGGGCTTGATAATAATAACGTCCGTGTAAAACAGGGCAAGTAAGTGAATGATGTCTACTGTGACGCGCGTAAAAGTGTCGAATATTTTGATCACAAACGATCCGCCCATTTTTTGAAGCGATAATGCGTACAATACTTCCGACACCACCAGCGTTTGCGCCAGTACTTCCTGGTGGTTAAAATCCGATGAAAAATCAAACCCTCCGTCCGCAGTAATCAAATCCATCGAGTTGCGATACTTTTCGCAGCAGTGCAAGTAATTATCAAGCGATAGCAAGTTTCCGGTGCCGTCCTTGCCGTACTCCAGCTTCACCGACGGGTTTTTCTCTAAAAACATCCGGCTTTTTTTCCATCCCGGGCACGCGCTATTGGGAGTATCGTCGATCAGCGTCATTCCGTAGTACACGTCGTTCGCATTTGCGCGAAGGTAGCAAATTGCTTCAATAAACCCACCCGGTCCTTCGGCCAAATGGAACGACCGAATCCCTGTATCTGTATTTTCATTTTCATTTTCATGTTCATGTTCATTTTCATGTTCATGTTCATGTTCATTTTCATTTTTATTTACATTTACATTTACGACTGATTCAGGCGCCGGTCCTGGACTGGAACTGGTCTGGACTACGGCTTCAGTCGTAGTTACGGGAATACCAGGTCCTGTATTCTCTGGATCTGGATCGTTTATAACTGTAATTGGATGATGTTTATAAAACCCGTTAGGTTGTTGATAATTCTTAGTATGATGCGACTGCATGTATCGATTCGCAGATCGGTCATGATAAGCGTACCGGTTATATCCATTTCCATAGCTATGACTACGATGATACTGATGATATTGATGATTCTGATGATTCTGGTGATGCGTATTATACTCGTACGACGAGCCGTGGTGGTAGTGATACGGTGGATGGTAGTCGCGTCGATTGATCTCATCGCTTGAAGTTGAAGTTGAGGGGGGTAGTCGGTACGACGGCAACGACGCGAACAGTTTACACTGTTTTACGATTTCGATCATTTTATAAAATGACCGCGAAATGGGTTTGAATCGGCTTACTGGGTACTTGTACCCCGCAACCGACGTATGAATATATTCGTACGGGTTGGTTACCTTTTTCATTTCATCCCATTCTTCGGAATTACAGGTTTCAATGGTTTGTTTGGCGGCGCATAAATGGTTGTACACGGACCCGGATGTAATACACTCACCCACCTGGCCGCCGGGAGTGAACTGAAAATCGATCATCTCGCAATTGAACTCATTCAATAACGGTTTTTTATACGGCGGATTTAAATTGAAAAAATTCATATAAGTTATTTTTTTTATAATTTATATGTTGTCTACGCTACGCTTTACATCATTTTATTTTGTTTTTTATATTTTATATTTTTCATACCTCTATTTTATATTTTCTTGTGAGTTATTGCATGCCGACGCCGGCGCTCACGCTTTTTCAATGATGGTGATTTTGATTTCAACGACAATGAACCGCCGCCAAAAAGTATATCGTTCGTGAACCCAAAATTAAAACTAAAAATACTCATCAGAAAGTTCTGATTGATTGAAATAATCGTATAATCGGTATGATCATACCTTTGATCATTTTTTTTAAGTTCATCAAAGTATAATCTCCGTTCGCTCTGACTAACGGCGTTTGGTATAAACTGCGGATAGTACCTTATGTTATCTGCATGCGGTGCTAAAAATACGCGTATTATTGTATTTTTCATAGTCGGATACGTTCTAGAGCGACCGGGGTGTAAGTTATCTAAGGCTCGTTCAAGCTCTGCAGTTACCCACATGCGAGTTACCACTTCTCTACCAAAAACGTAGTAGCCGCGATGGTCACCATGCGCCCAGCTGTCCATAATTACAGAAACATGACCCATATTATAAATAAACGAGTGGTGTAACGTAACTCCCGATTGAACGACCGATATGATATTTATGCCTAGTTTCAATCCAGAATATACAAATAAATCGGGCCGTTTTAAATACATGTAGTTAATACCCGTTTTATATTCTCGATTATTGTCGTATAACTGGTTAATAGCGGTATTTAGTTTCGCATACAGTCTGGGTTCATCGACACTAAGTGTACTATCAAATGTCGCCAGCCGTTGAGAAAGCATTTCATCAGTGTATATGGTTTTTTTATCGTGGATCCCTCTAACAACCCCAGCTGGTGTTTTAGACCTGGATCTCGACTTGGTTTTAACACTGCACTTGGAATGTTTTCGAAACGCGTCTAAAAATTCCGACCCCATTACCTGTAAAAACAGGGTTGCTACGGCAATAGACGGAGCGGTAAATCCGCACGTAGTTTTTGTATGTCCTTTTTGTTTATCAGAAACGATCATTGAACCGGCCTTGGATTGCTCTCTCGGGTCTTCTCTGAGTATTGCGCACGTACCTTCGCACCGTTCCTGAATTGTTTTTGCATACAGTAACATTTTCCACAATGTTACCGACACTGACATGTCTCTAGGCCAGTCCATGTGATCAATGATCTTATCAACTACAGATGGAGCTTGTTGTATGTGCCCCAAATGCAAGCGTCGAATTGACTCGAGTTCGGCGCGATATTCATGAACTGGGACCTTATTTGTTATGGGGTCCACGTTCATACGTGGATCGTATATGAATACATCGGCTGCGATATCTAAAACTTCGGCGTCGTCCATTTTTTCGCAAAATATCCCTTGTTCTTTTATGGTTCGTTTAAAGTATACAAACGATTTACTGTGAGGTGATACTCGGCCATCTTGTGGAAAGTGGACGCCTATATTTCTAAAAAAGTTACCTGACACGTACCGCCTCGGGTCGGCTTCTTCAAATTGAGACGGCGATATCCTACTTCGCGCAGTTTGTCTGCGCGTTTCATCGTCCATGTAAAATTCTCTTTCCCGTTGGGCCCTTTCGGGATCGTCCTCACTGAACCGCAACTCCGATCGAACGATTCGATTCCGATTCCGGATAGGACGCATAAAATTATCTTCTTCTGCGGCGGTCACGGTAGGTAAGTCCCATGTAGAGCGACCGGTTAATAAATTTACAAAATACTGTCGACCATGAGAATCAGAATAAACCGCACTCCATCCAGATGGCAGGTTTGCCGGTGGTGGCGGCATACTATTACCACCACTACTACCACTACTGCCACTTCTAGACATGGGTTAACTATATACTTACTTAATTATTTAATATCCTATTTATGCTATCTTATATACTATAGTAAACAAAAAAAACAGATTAAGATTAGTTAGTTAGATGAATGGGATATATTGGGGGGTTGAATTTTCATAGAGCGTAACTTTGAAATCGTTGTTGTATCCCTGAACGTATACGGTATCGCCGGTATACACGTTATCTACCCCGATCTCCGAAAGCGCGTTGCGCCCCTTGATGATAATCGGAAGTTTCATTGAATTATTTTTATCGCTGATGGTGTAAAACAGCCACTTGTCGCGGCTGGTAAACAGGGGTTTGCCCATAAGCGGCATAATAACCGGATCGGAACTAGTATTCGAACTATTAGAATTCGAGCTATCGGCTTTTGTCAAAAGACCGATTTGCTGGTAAGATGCGTTTACAGTTGCGCCCGTATTTGTGGCCATATTGATCGGAATCCCACCAGTAGCATTAGTGCCAGCAGTAGCAGTAGCAGTAAAACTACGTATACCATGCGGTGCAAATACATCCTTGAGCGGTGGAGCGTACGGGTTCGCGAGTGTATCGTCCGGTCGATCGGTAAAAAATGTATTGGGACGAGGCTGGATATGAGGTCCTACAGTTAGTGGCTTTTCCACTAAAGAACAAGAAGAATAAGAAGTATGAGACGAAGACTTAGATGAAGTGAATGTAATGAACATGATGAAAAAAAACACAAGTCCTACGCCGAATGTAAGCATGTCTATTCCACCACTAGGACCACGTTTGAATTTAAAATTCGGCATAATTACTTATTACTTTTATTTAATTTTAATTTTAATTTTCTTGGGTTTCTTGTTTATATATTATTATATTTTTTATTTTGATGATGGCATGATGGTTATCGATGTTATTGTCCCGATGGTGCCGATGTTGTTACTGGTGCCGGTGCTGGTACTGGTACCGGTGTTGGTTCTAGTATTGCTGATGATGCTCCTGATGTTGTTGATACCGGTGCTGGTACTGCTGATGGTGGTTATGATGTTGCTGATGATGCTCCTGATGCTGATGATTGTTCGTTTGGTTGGGATACTTGTTGTACTTGGCTAGCCACTTCTGATGACTTTTCTGCTCCCGGTGACGTTTGTTCTACTATTGCCGGGGGTTGTACTAATACTGGGTCTAGTGTTGCTGATGAAGATGGACCATCGTTTTGTACTTGTGCTCCTGATGCTGATGCTCCTGATGATGATGTTTCTGCTTCTGCGTTTTGTTGTTGTTGTTGTTGTTGTTGTTGTTGTTGTTGTTGTTGTTGTTGTTGTTGTTGTTGTTGTTGTTGTTGTTGTTGTTGTTGTTGTTGTTGTTGTTGTTGTTGTTGTTGTTGTTGTTGTTGTTGTTGTTGTTGTTGTTGTTGTTGTTGTTGTTGTTGTTGTTGTTCAGCCGGCACTGATGATGATGATTGTGAGGATGATGAGGATGAGGATGATAATGATAATAGCCACGATCTCGATGATGATGGTGGTGGCGCGCCTGTTGATGATGATGATGGTGGTGCGCCTGTTGATGATGATGATGATGATGATGATGATGATGATGATGATGTTGATGATGATGATGATGTTGATGATGGTGCTGGTTCTTCTTCTGGGTTGGGGATCGTGGCGTATACGGGTAAATGATCGGAGAAAAAATACCTTTCTGGTGTTTTCGTTTTTGTAAGTTTTGTAGGATTATGAACTCGATACTTCGTAATTGATAATGTTGAAAATATATGATCGAATGCTCCATTCTCAAAATCTGTTCCCCCGTCAGTTGTACAACAAGTTTTAGTCGTTCTAGTGATACCAGGATCACTTCGGTCAGTAAATATCGGTTTAAGTCTATTAATAGAACTAGTCGCGTCAGCATTAAAATCTCCACCGACTATGAATCTACAATCATCATCAAGCTTAACAGTTTCGGTAATGAACCGAGCCAACGCATTAAATGCAAAATCATCTACCTTTTTACCCTCGAGAGGATCTTTTGGCGTTCTAACTCTAAACGGGTCACTATGAGGTGCATGGATGTTCATTAGCGCTAATTTTTTTCCGAATTGTAGTATGATAAACGGTCTATTACCTCCAAATGTAGCACGCGTGTTAAAATCTTCAGTTGTTAAATTTTTATCATCACCGTAAAACGTAGACACTAATTTGTAAGAATCTGGGTTTCCCGTCGGTTTAGTGGAGTCGATTAAATCTCCAGCTGCTAAATTCCCGACAAAAAACTCACTTGCTGGTTCGTCACAGCATCTGGCCGAGTACATTGTTGCAATGACCGAATCGCCAACTTTTCCAATGTATACATGAAATTTATTGGAACTGGCAATATGTGTCATTGTAAAATACCGAAATGCGGGTATAGTAGATCCTTTCTTTGCCATTGCGTTAGAACTAAACGCATCGACATCGGGATCTATATTTACGGTTGCGACACTTCCGTTAAAAAAATTATTAACATCGTATGTAAATTCTTGTAAAAATATAACAACCAGTCCGGGTTTAGCCATTTGAGCTAAAATTGCATTTCGAATGTTTTCTGAACATTTGTTTGTACCATCCATACAAAATGTAGCAGATTCTTTTTTGTCTACAGTTTCGCTGGCATTAAACGTTAAATACCACGTATTAAACGTCATTACCTTCAGGTCTTCTTCTTTTACTTCTTCTTCTTCTTCTTTTTCTTTTTCTTTTTCTTCTATTTTCTTCGCGATCGTGGGGTTTTCAAGTCTTGTAGTTATTTCAGCTAGATTAGCTTTTGACGAATCTTTACCAAAAATAGTTGTCAATCCTTGTAACTCTTTAACTTGATTCGTCAAAAATTCTTTCGTTTGGTTAGTCTTATCGCCATCACCACTAAAAAATGCATTGAATATCTTTTGAGCAATTTCATATGCAGCTGCTCTGTCTGCTGTTGTTCCTGTTGTTCCTGTTGTTCCTGTTGTTGATGTTGTTGATGTTGTTGCTGTTGTTGCTGTTGATTCTAATTTTGGTTTTGATTCAGCCAAACGTTTTTTTAACGCTATTATATCATCCGCAGTTACTGAAGATGAAGATGAAGATGAAGATGAAGATGAAGATGAAGATGAAGATGAAGATGAAGATGAAGATGAAGATGAAGATGAAGATGAAGATGAAGATAATTTTGAATCAATAAATTTTTGAGATGGCTGGTCCCATTTACTTATAAGAAAATCGATATACTCTTTTGCAGTAGGATTCAAATTAGGATCAGTAGTAGCTGCAGCTCCGCCTCCAAGAGCGAAATAAAGCTTATCCATCCCTGGTACTAATTCTTGTCTTACTGTGTTGTTAGTTAATTTGGGTAGGACTGACTTCGTATTCCGCCAGCCTATGATAATACTCTTGGGTAAGGCTAAAAACTTTTCGGCGAATGCCAAACAATCATCTTTATGACCGTACGCTTTTGGATCATCGGTCTTGACGCCAGCTTTGGAATCCATCGTATCAAATGGAATAATTATAAATTTCTTCACATCTTTTAACATATCCTTTACCACCGGGCTAGAAAGGACCTCGGCTTGGCCAGTTCCACTAAATGTTAATATTTTTTCTGATGTAAGCGTATCAATGTTCTTAGCAATATCAACTGTTGTTTTACCGGTGCTTGGAGGGTTTGTATTAGAAAATCCATATAAATCAAACATTTTCGGAGTCTGCGTGTGAGCGTTCGCTCCGTAGGTTAGACCAATATAATGGTCCGGATATTCGGCACGAATCGCTTTAATTGCATCCATAAATGGCTGAAAAATTTTTTTGAAATCTCGCGGTTTACTAGTCCATCCATCGCCATCGTCGACTTGTATTACACCTTTTAGAACAGGTTTAGATTCAGCCATTTTATTTTACTATCTGTTTCTATTATATTATTAAATTCTTTTATTATTAAATGATTAACTTTATTCACATCCATCTGTTGGTAAATTTAATTATTTAATTATTTGATTATTTGTTTTATTATTCTTATTCTTCTCCTTCTCCTGCTCCTGCTCTTTCTCCTTCTCCTCCTACTCCTGCTTCAACTTCGTTAAACCCGTCCACAATCATATTTAACCTGCCGTTTGCCTCAGTATATCTAGTGTATGAAGTTAGATCTAATTCACTTAGTCCGTTATACAGGGTTTTAAGCTCTTTTAATTGTTCACCTATTTCCTCATGGGTAACCTTGTCTTTTTTAATTGTCTTGTATAGTTCATCTATTCGGCCTATAACGACTGCAATTTTGTCATTTTTCGGAGTATTATTATCAGTTTCCGCTTTCGTTTTTAAATCTTCATAATGTCTGGTTACGAAAGCTAATACTGATTCTGGTTCTGGTTTTGCATCTGCCATTATTATTTTATTTAAGTAGATAGAATTACAATTACACTAGAGAAAAAAATGATAAATCAATCTTAAATCTTAAATGTCGGTAATGAGTTGTTCCACAGGGAGGCGAAACAAGTATTTCTCTTTAATACTTTTATTGTATTTAACATTATCGTCGTCGGACATTAAAGCGGGAAACGACGTCGGAATCTTGGACGGGTTCAGTACAATGTCTAAATTTGCAATTGTCAATTCCTTCTTAAGAGGGGGTTTTTTGCACTCCAGGTCAACTACAGTTGACGATTCGTAATACACCATTTGGTGCATTTTATAATACCCCTGAGGCATCAAAAGCGGCGGGTACGTTCCCAGCGATATTTTTATCATTCTCTCGAATTTTTGTTTAACTTCCTCTTCTTTCCGTTTTTTTTCTTCTAGACTTTCATTGGCCCTGATCGTTGCCGTGCAGTCTATATCGCCATCGCACTTACCCTTAGGTGTGAAATACGCTGGATTGGGCGGTTCGTCCGGATGAAAAACGAAATCTACCAGAACATTGAATTTTTTATACTTGTCTTTCGTTTCGGCGTACGTGGTTTTTAGCTCGGCATATTTCTTCCTTAATTCCGGAAACAGTCCCGGATCCGGAACATCGTCTGTCGTTGTTCCCATATTAACGGTTGGTTCGCCACCAATTTGGTTGTCGATTGCATTTGCAACTTTTTCTTTGGTGCGCGATAGTATACGGTCAAACATGGTTTGAATTTCAGTTTTTTTTTGTAAACAACTCGCCTGCGAAAACATTGGCGCGTCTTTTATCATTTGATTCGCATTTTTTTGGTACTCAGCACTTCCTTTTACGGATTCGCTATACCCTTTTCTCTCCAGTAATTCAAATTGTGGATTTTTTTTACCGTTGCTCGTATATTTGGTAATCAATGACGCACCGACGATTTTATACAAATATGTGCGCAGCGTATAATCCTCTAATTTCAGTTCTTCTTGTTTTATTTCACGTTCTATTTTTGACTGGCGATTTTCATAATCTTCGAGTTTTTTTTTTTTTGAATCTATTTCGCGTTCTGTAGGTTTTATGGCACTCTCTTCAGTAGCTCGTTTGCTTCTTAGTATATTGACCGTCTCGTTAGCTTTATCGTACCGATCTTTCTGTACAGGAGTTGGATGATTAGTTGCATATGCGGTATTCACATCGTGTATAGGCGCCGCTAGACCAAGAATGTCTTCAAGTATTCGTCTTTTCTCGTCTTGTATGTCTCTCTCTATTTTGCGATATTCCTCTTCATGTTTCTTCTTTTTTTCCTCTAATAAATTTTTTTCATTATTCACCATAATAATATTTTTTTGAATCTCTTTGAGCGAGTCGCGATCGCGAGAGTCGTCAGTCCCTTCTCTAAGCTGACGGATCGTTTTTAAAATATCGACAGCCTGAGGATACACTCCGTACCGTAATTGATTAATTTCGGATACTATTTTATTCCTCTCTTCTATTTTTTCCTTTTCGTTATTTCTAGCTTCAAGGTACTTGTCCCGTTCTGTATTCATAGTATCCTGGGCAGTATTCTTGGCTGTAATAACCACTGTTGAAATGAGGGTCGGCGGCACAGCCGCAGCCGCAGCCGCAGCTGCCACCTTGAATGTTCTCAGAGCAGTTGCGTAAGCTTGTTTAGCAGCAATCCAGTCATTTTCTGCAGTTTGTCTGGTGGCTGCAAGATCATCGATCTCGGTTTTAAGTTCGCTCGCAACAGTTTCCTTTTCTAAAATACGTACATCGCCCGACTCGTATTTTTTTGTACCACCGCTTGGAGAGTATGACAATGGGTGTACATTGTATGACTCCAAGTAAAAACTTTGATCGACTTGTACCGGTTTTTCGGCAACTATCGTTTGAATTTTATCCTTCTTAGCCCCTGTTGTAATGATACGGTTTTTTCGAAACAGGGTGTTGATTACAAATGATATATTATTATTTATCATGCGAATTTTATCGTCATCAATAAGGTCGTGTGGGCCTGTAGGTGGGGTTGGTCCTGCCGTCTTTTCATTTTTTATAAGCTCATTTGCAAATTGCGTATACTCCACATACGTTCGACTATCGATAAAAACGGTAGCCGGGTTTCCAACTGCATTTTTGTAAACTTTGATATATCGATTAAAAACATATTCTACATTATGCTTTTCCGGAAGATAAATTGCCAGCCCATTGGCTGTGCTGCTGCTGCTGCTGCTGCTGCTGCTGCTGATGCTCGTGCTACTACTGCTACTGCTACTGCTACTGATCCTGGACGGTATACCTAACATGTGCGGTTTGAAGTCAATCGTTTGTGTCTTTGAATAGTTAATCTTTGCATTTTCGAAAACGATCAAAAGTTGCGACTTTTCTTCTTGCGTCACCTTCGTTCTCGATGTTGATGACGATGAGAGCCAAGACATTTCTTGTTTATAATTCTTTTTTTATAATTCTTTTTTTATAATATTTCTTTTTATCTGTTATGTTATTGTTATTATTTTCTTTTCACAATAAATCAATTCAATTCAATTCAATTCAATTCAAAAAAATTATGTTTTTTCAACAGGGACTCATTTTTTTCACGTTCCTTTTGACGTTTTGCCTTTTCTAAAACGCCAATTGCCTTGTTGATTTCAATTTCAGATACGAACTCGGTTGTTTTTTTAATTTCGCCCGTTTCCTTATTTCGGTCGCGAATGTGTTGCGGTAACATACAGTATTCGCTTTTTTCGTTTGTTAAATGGTCGGCAAGAATAATAAAACACGCGGTAATAATGAGAGAATAATAAATGTTACGAGTGCCCATCCACGCAATTGCAAATACTAAAATCTCTTTTTTCAATATATGTTTCAAGTACTCTTCAGTTGACTCACTAAGATTAATCTGTACGTATCTAGACCCAACGTTCATAATCAACATTACCAACCCGGCAAACAGCGCACTGTTATTGAGCTCCGAAACGTAGTTGTGCATGGATGAAAATGGGGTCTCTGGTAATATTTTTACCGGTGACGCCGCCGCTGCCGCCGCCGCAGCCGCAGCTGCTGATGCTCCCGCTGCTGCCGTTGCTGCCGTTGCACGTTTTTTCATAACTGTAACTGTAACTGTAACTGTAACTGTGGATTTATTTATTATTAATTATTTATGTTTGCAATTATATTATCCTGTTTTATAATAACTAGGATAAATTATTTTGAACTAATCTCTAATACAAAAATAAATAATTAAATACTTATACATACGTATACCTAAAATGGGAGAATTCGGAGATGTAACAAACACTCTAATAATTTTTATGGGCTTTATTACCTTGGTGGTAATAAGTGCTATTTCAGTGGGAATAAGCGAAATTGAAAGAAACTGGGCAAAGCACAGATGCAATCCCGGAGTAATGCTAACCGCTGGGATGTTTGGACATGACACGCAAGAAAACTTCATGTACTGCATCCAAAATACGCAGTCTGGATATATGAAGTATTTAATGGTTCCGTTTAATTACATGTTTACTCTAGTCGGAAAGGTGGCATCACAGCTAGTAAACAATATCCAAAGCATTCGCAAGTTCATTGACAGCTTGCGAGAAAAAATATTGAGAGCGATTCAAGAAATCATGGGCGTTGTTTTAAATGTTATCATTACATTTCAAAAAATAATCATAAGTATGCGCGACATGATGAACAAATTTGTCGGTATTTTTGCAACTGTGTTGCACTTGATGTTGGGCTGCTTATGGACGGTAAAGAGTATGTGGGCCGGTGTTGCTGGCACGCTTGTACGATCTCTTGGAACTTCGTAATCAATAATCGAGTCAACAATCGATAGCCAAATCAATAACCGATCCGATAATTAATTAATTTTAACAATTAACAATTAACAAAGAAACAAAAGAAACAAACTAAACGTATAATAAAATAAATAAAAATAAAAAAATGAAAATAAATTTGAATTCTAAAAAATAATAACTATGTAGGATGTATGTATGTGTTTTGTTTGTTTGTTTTGTTTTTGTGTTTGATCAACAAGTATGTCGGATACGTCGGACGAGCAAAAAACAGTATCCCCCGAGGTATTGATGACTCGCGTTTCTAAAATGTACAAAAAAGAGAGTTTCGTTGAAAAATATACAATGGATATGGTTGTAACAACCGTATTGTTTTTAGCGGTTTTAAGTGGAGTCGTCTACTTTGTTGCGGATGCAAATATGAGTTATGTGAGAAAGTCATGGAAGTCTTACCGATGCAATCCGCTTGTCATGCCGGTTGCGGGGTTTATCAACGCTCCGCAGAATATGGACAAATCCGAGTACACTAGTCAAAATTTCAACTTTTGTACTTCGGAAATGTTCAAGGTGGTATTTGATAACGTGATAATGGTTTTCTATTACATGGTGGAGGTGGTAACCAATATATTCAAACAAGCTTTAGAATCCATCAATCAGTTTCGGTTATTTTTGGCGAATCTTAAAAACCAGTTTTTGAAGTTTATCATCGAAACGGTTGAGAGTATCGTTAATTTTATTATTCCATTTATCAACATTCTCATAAAACTTAAGGACATGATGCGTAAGATGGAAGGCGTGTTTCTTTCCATTATTTATATGTTGGGTGGTGCGTACCTTGCGCTCAAGAGCTTGTTTGGCAGCATTCTCACCCTATGCATCATCATTATTGTGGTACTACTGGTGATATTAATTATCATGTGGGTTATGGTGGCGGTGTTTTGGGCGATCCCGTTTTTGCTACCGTTTCATCCCCCTTTACTTATTGCAGCAATTACATTTACGGTAACGGTTGTTATTATCATTATCCTGTTTTCAATCGTTGCAGCATTTTGTAGCATGGTGTTCCAAGTGAACTCGTCGGTTCCCAAGGTAAAAGCAAAAGCGAAGTCAAAAATGGATGAACATAAAGAAGATGAATAAGTTATTATTATTATTATTATAGTTTATTCATTCATCGGTTGCAGTAACTCCAGTATCAGTAATGTACGTGTAAACGCCGTCGCGTTCGGCGAAACATGGATTCTGATATTTTTTCCCGGTGCACCCGGTTACTTGTAATGGATCACTTGGACAGTTCATTGTATAATTTGGAGTTTTTTTAATGCACACTTTGAACTGAGAAAGTTTATTTTTATCCTTATCTTGGTCTATCAGATATTTACGGTCATTGTTTTTAAACTTGTCTAACGAGAGAATGGCCTTAATGCCGCCGGTAATTTCGTCCCATGCACTAAGACACTCATTGTCTTCAAAATTTTGTTCGGCGAGTTCCCAGTTGGACATTGGCATCATGCCTTCACACATGGGTTGTACGATTTGGTGTTCCACTGCAGCCAGTATAAATACCAAGATCCCCAGAAAAACCAGTATGGATACCGAGGTCGAATTTATTTGCATTTTATTTTATAATATAATATAATATGATTAGTTTAGTCAAATATTAATTTTATAATTTTATAATTGATATTTGATATTATTTGATATTTGAGATTTATTTATTTATTTTTTTCCAAAGTTAGTTTTATTGCCGTTGAAAGCATTTATGTTGACTGTTAGTTTTGCAGAAGGGGCGTCGGCACTAAAAGTAGCAACATCAGCAGCATCCGCAATAGCAACCGCCTGGCTTGAAAATTTCAAACCAGCGCGGCGTGCACAAGGGCGTAGGGGGGTTGGGGTCAAAGTCATTTTATACTTTAATAAATATTAATTATTTTTAAATACTATTTATTTATTTACTTATATTTCTCCGTCTACTTCTACCTTCTCTGTATGAATATCCGGGTAGTAGTTATCTCCGGCAACGCATATAAAAGATGGTGGTGCGTTTCCCAGTGTATGTATATAGCTATCCATCTTTGCAATAACTCTAGATAACGGATTCGATACATGAGGACCTGGATTACAATTGCCCTTGTTCCAGCATCCAAATGTTATAAAGTTGCTCATGATTTGATTACTATATAATATATACTACAATAACTATATATTATTACTTTTCGATTATTGCCCTTAAAGTTGACTGGCATTTTGTTGTTTGAGATATGACGCCTGTATCTTCATCATTGTTTCGCGATCTGGTGGACGAACAATTTTACTCTCGTTGGATGAACTCAAAACATTGGGATACTTAGAGACCGCATACGGGTCATTATCCCCGGCCTGGTCAATTAATTTGGTGATTTCACTTATTTGTTGGGGCGAGATGACCGTATCGTACCGGCTTGACGCGGCGGATGCCTTGGCGTTAATACTGTGAAGTCGAAACGCTCCACCGCCTGGACCCATTCCGTCATCATGGTTTTCAGAATCAGGATCGCTAGCGTCAATACTTGACATGGGTGCGCCGCTTGGACACAGTCCCCCATTCAGGTCGGTTGGACTGGGTCGAATGTTATACACCGACTCTCCTTGCGCATTTATAGAGTGTTGTAAAAATAAAATGGGACATTTAACGCCTTGACTTCTCAACCATTCTATGAATTCAATGTACTCTTCTAAATTATCAAACCGAATTGGATTAACCCCAGGAATTGTGGCAAGATTGGTATTGTGTAAATATAACGTGGTTCCTTTCTGCACGAGTAAATTAGGACACCTTGGTTGGCTTAGCACATTCGCATTTGCATTTGCGTTTACGCTTGCATTTACGTTTGTTCCAGGTTCGCCGGGTTCGAATCCTTCGCGTCGATTTCCAGTAACATAGGCTCCAATTACAAACACGATAAAAATCAAAAACAATTTTATAGAATCGCTCAGCATATTTATTAATTAACTATTAATTAACTAACTAATTAATTATTGACGTTGGTTTGAAATATATTATTATGGTTAATAGTTATTATATATTTCTAAAAATATTTTTGAAATGAAATGAATTGAATTGAAATACATTTTTACTCATTTTATTTGGCTTGTTTTTTACTTTTGACTAAACTAAAAACGCCTTACGCGCCGTATTGCGGTGTATGACGCATTATGTTCGTCGCCACCTTCGCTTATATCCCGGTAGTTCTTGTTTACCGCTTGCTGTTTGCGGAATGCGATATAGTTTGAGCTGTCATAAACGTACTTGGGATTGCAGCTTGCCGACTGGATGTTGGTACCGTCGTCCGATGCGCGAACACGACCGGCAGAGGTCTTCCACGCGCCGGCAATGCTTTGCTTTACGCCATTGACTTGGTTGGGACCGCCGGATGAATAATTCACACGGGCCAGGTAGTCGCCGGCATTATTCACCGCGCGAAACGGGGTAATCGCGCGTTTATAAGTATTGATCGTGGGGTTGGTGTTGATGTGACTCCACGCACGACGCAATGTGAACCGAAGGGTTTCTCCTTCAGAACTTTTATTAAGAGCTCCATTGTGATACGTTGCCATGACGATGTATTGGTATTGGGTATTGGGTATTGCTTATTATGCTTATTATAATATTATACGTATAAAAAATATTTTCAAAAAAATATTAGTTTAAAGTTTAAACTATTATTTTCAGAATTAAGTTTTATTTTTGTTTTATCTTTGGTTCATGGGTTATTCGTCAGTGGTAATTGTTAGAGGTGGGTCTACGTCATTTGGTGGTGGGTCGTTTCTAGGTGTCATCGACTGATTCAAGTGAAACGTGTTGAGTATATCGAGCTTGGCGATCGTACGGTCCAGTTCGCTCTTGGTTCCATTTTGAAACAAGTAGTCCATTTTAGGTGATATTTCATTTTTTTTAATTTCGCGGTACACTGCGTCTATTTTCTGAACCACGTTGCTTATTTTATCCTTATAATCCGGTAAAATAATATCTTGGCGGGTCGAATACGGCTGGGTCAAAAGCGAAACTGCAAAGTAAATCAAATATCGTCGTTTTTTTTTCACAGATACGGTGAATCGAATACAGTACATTTTAAACAAACAGTCAATTACTTTCGCAGATAACGATTGCGTTGGTTTAGATTTAGATTTAGATGCAGAATTCGTAACAATCTGCCACACAATCCATATTGGGTCCATTTGCAACTTATCATCCACCGGAACGTTCGCGCGACGCTCGCACCTGCATTGCACCTTTTTCGACTTGCAAATGTTATAAAATTCCATTATCCATTCCAACCAGTAGCATGCCAAATGTGAACTGCTCCCGCTTTCATTTGAAAGATGAAATGCAAACTCGTTTAGTGCGATAAACAGCTCGGGCGGATCGCCCTTGATAAATACGCCGTCTAAATAGTTTATATGAGGCGCCTTCAATTTATCCGACATGGTCGTAACGTCGTATTCTTCAGTTTTTGAAATTTTGATACTTTCGTATTGATGCAACTTGTTGGAGTAACACAAGACTGAAATCATTTCGGCAAACAGTGACCGAATTTTAGGATTGTTTCGCATTCGCAATTCATTGCCGCGGTACCCGTTTGACATGATGTTCTTGAACGTCTCGTATCGCAACTGAATGTACGTCGGAAGTCGAGGATTTGCCAAATGAATATATTTTCCCATAAATACTAGCAGTGTTTCCCACAATTCAATGAACTTCCCAGCACAAATCAACTCCGCGGACCAATTGCATGCGGGCTCGATGCGCGAGTTCGCCATTGCTTTTAATAACGCTTTTGTAACGTCGCTCAATTTATATTTTGAAAATGTAACTCCTCGAAATTCCGTGTCGCCGCGAATATCATTTATTTCCGTAAACCCGCTCATTATATAATTTTATTCTAACTTATTAACTTTACTTATTAACTTATTATTATTACCAAAAATAAAAAAACGTACCTTATTCCGCGTTAACCTGTAAATGTATAAGTCTTCAATGAAGTGTTTAGGACGAATGATGAAACATTCCGTCACATGTTGCCATTGCGGGCGAACACTGAATTGCTTTTGCCGAGGTTGGTTCATCGCGTGACTGAAATGGAGATGACCAGCTTCTACTTCTGTTTCCAAATACGCTTTCAATTGGGTCGATTTTCACGGTATTGAAGAGCGGATCGTCGGGAAGCATGAAACGAAACGTGTTGGTCATGGCACAGAGATTCATGAGCGCCCATGTCATTTTCGAAACTTCGCACAGTGCTTGCATCACTTGACTGCGACACTGGCAAAAGATCTCGTCGTTGTCTGCCGACTCGCTTTTTCCGCCAAGTGCGACAAAGATTTCGTGTAGCACGAGACCATACATGTGCCTACGCTCAACGTATTCTGTGTTCCGAAGACTTGCCGGGCCGAACATTCCAACTGCAACACCCAGACTTGCCGCGATTTCGAGTATTTTTTGACGCACCCTTCCGCTCGCAATGAGTAAGTTCGCCGAAAGCTGGTTCACGTGCGTCATGGCTGGCACTGCCGCTGGCACTGCCGCTGGCGCTGGTTCGGGTAGATGAGATTGGCTTCTGCACAGAACACTGAGGCTTGGGTCAAAATCATCACCGCAATCCGAATCTGAATCCGAATCCGAATCCAATTCCAATTCCAATTCCAAATCCGACGAATCTGACTCGTCGACCTGTGGCTGGTTTTGATCTTGATCTTGGTTTTCTTGGTCCGAATACGCCGATGCAAGGAAACATCCGATTTCGCCAAGTTGGTAGTAGTATAGGAGTTCAGTTGTAACCAATTCAGAAAGCGCGGCAACTGAACGTTTGTTCAAGTCATCGAGATCGATTCCGAGTCCAGATCCAGATTCCATGACTCCAGCCGAAAGTTTCACAGCTTCATACCTAACCTGATCCGCTTCGAATTTTTCTGACACGCTTCCGTGTGGAATAAAGCCATTCTTCAGTTGTTTGAACATTTGTTTCGATGATAAGTAAGTATCTGAGTTGCTGATAACACTTGAATGTTTATATCAAAACCAAATCAATTTTTTTTTATAATAAGTGTTTGTTTTTAGTATTTTAGTATTTTAAGATTTTAAAATAATAAATAAGATAAGTAAGTAATAAATAAAATATTCAAAAACGAGATCAATACAAGAATGCAAGCTTTACGAAACACATTAACGGCAGGAACAAGTGGACAATGGTACATGTTATTTGCGGCAATGGTGGCTGTGTACTTGCTCGTATGGCTGAACAAAACGTTCGGACCTCGATCAAAAATGGCGCGACTAAAGTTAATGGAAGGGTTTGTATCCAGCCAAACAAAACAATTTGAACGCAAAACAGGAGGGTCAATTTACGACGAATTTTATGCCGATGTTTACGACGAACTGTTTTTCCAGCCCAATAAGCTGGATTATGAAGTATCGGCGATTATTAAAGAAGCCGATTTAGCGCCAAGTGGAAGTCATGTACTGGATATCGGAAGCGGCAGAGGGCATTTCGTGAATAAGATGAAAGAAAACGGGTATGCTTCAACCGGCCTTGAAAATTCCAAGGCCATGGTTGATGCAAATAAACGCATTTATCCGGATAGCGACATCAAATACGGCGATGCCATGGATGCAATGACATTTACACCTGAAAAATTTACAGTGATTACATGTCTCACGTTCACCGTTTACTATATGAAAGACAAGCGTCAGTTTTTTGATAACTGTTTCCAGTGGTTGTCGCCCGGCGGACACCTGGTGGTTCATTTAGTGGATCGTGACAAATTCGACCCGATGGTTCCCGCTGGCAAACCCTTCTTTTTAATTTCGCCGCAGAGTCAGACTAATAAACGCATTACTGGAAGCTCCGTTAAATTTGAAACGTTTCAGTACAAGTCTGATTTCAGTCTTAAAACCGATGATGATGGAGTTTTAACCGAAACGTTTACCGACGACGAAACCGGAAAAGTTCGACAAAATGTCCACAAATACGACATGCCTCATCATAAAACCGTCGTAAAGATGGCCAAAGAAGCCGGGTTTATCGTACACGCGCATGTGGATATGGTGAGCTCCATGAACGAGTACCAGTACTTGTATTTTTTCAAGCGACCCAATTAACCAACTAACCAACTAAGAGTACAACTTACTGTCTTCCACGTTGCGCGTAACCTCTTTAATGAACTTGTCCGTATCGAGAAGTTCAGTGATGTTTTCTTCCCAGTTGGATCGATACCTGAACAAAAACCCAACGAGTCCCGCCATCGTTATATTTTTATTTTGGATGGCTTTATAGAACGCATCGAACGCGGTGTCAATTTCAGCGGGCGTTTTTCCAGATTTTTTCATCATGTCTTTAAACAATTGCTGTATGTCGCATTTCTTGGGATAGTTCATGTGAATAATCATATCGGTTCTACCCTGTCTCAAGAGCGCGTGGTCCATATTTTCGGGATGATTCGTTGTTATAAAAGAAACCAGCCCCTTTTTATAACAAACGCCGTCAAGTAAATTCAACAAATTACTGAACGTAAATAATTTATTATCTTGCGTCGCGGTTCGTTTTTCAAACAAACAGTCAATGTCTTCGATAAGAAGAATCGACTTGGCCGGAATATCGCGGAATGCAACTAGGGCGCTGCTGTTGTCAATATCGTGGTTGATTGAAAAAATACACAGACTGTATCCAATCTCCCGACAAAGCGCTTTTACAATACTTGTCTTACCGCTTCCTGGAATGCCGGTGAGTAAGTAGTTTTTCTTGTACGGAATTCCAAACTCGTCGTACTCCTTTTCATTTTCTATAAAATCCGTAACGTCCTTCCGAAGTTTCGACTTGATTTTACTGTCAAAGTATACCGTGTCGAGCGTTCTGGATGGAATTTTATTGTAACGCATCCACTCGCCGTATTTATTCATGACAAACACATGAAGTTTGGTATCGTCCTTCTCGTTTAGCTCGCCGTACCGGTCAGCATCAACATAAAAGTCGTGAAAATCTTTACACGACGTGGCTGAAACGGTCAGCGACTCGTATTTCTTAGGATGGTCGTCGCAACCCACAACAAGGTGCTCTTGTGCATACTTGATTACAAATATTACGCCCGGTTTATATTCATATTTATATGACCCGTACCCCAAGGTCATATACCCGTTGTCTTCTCCGTCGTACTTAAACGGGCGGCGTCTGATTTTAAAGGGTAACGTTGTAGCATCTAGCCCCGACAAGTACGATACGCTTTCAATGGTATTGTACATGTAGGACAGTATCTGCCCAATAATGGTACAACAGTCCGTAAAATATTCGTACGTGCCTGATGACAGCAATGTTAAATCTATTTTGATTTTCCTTTGATCTGTTATCAACCCTTCAATAACGCTATCGCTACTGCTATCGCTTACCGCGTCACACGACTCGAGCGTCGAATTTGCATATCTATATTGTTCACTCGTCATTTGTTTTGATCTTGACTTTTACCATCAATCATGTAGACATATATTTAAGTAATATTTTTATGTTTAATTTTGTACTGCGTTTTTAGGTTTAGAGCCGTAAGCGCGCATCTCCCATTAAGAGAACATATTCGATTCGTTCTCGCGGTCCCAAATAAATATTAAATAAATAAATAAAAATTATTATTTTATTTATTTGTCTATATAGAACAATAAATAATAAATAGTGAATAAATAAACCAAATTATGATGTAGTATGATGCGGTTGCGGTTGCTTGGACCAGTTAATGCTCATAAATATGTCAAGTGGCGAAACTGAAGTTGTAATATAGTGCATTACGTCGTTGTAAGTGATTTTGATCTTGTATGGCACCTCTTCGCCGCGAGCGATTGCGGCAACGTGATCGTTCTTTCGATCCAGGTAAATGTCGGTATGCAGACCGTGTAAAATGTTTTTAATATGGGTCGAATAGTTCCCCAGCTGTTTTTGTTTCAGAACGAAGCATTCAATGTATTTTGAATGCACGAGATTTGCAAAACTTGTAAAACTGTTATTGTGCTCGGTAAATGCATCAGTGTCTTCGGGGAATACAGCCAAGTGCTGTTTGATTTCTCTTGTGCGGCGCAAACTGCAGTACATGTAAAACATCCTGGTTTGAGACCCCATTGGAATTTTCTTTGCGGCTTCGTATGCCGGGTTTCGCAACTTGAAACTCCACCCGGCATTTTTTGCGCTGTGGAACACGACGCCCATCACGCGATAAGGTGTCATGCAGCTCGAATTGGCATACCGCGCATGAATCTGGAAAAATGCATGGTTGTTGTTGTCGTTGGATCCCAGATCCGTATCATAATTCCGAGGAACATTGAACCCGATTGACTTATGATCGACGACATTTCTCGGGTGTCGTGTCACAGTAAGTGTGACATTGTCGACGGTATATGCCGCAATGTAGTAAAGACGCGCGGCAACAACTGGTGCAATCATGGGATTCTTAGGATGCTGTAAAACCAGACTGTATGAGTACCTGGTATTCAGCGTCGATAAATCGATCTTATTCGCAGCACATGCCTCAAAAAACAGGGTTCGAAATGTAACCTTCTTATCGACGGATGTTGGTGAGGTTGTCTCATTACCTGCGATAGGAGCAGGAGCAGGTACAAACACCTCTCCTCCAACAACGCCCTTTGTCGAAATTTCCCATCCCGTTTTGGCCAATTCGTCTGCATCTGCGTCCACAGCAACCGCGCTACTGCTACTGGGAGCTCGAAACAAATGAATCATGGTTCCTTCAACAAACTCTTCGATATGCGAAAACGACTTTAAAAATTCGTCGCGTGTCACACCGTAAAGCGCATTGAAATCTACTGTATCATTGCAGCGCAGTGTTTTGGCGGGAGAATATGAAACAATATTTCCGTTGCGGTCAATAACCACCGATCGAAACAGTCCTCGACCTTGGATGATGGCTTCAGCCGAATGATCTGCGGCAGTCACACACGCGGGAACTTGATCGCCAACGCACCCTCCTTCTCCATTATACATGGGCTGAAACACATTTTTACTATATTTGAGGACGTAATAAAATCCGGTAGGGGTCTTCCATTTTTTCATGGTCATGCTGAGCGTGTTCAACAACGTTGTAACCTCAGATGATTTTTCATCAAAGCCATTTTTACGCACCATGCCAAACAACGTCTGGATGTCGCTACTATAACACAACTTATAGTCGGTGCTGTACCCGATATGTGAAGTGCGCATTGTTAATAGAGTCTAAATATAAACTTTTCTACATGATATACGCTGTAAATCTTTAATATGTTTATTTAAAGTAATAATGATATTAAGGATATTAATAATAAATAAAATAAGTAAATGGAAATAAATATAACTATAATATAATTGAAGCATCTTTTATGAAAATAAAAAAAACAACAAAAAATATGACGTATAGGCGTCGTTATACGCAGCAGGGTGGAATTTTTAGAGCGATTAGTAGTTTATCAAACTATGCTATCAGCACATGGAACACACTTTCAACACTCGCATCATCTGCATTGGTTAAAACATCTGTAGATATAATCAACATTTTTCGAATGTCCAAATCGATTGTTGAAGATACAAATGATGCATACCGTTATTATAGATATGTATCAACAATCGATGTTGATAAAATACCGAGACCTATATCACAAGTAACAAAAACCCGCTTTGTAAAAATTAAAAACGACTTGAACAAGCTGTTATTATATATTAAAAATACTGCAATTAGTATAAGACTGTGTGGTATTGCATATGCTTACTTCACGGGTAATAGTGACGCTTATAATAAAGAAGTCGCTTCTCTTGATGCAATTGAAGCGACCGAGAATAACCCGCTCCATCCACTTTATCCAGTCCGGTTGAAAAAAATATTTGACATAGGCATGGTTGCTTTTTATGGCGACTGGTACCGCTATGAATTAAACATTTTAATGACAAAATTAGTTGCTGTCGTACATGAAATCACTGCGACAGCTATAGGGTTACCTCAAACCGGAGACATAGAATCTGTTACGACCCCGTTTATTTCCATTAGGTCTACCCCGGTGGAGCTGTCACTTTCTTCTTATACATCAAAAAATGCTTCTTTAAGAAGAAGAAAACGTAAAACTAGTTAACTAGACTAACTAGACACTTCGCTTAAAATCATGTACTTGAAGTTTCTATAAATAATTGTTCATATTAACATATTAATTAAATTGTACAATCCGCGTCTACCATCATTTTCAGTAGCTCGTCAAAGGTTGTAACCGGCTTCCAGCCTAAAACTCGCCTCGCCTTTTCGGAGTTTCCAAGCAGCATGTCTACTTCCGTCGGTCGGTAGTATCGCTCATCAATATAAATGAGGGCGCGTTTCGTAGCTGCATCGTACCCGATTTCATTTACGCCATCACCGGTCCAGTTAATGACGAATCCCCTCATTGCGAAACACTTCTCCACCATTTCGCGGACCGAATGAGTTTCATTTGTTGATAGAACGTAGTCGTCTGCATGGTCCTGCTGGAGCATGCGCCACATTCCTTCCACGTAATCTTTTGCATTGCCCAAATCGCGCATAGAATCCAGGTTACCTAAAACCAAGCGGTCGGTTTCACCTTTAAGTATTTTTGCCAATCCCAGCGTGATTTTCCTCTCTACGAAATTGTGTCCCCGGCGAACACCACCGTGGTTGAATAATATGCCGTTACATGCAAACATTCCGTATGCTTCCCGATAATTTTTAACGATCCAAAATCCGTAAAGCTTCGCTGCGGCATATGGCGATCTAGGATAAAACGGCGTATTCTCATCCTGGGGGACCTCTTGCACCTTTCCATAGAGCTCGCTTGTCGATGCCTGGTAAAATCTTGCAACGCCTTCCAGGTCGTTGTTTCGTATCGCCTCGAGCAGTTTTAATGTTCCGAATGCGTCGGTGTCTGCGGTGTATTCCGGCATTTCAAACGATATTTTCACATGCGATTGTGCGGCCAAATTGTATATCTCCAACACCTTCATATTTTCATATTTATTTTTTATCATGTTTAGTATTTTGTTCAAGCATGCACCATCCGTTATATCGCCATAATGCAAAAAAAGGCGAGGATGTTTGAATATATGATCGATCCTTGAAGTATTGAAATTTGAACTGCGTCGAATTAATCCGTGCACGTTATAGCCCTTGTCCAACAACAGTTCCGCCAGATATGACCCGTCTTGCCCAGAAATCCCAGTTACAAATGAAACCTTCATACTAATCGTTTGATTATGATTACTACAAGGCTCATAATATTTTTATATCTTATTTCTTATAATCTTATTTATTTCTTTTATACATTAAATTAAAATTCAAAATACGATGTTTTCGTCAATCCATTTCTTGATGGAAACGTTGACTGGATGCAAAATTTGATTCACGCCGTTTATGTAATGCAAATAGTCTTCGCGCACGCCGTCCACCGACCCGGTTCCGTCGGAACTTGTCGCTACTAGCATGAGCAGGACATTGTGTATAACCGCCAAATCCCGTTTCGAATACTTTTCAACGATGTTGCAAAAAATAGTATCGATCGTGCCACTACCGCTGCCATTTCCTCCACCATTCCCTGGGCCAGTTTCGTCGTCACTAATAACAGCTGATGTTCCTGATCCTGATCCTGATCCTGATCCTGCCGATACCATCATACTTCCGTGTTTATTCAATGCGATTTGTTTGTACATGTTGAGCGTATGTAAAATATGGGGTCGGTTCGTGTTTGTATACGTGCGAATCAATTTTTCAATACCCTTTACCGCATTCGAAATCAAAAGAGAATAAAGATCGGGCATATCCGACGCTAAAAATGTGTAATACTTATTGAACCGAGTGAATACGTTGAACAAGTAGCATAAATCGTCTTGCGTGTCACTGTTGTACCATCGAGACATAGACTGCGTGTAGTCCGGGGGTTGGATTAATAACATATTCCCTTTGATTGCAAGTTTCGTCCCAACTGGATAAAACGAGAGAAATCCCACCTGAAGAATTGCATGCAGCGGTTCCAAAATGGTTTCGAATCTTTCTTTGGAGCGCTTCTTAGCAGATCCGGCTATTGAATATAACATTCTAAACGCATTGGACATGGTATCTCCTTATCTATTTTATCTATCGTATATCTACAGACTACAACGTATATATTATATTATTATTTTCGATTTTATATATAAAATATAGATACATACATACATATATAAACAGAATAAATACAACGCAAGTATGATTGGGTGGGTACTTCAAGTTACGGTAATATCTCTCTGTTTCATTGCCGTCGTTCACTACTTGTACATTTTTTTCAAAACAACCCTAACCGTTCCAAAGGTAAAAGATCTAGTCAACCGCCCGCAGCAACAATATGAAGAACTTTTTAAAGGGATAACGCATACGAGTCCACATTTGGACGGATCGCATATATCGATTCATAATAATAATAATAATACTAATAATAATACTACTAGTATTTCTGAATTGCCATCTCTCTTGGAACATCAGGATCAGGATCAGAACCGCGATCAAATTGCAATGAAATATGAACTCAAACAGTTTTTAAAAAAACTTAACAACAAATAAAATAATTACAAGGATTCTGCAGAAAATATATTTACACTCTCGCCATAATAAAAATACCAATTCGCATACCGTTTACTAGTTGCATACAATTCGGTGTATTCATTTTCTAACTTGTTTTTACTTAAATAATTTGATATATATTTACCATCTCTGTCTTGCAAATCAATAGTTGGTAAGTTACTTAATATTCCAGAATTGAAATACTTTACACAATTTTCTTTTTCTTCACTTCCTAACCAGCCCTGTCTTCTGCTATAAAACCTTCCCGTATTCATTTTATTAAAGTATTTATAGAAAAATTTATTAAATAGTTATCTATATAAAATCTAAACTCATATAAATAATACATAATTTCAATGTCCGCATCTACATATTTAAAATGGCTGGATGAAACCGATATACACGAAGTCGATGTAGTTGGTGGGAAAAACGCCAGTCTCGGCGAAATGATAAAAAATTTAAAACACTTGAACATAAAAGTACCATACGGGTTTGTTGTAACGGCCGACTCGTATGATTTTTTCATGGCGCACAACAACCTTGTTGAGAAAATTCAAGTTATTATTGACGAAACCGACATTGACGATTTTGTCGATCTAAAACGAAACAGTCTTAAAATTAGAAACCTTATCGTCGACGGTGAAATTCCGGATACGCTCAAAGCCGATATTATAAAGTACTATAAAGCGCTATCCCATAAATATCTTGATAACCATAACCAACCTCAAGACTATACCGATGTGGCAGTTAGAAGCTCTGGGACGAGCGAAGATTTACCCGATGCCAGTTTTGCCGGGCAACAGGATACGTACCTGAATGTTAGAGGCAATACGCAGTTACTGGAACGAATCAAAAGCTGTTTTGCTAGCTTGTATACGGACCGCGCCATCTGTTACCGGAAAACGATGGGATATCTACAGAATGTTAAACTTAGCGTTTGCGTGCAAAAAATGGTCAGAAGTGACTTGGGCTGCAGCGGTGTTGCTTTTTCGATTGATCCTGATAGCGGGTTCAAAGACGTCGTCGTTATAAACGGCAGTTGGGGACTCGGTGAAATGGTTGTTTCGGGACAAGTTAAACCCGATGAGTTTATTATCCATAAAAAAACGTTAGACTTGGGGTACAAGGCCATTATTGATAAGACCCTGGGGGATAAGATCAATAAAATGGTATATGCCGATGAACACGATAAACGAACCAAAATAGTCCAGGTTGAAAAATTCAAACAAAACCGATTTTGTTTGGACGATATTCGCATTCTACAGCTGGCTTCCTGGACCCAGAGTATAGAAGCGCATTATTCCAATAAATATAACAGATGGTGCCCGGTTGATGTTGAATGGGCCCTGGACGGTCTTACGAATGAATTGTATATTGTCCAAGCTAGACCCGAAACGATTCATAGCAAAAAACCGGTTGCTGGTGCTGGTAATGAGTACGTTGAATATTCGTTGGATACAACAAGTTCCAGTCCTGAACTGCTTTTAACGGGCGTCGCGGTAGGATCTACAATTGGGTCCGGGGCCGTAAAACTTATTTTCAATTTAGATACTCGCGACTGTGAAGAATTTAAAGAAGGCGACGTTCTGGTAACTGAGTACACGGATCCAACGTACGAGCCACTAATGAAAAAAGCTAGCGCTATTATTACCGATAAAGGCGGTAGAACTAGCCATGCGGCCATCGTATCCAGAGAACTGGGTAAAACGGCCATCGTTGGCTGCGGGAATGCTACGAAACTACTGAAAATGAATCAAAATGTAACTGCTTGTTGTTCGGATGGGGACATAGGTAAAGTGTACGATGGCTTGATAAGTTATACCATGAAACGTACAAATCTAGAAAACATTCCCAAACTTGAAAGAATCAATACCAAGCTCATGCTGAACATTGGCAATCCTAGTAACGTGTTTAAATTTCATAACTTGCCGGTTGCGGGGGTAGGACTGGCCCGAGAAGAGTTTATTATTGCGAATACCATAGGCATTCACCCGCTGGCTATACTACATCCGGATAAAACGACGGATGATATCCAGTCCTATATTGAAAATAAATCGAGAGGGTTCAACAATCCCAGGGAGTTTTATGTTAAACGTTTGGCGTACGGTATATCCAGAATTGGCGCCACGTTTCATCCAAACCCGGTGATTGTTCGGTTCAGCGACTTTAAATCCAACGAATACCGAGATCTCGTCGGTGGAAGTATTTTTGAACCAAATGAAGAAAATCCGATGCTGGGATTTAGAGGATGTTCTAGGTATTACAGCGACTTTTTTAAGGCGGCGTTCCAATTGGAATGTGAAGCCATTCGGTACGTCCGAGAAATTATAGGGCTAAGCAATGTCATCGTGATGTTACCGTTTTGCAGAACGGTCGAAGAATGTAAAAAAACGATTGATATAATGAGAGAATTCGGACTCGAACGAGGTATTAACGGGTTGAAAATTTACTTGATGTGTGAAATACCGTCGAATGTTATCCTTGCCGACGAATTCTGTAAATTAGTTGACGGCTTTTCCATCGGGTCCAATGATTTAACGCAGCTGTGTCTTGGAATCGACCGAGATGCAGGTCATCTCACATTTATAGGCAACGAAACAAACCATGCGGTTAAAATACTTATATCGAGCGCCATCAAAAGCTGTAAGACTAACTGCGTTAAAATTGGCATATGCGGTCAAGGTCCTAGCGATATCCCCGAATTTGCCGAGTTTCTTGTCAAGGAAGGGATTGATACCATATCGCTTGTTCCCGACAGTATAGTAAAGACCGTGTTTAACCTTGATAAATTATGTTAAAAATACAAAAAATAAAAATAAAAATATAAATATGTAAAATACAAAATATAAAATATAAAATATGTAAAATTGATATAAATTTATTTTTTTATGGTAGAATACATTTATTCATTCGTTCGAATTATAGTACAATATATAATATAACATAATGTCGATACATCCTCATCAACAGTCGGCAGTTGCAAATTTCATTTCGATCGATCGACGAGATGTTTCAGTACTACAGTCCAAACTGTTTCATTCTCCGCCTGGGTCGAGCATGAAAATTTCTTATGAGATAAATACATATAAGAAAGTTTCGGCAAGTGGGTTTTATATCATCCCTAGAGGGAAGAAGTGCTTTGTATGGCTTACAATGTACAAGGGCGCTCAGGAGGCGATATTCTTTGACGTGGACCCCCGAGACCATTCCAAGATAAAATTCGTCTCGATACGAGCAATCCATCCATCGCAGCAGTTTCATTTCGACGACTTTCAGGGTAGCGGAACCGTGCTTTATGGCACACTTTTCAACCACGGACCCGATCAGCAACAATTCTTCGCAGTTGAAAATATTCACGTCTATGAAAATGCGTGCGTGGATCACCTGAACGTTGTCCAAAAAGATGAATTGTTGTATACGTTATTTTCGAAATCGGGCCTGACGCGTGCAGTAAATGCGCCTCCGCATGTTCAAGTGGTGTTTGGCGTAGCCGTGAAATGCGGGACGTATGCGGAAGCATTGAAGGCCGCAAACACCCCGTCGATTGTTCCTTATTCGGTATATGCAATACAGGGCCGGTTTCATACGCAAACGGACAACAAGTATTACCAAAATTGTCAAAGTCAAGGGGGCGACAACAAGTGTTCCCAAGGTGGCGACAAGCACCCCCTTCAACCCCTCTGCGGAGGGGGCGACAACAAGCGCCCCCTTAAACCCCTCTGTACAGATTCAAATACTTTTCCACAAGGAGGAGGAGGGGGGAAACTGTTTATGGTTTCTCCACAGCCTCTGGTCGATATGTATACATTGCGATGCCCAATAACAAACGTGGTCGAACCTGAACCGGCGCATGTAGGCGACTATAAAACCAGCGTGCTACTAAATTCAATATTCAGGACGGTGCGGGAAAATGCGTCATTGGATGCCGCAGAAGAAAGTGAAGACGAAGAAGTATTTCAGGCGTCGCAGCAAATGCACATTGAGGGGTACATATCATCATCGTCGCCGCCAGAAAGGACCATGATTTGCACATACAATTATAAATTCAAGCGCTGGGTACCGTTACGGCTGGGTCCCAACCAAAGTTAAATTAAAAAATAAATATAAAATATCGTATTAAGATATACATTAACTTCACTTTTTTTATTTTGAATGACGAACTCGTTGATAAATGGTAGCAGTAGCAGCAGCAGTAGCATGAAAGTTACGATGTTAAATGTAACCAATAAATCCACGTCGGATAAATTGGAAAAAATCCACGCTCGTAAAAATCATCACATTGTTGCATTATTTTACAGAGATGGATGCCCGCCTTGCGATAAAATGAAACCTGAATGGAAGCACGCATGTGAAATGTTCAAACAAAAATACGAGTGCAAGGACAAAAACGCGAAAGAGCGTGCAGTAATTGCGAATGTTAATGATAAGGGTATCGAGTATTTGGACAAGGTGTTCCACAAAATAGAAGGTACTCCGACAATTCTCTATATGTCGGATAACAGTATTCGCGAATACAACGAAAATGATCGAACCGCGCCCACATTTTTGAAATGGTTTGAAGAGTCACTCAAAGATGAAATCGTACCCGTGAATAGCATCATGAATAAAAGTAAAACTAAAACTAGAAGTAGAACTAGAAGGAGCGGAAGGAGCGGAAGGAGCGGAAGTAGTAGAAGTAGTAGAAGTAGTAGAAGTAGCAGAAGTAGTAGAACTAGTAGAAGAAGAAAGAATACCCTTGATGTTAATGGTGGATGTTGGACATCGAATAAGGGGGGTAAGACTAATAAGAAAAAATAAAATAGTAGTAGAAATTATATCCATTATCTATTTTATTTATTTATTTGTTTATTTATTTGATGAATTGTTATTTAGCTGGAACGATAGGGGTCGGGTTGTTAGGCGCCACATTCTACACGATGACGGCTCAGCCCGTTGTAGCAGTCGAGTATCGCAATAAATTAAAGCAGTCGTCGATTGAAGTATACGACAAAATCGTACGGGAACGAAGCACGATTTATTTTCAGGGGCTTATTCTTGGGTTGGTTGTATCGTACATTGTCCTCTTTAGACTTTCGCCCATGAAGCAGCTTACAAACATGTTCCACCGGGTTACACTGTCGCTGGCAATTGTAGTTCTCGTATCTTCCGGATATTACTGCATTTCTCCGAAAAGCGACTATATGTTGAACCATGTTACAAATGGCGAAGAGTCCAAAGCGTGGCTCGAAATGTACAAGACCATGAAACACCGTTACGTTATGGGATTCATAATAGGTTCATGTGTCGCAATTCCTCTTGTCTACAGTTTTTGTTAAACTCTAAACTCTAAGATTGGGGTTGATGCATTTATCCTTTGATGGGAAAATATTGCCTGACATGCACGTATCACTTTCATTCACGTAAACACAGCTCCTGTTTCCGCGATCTTCGCCTACAAAGCAATACCCCGCCTTCCCGCTTGTTTTACCTTTTTGCGTTACACTCAAGGAGTCGTCGGGTACAGGAATGTCATTAGTCAACTGAGATCCCGTTTTCATGGTCAGCGCATTTGCACGCGCAGCTTCTTGTTTCGCATTTCCGCCGCCACTGGGTGGAACGACGAGACTTGCATTTAACCCTTTACCGGTGACTTGGTCGTCAATAACATTCACCCCCGTTTTGGCAGCGCCCGATACGATGTCAATTCCCGCGCGCGTTCCTTCTGATGTCGTGGATACGAACTGTTTACTGACCGATCCTAAAATACCGGTTGACCACTCCGTAAATGGTCGAACAAATTCAAGCACGTCGTCGGTAATTAACCCCATTTCCTTAAACACGTTAAACCCGGCAAATCCTAAAAGAACCGCGACGAGGATGAACCGTACGAAATACCCCATGAACGATGTCGAATTGGAATCGGAAGAATCAGGCGATGACGATGACGAGTCTGATTCCGAGTCCGACGACGTATATGTTTTCTTAACTTCTTCCGGAAACCATGATGATACTGGCGTAACTTTTGATGATGATGCCGATGCAGCAGACGATGGATCCGTCGATGACGACTTTGAGCCGTTTTTAGAGAATATGTTAAATGTCGAACTTGAAGCGGATGCAGGTGGATTTGAATTTGCAAACGACATTTTTGGGTGGTTGTTTTGTTATTACTAAAGATTGCTAAATTGATAAATACTAAATACTATTATATTATTTTATTTAAATACAACAAATACAACAATATAATATATAAAAATAAATTGAACGTTGTTCTATATACAGAGTCAGGGATATTACGCTATCAAATACAGTCATGCCATTGTCATCCTATCTCCAAGATAAACTCACAACCCTAAGAAAAAAGCTTGGCGGCGGCGGTGGCGGTGTTACTTCTACCGCCGATGAGGTTCGAATTGATATGGGATCGGGAACCCCTCTTTCTTCTACTGAAAAGCCGCATCGTCGAAGGTCTCCGACTCAACCGCCGATTATCATTTCGGTGGACGGAAACATTGGCGCCGGAAAAAGTACAATCATTTCGCAGCTTAAGACCACCTTCAAGGGTATGCCAAATGTGCTCTTTATACAAGAACCGGTGGATACCGTATGGAACACCGTTGTGGACGAGCGCGGAGAAACACTGCTTTCTAACTTTTACAGCAACCCTGAAAAATACGCGTTCACGTTTCAGATGATGGCCTACATATCTCGCCTTTCAATATTAAAAAAGGCTGTCGGCAACATGGACTATGATATTATCATCACGGAACGCTGCCTTGAAACGGACCGGAACGTATTTGAAAAAATGCTCCATGACAATGGGGTTATTAGCAAAATGGAGCATACCGTATACAACATGTGGTTTGACGAGTTCTACACGCCCGTGCGATGCAATGCAATCATTTACATTCGAGCCTCGGTCGACACGTGCATGGCTCGAATTCAGCAGCGGTCTCGTGAAGGAGAGACCGTGTCGCGAGACTACATTACCCAGTGTGTAAAATACCACGAAGATTGGATCATGAACGATTCGCGAAAACGCCTCATCGTTGATGCAGACAGTGACAGCGTATACAACGAAGAAATGCGCGACCGGAAAATATTACAAATTGTCAGTTTTATTCATTCCCTCTGCACATAGACAAGAGACAATAGGCAATCCATGAATTTGCGTTTTTAGTTGTTTTATAATTTAGAAGTATGGTATAATATATTATTTTTCATCATAGTGTCAATGTCAAACCCGAAACGAACGATAACCATCGATACGAACCTACAGTCATTATCTAAAAGAGGTAAAAATAAAAGCGTTAAAAATGCAACAACTACGATTCGCCCTAAATTAAAAATCAACCAGTTTATTCGCCCCAGTACTCTTAAAAAACAACTACTTGCGCGCATAAAAACTCATCAGCAGAAAAAAAATACGTACTCCGATGCAACAACATTAAGAGACATAAGAGACAGTTCATCGACTGCTGACAGCAACAACAAGAACAGTAATAGTAATAACAGTAACAATAACAATAACAATAACAAGGCCATTACGGATAGTGAATCATTTTCACAATCTCTCGAATATTTGCAATCACTTGCGGTAAACCGTAAAGACCGTAAACAGAAAACAAAAACTCAGAGAACAAATATAAATACAACAATCGCATCATCACCTCAGTCACCTCAGCCACATCAGCCGCCTCAGCCACCTCCACAAGTTTTTTTAACCGCGTTTCCAAGTGAAGAAAATACATCGACCGCACCTATTATACAACATCAGTTACCTTTAGGGTCATCAGCACCAGCACAAGTATCGCAACTAGCACAAGTATCGCAATTAGCACAAGCAGCACAAGTATCGCAATTAGCACCATTTGAGTCGTATGTTAATAATTATAGTGAGAACACTCCTCCGGTTGTTTTAAACAGCGAACCGCAATGGGGATGTTTAAAAAGTGGAAATAAACCAACATTTAGGTCATTTCATAACAAAACATGCAAGGTGAGTACATCAATAGAATCGGAACCCAATAACAACAACAACAACAACAACAACAACAACAACAACAACAACAACAACAACAACAACAACAACAACAACAACAACAACAACAACAACAACAATAACAACAATAACAATAACAGTGAAAGCGCGCCTGTTGTAATTGATACAACACCAGTAGTATCAGATTCGGAATCAGAATCGGAAAGGGAAGGACCTGACCCAGTAGCTCTTTCAGAAGTACTGTATGGGTCTAGGCAACAGCGGCTCAACGACTATCGGAACGAGCAAGTTAAAACTGATAAAAAAAACATAGAATCTGTCATAAAAATAAAACAAACAAAGCAGAGGATTGTTACAAAACGATATAAACTAGGAAAGTATACAAATAAAACTGGCCCGGTAATTGGAGTACTCATAAAAAATGTACAAACCCAGCGAAATGTTGAAAGGAAACGAAATGAAATGAAACACATTCCGTTGGATACAATAATATCAAGACTCCACAAAAAACGGCTCCTCAAAGTAGGATCCAGTGCACCCCCCGATGTTTTGAGAGAATTGTATGAAAGTTCGGCACTGGCAGGAGATATTGAAAACGAAGGAAATGATATCGCATTGCATAACTTTTTAGCAGGAAGTCCTGAAAATGACACAACTACATAATTTAAAATTTAAAATTTAAAATTTAAAAAAATAATAAATAATTGAAAAATAATAGAAAAATAATAAAATTTGTAGTTTATTATTTATTTCAGCAGCGGTATAAACTTAGTTAAAACATGGAATGACCAATTATTTCATTCGCAGCCATTGGTTCAAACCCGTTCATCATTCCACCGTAAGGGGACGCGCCGGCAGCGGGACCTGGAGGCTGCTGCTGAGCAGGAGGCCTAAACTCGTTTTGCATGCTCTTGTTGCTCGTGAGCTGAGCGGGAGGAGGCGCGTGTCCGCCAGTAACCATCATTCCGCCGCTACTTTGCACGTACTGGTTTGAAAGGGGTTGAGTAACGCGCACTTGCGATTGTTGACCGTATCCCGCTCTTGCACTGCCTTCGCCGGACCATAAATCTTCAACGCGATCAACCAAAATCTGAACCTTTTCACCCAGCTTGGTCTTGATCGATAAAATAACCATGAGTATACCCAGCGCGATGGTTACCATGTTCAGTTCTCCGTATTTGTACCCGCTATACGTTGGAATGTACGTTATCGTGCGATGAATAAAATAAATGGCGATAAACATGAACAACAGCTGTGCGACAATTTCTACTAAAATCATCAAACTGCCTTTTTGATCGTCGGGGTCGGGCGAATAGTTTCGAATAATCGAAAGCACAATCGCAATTGGAACCAGCGCGAGGATGAGGTACTGGGTTATATTGAGAAGTATCCCTTGTTGTGCATCGTCCATTTTGAAAACGTAGTCAATAAACCCGGACCGACGAACACCGTCGCGAACTGTTTCTTCTAAAGATTCCATTGAATAAATAAATGAATTATGTTGTGTTCTATTTAAAATGATGAAAGATAAAATAAAAATAAACAAATATTAAATTTCATTTTCGACGGGTTCGTTTCGATTTTGACTTCTTTGACTTCTTTGATTTATTTGATTTATTTGATTTATTTGATTCACCGCCATCTTGTATAAACTCAACCGGTAATTCATGTTGCCTGTATATACTCTCAATTATAGTTCTTAACTCTGTCATGCGGTCTGTTAAACGCATTATTTCTTCTTGCTTTAGTAGACGCTCCAACATATACATATCTTGTAGTTGTTTGACATCACGTTTCCTAGTTGAAGAATGGGACCCATCATGCTTCCAATTTGTGAAATTCCAATGTGTTAAATTCCGAATACGTCTTAACTCCTCCTGTATTATATTAATATCGCGCTGGACGTGTATTTTTCGGGTCATTATAGCGCGTAGTTCATTGCGAAACGGACGACACATCATTTCAACTCTTGACCGGTTCAAGCGCTCCCTTCTTCTTGTCTCTGTTCCTTCTTTTTTTGCTAAATATGTTTCCAACGTATCAGGTCCGAATGTTATGAGTGGGTTTACACGAGGTGGATCCGGATCCAGTTTAGAAAGTACTTGCTCTCTAGTTTGTTTAACAGCACGTCCAGGGAGCGGCATTTGTTATGCGTGTGTCTGTGTGTGTGTGTTGTTGTTTATAATATTATCCATATTAGATAATTTTATTTAAACAACCAAACAACCAAACCACAAAATGCAATTCATTCAACGGAATCGCGAACACTGGTAAACAGCCGGTTCATGTTGATTACTTCCAATTTATCATTCGCCGAAACCGATGTAAACAATTTTTTAATCAACTCATCATCCCGGAATCGAATCGTGTAATTTTGCTGCAACGAGTTTCTACCCACTCGTCCCATCGCCTGGACCGTTTTTTCTTGCGTCATACCGCTTAAATCTTTTCCAATGTACCCATGACAAAATTGGTAGTTTGTTCCGTAAATATAATCTGACGATGCGATAATCAGGTAAAGTTTCTGATTCTGGGCAAGCGTTTTCATGATATCGTTGTATTGCGTTCCGGCTCCAGCGCCATCTCCATCAATTTCGTGCGGATTCGTAATCACGCCAATTCCCATAAGTAACAGAAGCTTCCAGCTATTCTCAATGGGCAACAACATGATTTGTTCGACCGTATCTGTATCGACATCGGACGAAAATCGAGACCCGGTAGCTTCGCCTAGAGGCTTTTTGAATTGTTTATCATTGCGATTGCACCAGTATTGGTAATGTTCGTCCGTATTAGGGATAAAGATTTCGTTCAACGTTACTGTCTTGACTTGATCGCGTAGGTCGTTTATTTTACCTTGTAATGAAAACAACTCGTCGTACCGTTTCATGACTTTTGCGGACTTTTCATTAATGCACAATTTGGAATCAAGCTCCTTTTTACTTACCGACCGGCCACCTTTTTCATTGGATGCACCTGCGCCACCGGTACTAGTAGTTCCAGATCCTTCTCGTTTAGCGCGCTCGTCGTCCAGTTGACGTTCCAAGTCCGCAATTCGGTCACTTAGCCCGGCATTAAACTCAATGTCTTTCATAATATCATCAAACACTTCACCCGGAATTTCGGTATGTTGTAATGCAAATGCCGCGATTTTTTTTACTTCGCTGGTTAAATAAATCGTCGGACCATCGGTTAATGTATAGGCGTCTTGGGTTGTCATGTAAATCGTCGATGGGTATACCGGCGTTCGACGCCCGCTTAAAGCAGACATGATATTAATCCAGGCATCGGGGCGAATATTTGCGAGAAGTTTCAAGTAGTACTCTTTGAGATTGGTCATGGTAATATCGGTCAACTTGTCGGAAAAGTATCGCACTAACTGATACCGCTGAGACGATATAGCCGACGGCCCGGCAGTATCAACTGCACAAATGAACTGCACAATTTCTCTCAGGTCAAAATACCGCATAATTGTTTTATAAGACTCGCAGTGTTTAGCACTCTCTTTGACCTGACTGTAGTCAGATGCAAACAAATAATGAGGCAATTCTACAAAGCCACTCTTGTTTAAAATCGGAATAGATTTTTTGCAGTCGTGGCTTACAATATTGTATACCTGTGGACTTGTGTATGTACCATCATCCTGCACCAGTTCCGAAAACTTGATCCGAAAATCGCTCAGCACGCTTCCGATTTCGTGTTCTTTGGGAAGCGTGGCAGAGGATAGAACAATATTGGGAATAACGTTTTTGCTCCACGTTCGGTGGATAATAGAATGATACGGGTGATCCTTATAATCTAACATGATTGTGGGTTCGTCCCAGTACATGACCAACCGGTCTGCCTGATTGAACGCACGCATGTAATGCATTGCATACAAGTACGACTTTACGTCACATATCATGAGTTCGACATTATCGCCGACACTATTGTCAACTTTTCGAATCCCACCCGTCTTCCAGTCGCGCGTGTATTCCTTTGCGGAAAAATAATGGAGGCGGATATCGTCGATGTTGTTGCACCCAAATGCAAACGCCACCTTTTTTTTCATAGTGATTGCAGCTTTTGCTAGCGCAATTCCCACATGCCGTGCTGCGCAGATAAATACCACCCTAAACTTTTCAGTGAGTCCTAGCGGCGACAACGTTTTTCCCGTTCCGGTGGGTGCAATATATAGAACTAATTTAGGGCCGGGCGTTTTGATTACGGTAAACAGTTCCTTTTGGTGCTCGTAGAGTTGCCTGCTGGCGTATCTGTGGATGTATTCATTCCGTTCGATGTAGTCGTATGCATGCTTAATGAAATGAAGAACATTGGCATGTTCAATTGCTTCATTTTCATAGCGCCGTATAACGTGAGATATAAAAGAATCCACGTTGGCATTTAAATGGGGAATGTTATTCGCGTAGAGCTTGCATAGCGTGTAGTAATAATACGTCCATTTTAGACAGCTAGTGGCAATGGATGCAGAGGCCGCATTCGAATACTTTTCTTCCATCAGTTTATCGAAAACGGAGAGTAAAATGTTCTCGTATATCCCGTCCATTGCCGAAGTATCCATTTTTATATTTTGAATCCGCATGGCGTCTATTTTTTTAATTGTTTTCGAGTCGCCCATAATTCGTTCCCATGATTGGAACACGTCGATTATCGGACCTGGACTTATGGTGGCAGCAGCAGCAGCAGTTCGCGTCAAATATTCGCGCTCATTTTTTCGGTGTTTCTTTACCAGTGATTCAAGGAGTGCTTGGTAAAATGTGGCGTACAAGTGCTGGTGCATTTCAGGTGTAGGGGCGATTTTTAAAAAAGAAATGAGAGAGTTTTGAGACGTTCGTATAATGTTCACATCGCCGAACCCGCTGATAATCATTTGCATGATATCCTTTTCGGATTGGCTTTCGGGAATTTCAGTATAGTCCCATTCACTTTTCGACAGTTTCACTTGATCTATTATGTCGGTAGTCGACGATATCCGTACTCCGGATACCGACTCGGCGATACCATGTGGTCCTCCTGCCATGGCGGTGGCATCAGATGGTGTGCATACTGCCTGTACTCCTCCGGATATTGAATTTGAATTTGATGTACGGCCAGTCGATTCCATTCCTGACCCGGTTCCTGGTTCGCGACATGGTACTGAACGTATTCCGGTTCTGCTGGCGTATATGGTGTTATCGGCATCGGCATCGGCATCGGCATCGTTGTCGTTGTTGTGCGTTGGCTCAGTGTCGGTAGAAGAATTACGCATATCATTATTATCATTATTATTGTTAGTCCTACTATTGTTGCAAGAATGATGTTCATAGGTTGTCATAGGCTGCTAGTAAATCTAAATATATGTAGATCTGTGCAAATACATATGTTTACATGGTATTATGTTTAAGTCCCTTTTTATTTTTAGTTGATTGAGTCACAGTTGTGTTGGTTGTAATATGTTTTAGGACTTCCGAGTTTTTTCCGCCAGTCCAAAATTCCAGTCCAAGAATAATAATAATCATCGACACCCAGCTGAACGCGTAATTAAATGCCATTCCTTTTACTTTTCCGAAACACTGAACCATGAAGGGAATCATGATAAAAAAAAGAATCCATGACGACAGCCAACCGGTAAACGCGTACGCTGAAAATTGTATAACGTATCGGTAGTTACTAACCACCGTTTCAAATGGGTTCATTTGTTTATTTATCCGTTTATCCTTTTGGCTATATATGATGTAAATATTTTCTCGCTTTGGATTGTTTTCAATCTAATTTTATTTTATCGTCGCAGTCATCAAGGTCAACGTCAACAACATCTTCTTCCTGTTTCTGTTTCTGTTTCTGTTCCTGTTCCTGGTTGTCTGGCAAAGGCGGCGTCGAAGTCGAGCCGACAACCCCATGTTTATAATAATGAATACCAATATCATTTAAATTCTGAAACATTTTCTTCCACGCATCCCAGTAACCAACTTCAACGTAGTTGATATAACTATAACTTGATCCAGTGCCATCTGGATCATTCTCTTTCTCTTTATTCCATTTGGTACAAAATTCACGAACAACCGGGGCGGCAAGTACGTTTTTGTACTGCGGCATCGACGGAAATAAGTGATGCTCGATCTGAAAATTAAGGTATCCCATAATCCAGGTAACTAATGCCGACCGCGTGCTTATATTGACACTATGCCTTATAGCATACTCAAACCAGCGCAGAGATTCGGTTTCCGGTATCACTCCCGTGAATGTATGCGACAGTGAAAAATGGCCAAACAAGTAAATGAAATTAAACACGTTGCAAATCATGTATAGAAAATAGCAATACGCTATAGACATATTAAAATGATCTGGTGACAGAGAGTAAAAAATGGCAGGAATGACAAGGTGCGACAAGGCTATAAATGAAAGCTCCGATACAGCCGAAACCGATTTTTTTGACATGGCGTGACGAAACGCGCGCTGCGGGTGTAAATAATACGTCCAAAACAAATGCACCAGAATGCCGTTGGTTATGGGAATGAAAAGCCATGCTTGAAATCGCATCCACAACCGAACCAGCCGTTCAGTCACCTTGTTTTTATACAGTTGTTGCATACGAGTATTATTCTCAAACGCGGTTTTAAAAAACGCGACAAAGGGGGTAGTGTCGAGATCAATATCGTGATTTATCCTTTGAGGTGCGGCGTGGTGTTTATTGTGCATGGAATTCCACAGCGTACTGCTAACGCCTCCTCCGAATCCCATGGTTACCATTTGAATACCGCGATCCATAGACTTTATGCCGGTTAAACTGAGGTGCCCGGCTTCGTGTTGTACCCACCCGCATCGAGTTTTGAATACTATAAATGCCAGCATGGACGCGTACACGTTGTACGGTACCAGAAAAACGCCCATCCCAAAAAAGAAGACTAGTTCCAAGAGCCGAAAGTATACGTGAATGTAATCGGGTTCAAAACAGCCCATGGTATCAAGTCGCTGGCGCATGATTCGGAAATCGGTACATATTTCAGGTTCTATTACTGGTGGATCGGATTCAGAATTCGAATTCGAAATCTTTGGAAGGGATGCGAGCGTAGCTCTTGCTTTTGCGGATCGCGAGTGGAATTCCCTAAATGCGTCACCCGCATCATCCTCGCCTTGGCCGGCATAGTTAATAATTGACCCACCGGGATGATTGAATTTGGTGATGTCGTATACGACTCCATTTAGTCGAATCGTTTTCATTCTATTTTATATTTTATATATTGGTACAAAGTTCTCTTATTATGTCTATGCTCAACGTTTATATATTTATAACTGAAATATATAAAATATATAAAATGTCAATGTCAATTTATATTTATTATAAAAAATAAATATAAAAACAAATTGACGACTAAATGGTAACTACTGAAGCATATCGTATCGTCAAATCATCGTCAACCAGAACTAGTAATGGAATCATCAGCATCGGCATCGGCATCGGCATCGGCATCGGCATCGGCAGCAACAACAGGAGCAGCCATTCAAGAGCAACGAGATGTACGTAGTAATATGTCCGCATCCACAGATTCTGAATATGTATATAAAAATAATAGCGAGGATGACAGACGACGAACGCTTCAAAGTGACAAGTATATCGAGACTCCTTGGGATATCATTTCGGGATATTTCCAAGGTAAGCATTTGGAACAGCTTGTACGACACCAGCTGGAGTCGTACAACAAGTTCGTTGGCGAGTTCGTTCCCGCCACAATTGAAATGTTCAATCCAATCTGCGTTTCTTCCGACCAGGATTACGACCGCGTGTCGAAAAAGCATGCGCTCACCGTACAAATATCGTTTGAAAATTTCAGCGTGCATCGTCCACAGATTCACGAAAATAACGGCGCAACTCAAGTCATGTTTCCTCAAAAGGCGCGCATTCGAAATTTTACATACGCCTCCACAATGACAGTTGATATGCGCGTACAGTACATCATTCGAACGGGTGAAAATCTCAACAATGTACACACCATGCATACAACCTTTCCCGGCATTCATCTTGGGAAACTTCCAATCATGTTGAAATCCAGCATATGTGTTCTCACGCAGTACCCGCATTTGAGCGCCGATGTTACCGGCGAGTGCTCACACGACGCCGGAGGCTACTTCATCATCAACGGAAGCGAAAAAACGGTTTTGGGTCAAGAGCGAGCTGCGGAAAATAAGGTATACTGTTTCAATGTCTCGAAAGGAAATACCAAATGGAACTGGGTTGCCGAAACCAAATCGGTACCCGACCATAAACAAATTTCCCCGAAACAGCTGAATATTATGATCGCCGCAAAATCAAACGGCAGCGGGACCCCAATTTACGTGCAAGTGCCACGAATCAAAACTCCAGTTCCGTTATTTGTTCTGTTCAGAGCGCTCGGAGTCATTCCGGACAAGGCAATTTGCGAAATCATCCTTATGAGACCGTGCGACGGAACGCAATCTCCACTTGACACGGATTCCGCCGAAAATTCAAAAGAGCTCCTTGACGCATTGACTGCATCCGTTATCGACGCGAATGCGGTGCTGACTCGCGAAGAAGCGCTCCGCGTCATTGCAGGAAGTTCGCCAGTGTCGTACTATGCATCAAACACAAATGCAACAAATACGACAAATGCAAATGCAACAAATCCAACAAATCCTGAAAAGGACTCAGCGACGGTAAAACGCCGCATGGAGTATATATCCGATATCTTATCAACCGACATGTTTCCGCATTGTCGCACCGAGACGCAAAAGGTCTACTTTCTGGCATACGCCGTGTTGAAACTGCTCAAGGTGAGTCTGGGTCACCTCCCGCAAGATGATCGCGACTCGTACCTCAACAAGCGAATCGACACAACAGGCGTTTTACTGAACAACCTGTTCCGGAGTTACTTTCACAAAGTCGTAAAGGATCTAACAAAACAAGTCATTCGGGAAATAAATACGGGATCATGGCGGTCTACGGAAAATCATATGCAAATCATCACACGCACCAACATTCCCAAAATCGTGAAGTCAACTACGATTGAAAACGGGCTCAAGCGCGCATTGTCAACGGGCGATTTTGGGATCAAGAGTATGACCCCTACTACCAAAGTCGGCGTTGCGCAAGTACTGAATCGGCTTACATACGTGTCAAGTTTGAGCCATCTTCGTCGCGTGAGCACCCCGATCGACAAGAGCGGTAAACTCGTCGCGCCTCGTAAACTGAACCCGTCCACTTGGGGATACTTTTGTCCCGCAGAGACCCCAGAAGGCGGTAGCGTTGGTGTTGTGAAAAATATCAGCTACATGACCCATATTACGGTGCCAACTTCATCCGAGACTATTTACATTCAGGCGGAACCGTATATCCAAACACTGGACGCGTGCAGCGGACCGCGCGATGTTATGGGCAAGGCAAAAGTATTCATTAACGGTGCATGGATCGGAACCACCGACTGTCCACTAAAAATGTTCCAGGATTTCAAATCGAAGAAAATGGCCGGACTGATCAACGTCTACTGCTCCGTCGTGTTCGACTACAAGCAACAAGAAATACGAATCTGCAATGACGGGGGTAGACTAACGCGCCCGCTGCTGCGGGTTAAAAATAACGTGCCATTTCTTACAGACGATATCCTCGCCGGTATAAAATGCGGGGCGCTGCGATGGGACGATTTCATCACCAATATGCGAACCGAGCAGTCGATCCTGGAATACATTGATCCCGACGAACAAAATTTCAGTATGGTTGCAATGACGCATGCGCATTTGAAAGAGAACCGCGACAACCATTTGATGAAATTTACGCATTGCGAAATTCATCCAAGCACCCTGTTTGGCGTTCTAGCGTCCTGCATTCCGTTTCCCGACCATAATCAGGCTCCTAGAAACACCTACCAGTGCGCCATGGGAAAACAGGCCATGGGAGTGTATGTCACGAATTATCACTCGCGACTGGACAAGACGGCGTACGTTTTGTCGTACCCGTCGCGCCCACTCGTGGATACTCGCGTCATGGGCATGATCAAGCTGGACGAGATTCCATCCGGCGGAACTATCATTGTAGCGATTATGACATATACGGGATACAACCAAGAAGACAGTGTACTGGTAAACAAAGGCTCAATTGACCGCGGGATGTTCATGGCTACCATTTACCATACCGAGAAGGACGAAGACAAGAAAATCAACGGCGATGAAGAAATTCGGTGCCGTCCCGACCCCAAGCGAACGAAAGGAATGAAATTTGGAAACTATGAAAAGGTCAATGCACGAGGCGTTATTCCCGAAAACACGCTGGTTGAAAATCGCGACATTTTGATTGCAAAGGTCGTCCCCATCAAAGAGAATCGCAGCGATCCTACCAAAGTAATCAAATTCGAAGACGCCAGTCGCATTTACAGGACTACGGAAGAAACGTATGTTGATAAAATATGCATGGACCGAAACGGGGAAGGATACTGTTTTGCCAAAGTGCGAACGCGCGCACTGCGCAAGCCCGTGATCGGAGACAAGTTTTCATCACGCCACGGACAAAAAGGTACGTGTGGAAACATTATACCCGAGTGCGATATGCCATACACCAAGGACGGAATCCGACCCGATATCATTATCAATCCTCACGCAATCCCATCTCGAATGACAATCGGTCAGCTCAAAGAAACGCTCCTTGGAAAGGTTCTAGTACAACTGGGCTTGTTTGGAGACGGCACCGCCTTTGGCGATTTTGAAATCAACGACATTAGCACGGAACTGCTGCGCCTGGGATTCGAGAAACATGGAAATGAAGTCATGTATAACGGCTTAACGGGCGAACAGTTGGATAGCGACATTTTCATGGGACCGGTGTTTTATCAACGACTGAAGCATATGGTGGCGGACAAGCAGCACAGTAGATCCATCGGACCCATGGTAAATTTGACGCGTCAGCCCGCAGAAGGCCGGTCTCGCGACGGTGGGTTCAGATTTGGCGAGATGGAGCGCGATTGTACGGTTGCCCACGGTGCGTCGCGATTCACGCGAGGGCGTTTATACGACTGTTCGGACAAGTACCAGGTTCACGTGTGTCGCGACTGTGGGATGATTGCAGTGTTCAACGATGCGGCCGGGGTACACATGTGCAGAACATGTGAAAACCGCACCGACTTCGCGTTGGTTCAGATACCGTACGCGTGCAAACTGCTCTTTCAGGAACTTCAGACGATGAATGTCGTGCCGAGAATCATTACATAGGGGGGCTCTGCCCCCTCAAACCCCCTCTGCACAGTGGAGTTTAAGCACTGCGTAGTGGGCGCTTGACGCCCCCTAAAGGAGGGGTGCGGGGAACCTTGGGTTCCCTGGTGAAATCATTAAATAAATATAAAAACGATAAAAACGAGTTAATTAATTATTTTTATATTTTTATTTAGTTTACTATTTGATATATATTCTAATATTCTATCTATATTCGCAAATTATCAACTTTTTCTTGGATAGTATGACTCTCTTGTCTAGCGGCCGGATCTATAGCTGGACTGTCGAGTCGTTCTAGTGCGACATTCAATTTAGCTTTTCCGCTTTGAAGTAGTGTTCGTATTTGAGGATTGTGAACTTCTTCCTTGTCCCATTCCTGAATTGAAAGTCGTGTCCGTTCGTCTTGTGCGCCTTCGCCTTCCTCTGAACCCGCACTCTCGTCTTCCTCTTCTACACGCGACGGTGCAATATTTTTTTTCATCTGGACAAGTGGCAATGATTTCGCCAGTTCCAGCCCTAAATTCATTGGTGCTGGTGCTGGTCCTGGCTTTACACTTGTTTGAAGCGGTTCTTGGACTTGGGGTTGGACCTGTAAACCGATATTCCATTTGTCGATAAAGTCGGCAATTCTCTCGTTTTTATTATACAATGCTGCAACAGGTTCGGACAATTTTATATCGTCTTTACGAATTGCGAACCCCAGCTTGTCATCGCCGTCACCGTACTGCACAATCCCGTACAACGGAAAACTATTCATTGAATGCATGGAACCAATTACGCAGTACGATTCCGATTCTGACTCCGTTGCTGAATATAGAATGCGGGCTCTAGAGCCAGCTCCAGAACCAGAACATCCGTTGCAAAAAAATCTAGCACTTAAATCGCTTGCATTCCCACCCGCTTCGTGGCCGGCGGAATAGAGTATAACCGGAAGTTCATACGCAGTTGACAGGATCCATAAATCCAACGGGGTTAGGGTATAAACGGAGCTTTTAATTGCATTTTCAATCGTGAGCAGTCCGCTTATTACGTCCCGAGCTAGTCTATTCATTTGAATACCGCTCTTCATCCACAAATTACATACTTTCATTGGCGTGACCGTACTGTAAGTTCTGAATATATCATCGTACGTTTCAATTAGTTTTTGTTTTACGGCAGCCACATTCTCTTTCAGGCCGAGCTTGTTGTAAACATGCAGCAAATTTATGAAAAGTGCAAGCGTAATGTCTCCATTTTTTACAATTTTTGCATCGAGTATATCGCCAGGAAACACACCCTGAAACACTTCCATGGTATAGGGTACGCGCTTCGGCTCTAAACACGCCAATACTGATTTTGGAGCCGACATTTTCACCACCTCTTGGCGCGTCTGCACCTGGGTTTTCATTTGCACATCGGTAATTGCGTTGCGTCGGTGTGTTTCAACCACCCGTTTACGCTTTACATTAAATACGGAGGTATTGATATTCATAACCTGCTGCTTTCCTTGACCGACATCTGGTTGATTGGCTTCATTCACAAAGTACCCGTTTTGAGAGTCGGTTCCATCAATCATGGACTGAGTCAACAGTAGTTCATCCTCGCACACCACTTGTGGAATTCGGGATGCAATATAGTAATCATTAGGACGTTCCGTAAACATAAAATCTCTCATTCTAGGATACCGAATCAGCTCGTCTGCTAACCGGGAGTAAAATAACGGTTCCATCAAGTTTCGGTTCGAAATTGTATTTGAATTGTCGCGATGAAACATGAGCCGATGTGCCGGGATGCGTAACCGACACGCAGTATTATTCGCCCGATCATCGTCGCGCGCACAGTATGCACGTGTACCGTCACACGATCCGGGCGCAATACACGTCTCGATTCTAGATAATGCGGTCGTATCATAATCAACAAAATCAACGCTGTTCTGCATAAGGCTCCGTAAAAGGGCCGTTACTCTGGTGAGTTTATTTTCATATCCAGACGAATCGGACGGGGTATTGTTTTCAGAGAAAACAATATCGTAAATTTCCTTGGAAATCGAGTCAGTTCCTGCGTCGACGTCTTGGTCTGGTTCAGGATCGGATTCAGAACCTGAACCTGCAGCAGCAGCAGCACTACTAAAATCAGCAGAGGGGCTATTTAACAAATGGCGCGCGGTTATTCGGAACACATTATAAAAATTTGCCTCCAATTCAATCATTCGTATAAATTTTGAACGGCTTGACGTATTGTAGCCTCTGTCTAATAATACGGCCATGTCGACGGTATGATGATCCTTTACACCGATCGCATTTGCGGTCGCTGTGGGCATTCCAATGTCCATAACGTCTCCGTTTGGAAGACGCTGGACGGGTTCCGGTGAAGATATACGAACGAACTGGTTGGTTTCCGTGAGTACTCCAATGATAAGCGGATTCGGCGCGTCGGCGTCATCGGTAACATTCACGACGGGCTGACACGGAAGCCCGGTTCGAGCGTGAACAAATTTCAGAAATGATAGAGTCAGCTGGTGCGATAACCATGAAATTGTTGAATCGTCAACGTATTTCAATGGATATTTTGGACCATATCCGACCCCATATTGTCGGACGTGTTTATCGGAGTCGTCGCTTATAATTATTTCAGACGACTCTGTAGGAATATATCCTGAAACAGCCAAGTCGGGTCGATTTTCAGGAAAGTAGGATGCAACGAGTCCAACTACACGATTGTCGTAGTTCAGCACTTGAGCCCAAATAATAAATCCAGTTTGAAGTAGCATACGCTCGACGCGTTTCGCGTGAACGTTGGGTCGAAACTTGCGACCCATATCCATATCCTGTGCCCGGGTTCCGGTTCCCGGAATAAAATTCATTCGAGAGATTACGGGAGGACAGTACACGGTTTGAAGGTTTCTGATATACTCAATGACGTGCTTTATGTTTTCAAACATCACTGGATGCGGACTATTTTGCACACTTGTATGTAAATTGAATAAAAACTGAACCGTGTTATCGCCGGTTGTTTTTTGTTGTCCGTATAAACAAATGGGTTCGTAAAACGATACGCCTCCGATGGTACGTTTCACGATAAACGCCACCGACTTTGCGTGGTCGAATATTTGTTCGGCGTATCGATTGGGAGGGCATAAAACATTCACGCTGTGCGTATCGTCGTTGTTTGGAATGTCGAGAATAAACATGTTTATTCCGCGTTTAAAAATGTTCGGATTGGGTGATGTAATTATTTCCCATAAAAGCGAGTGGTCCAATACAGTCGACTCTCGCAACAGCAATTCCTTGAACCGAAGTAGGGCTGCGCATATGCGATAAAGAAATGCCTTTTTTTCCGCGGCATCCACATCCTGACCCTCACCCATATCATCATCCGAGATAAGTTTTTCATAGATAGCACTTGCCTTTATTTCATCGGGTATATTCGCCGTAAGCCATTCTCGGATTTCATCGTTGTCGGCATTCGCTATCGCCATATCTGATTCAGAAATGAACTGTGTTACCAGCGAACCATTATTGTATGAGACAAACGTATCCAGCGAAGTTGAATCGGCGATCAGTTTGCGCATTTCGGCAATACTTGGCGGAGGTTTCCTGGGATTTGGGTTATAAATGCACGCAATTGCTCCCAAAAATGACTGCGTAACGCTGTGTTCGACGCCGCGTCGCAGCAAACAGCCCATTGTAACCTCGCACTTGTCAGTTGTATTAAAAAACCGCTGCAATGCAAGTGGCAAGTGCCCCATCTGCATCTGCTTCAGTCTGCTATCGGCTTTTAGAATCCTGTCTCCATCGCGTCCAGCATCTGTATCTGCTGCATCTGCTGCATCTGCTGCTACCAAAGATCCAGAAGAAGAAGAAGAAGAAGAAGAAGAAGAAGGTTTCTGTAATTTTGATACTGATCTTGAATGTTCCTCTTCTTTGATTTTCCGGTTGAGTTCATCCAAGGGTGGAATTATTCCGGTAACTAAGATTTCATTTTGCCAGTTTGGAATGATGCCTCTACCATATGTTGGAATATTCAACTGCGGCGGCGGAGGAGCCAATTTGGTTTTATCATTTGCTGCGCCCTTTGCATCCTTTGCATCCTTTGCCCGTTTCTTTTCCTCTTTATACTTTTGAAGCAGCGCTTCGTGTTTTTCTTCGGCGTCCCGTTTTTGTTGTTTGATTTTCTTCATTTCTTCTCCACTGACGCGAATCGAGTTAAGCATTTGACTGAAACAACACGGCATTTTTCGTCCATCTTTTTCTTCAACTAAGCCGGGAAAAAGTGGAGTATAAACTCCATCGACTGAAAACTCTTCAATGTAAGTAGGTAATTTACCGCTGTTTACGGATTTCAATCGCTCAACATCGGCGTCATTCATAATACTACCTTTCGCGCTATTCCAGTAACGAGGACAAATGTACCACCGCATTTTATCCCGCGTGCTTCCAAACCGAATCGCATAAACCACCGGTTTTCCATTCAATTCGCCACTGTATCTCCAAAAACTGGTTTTATTCCAATCAATTTCACCGTTTTTCATGACATGTGGCCATTTTCTCGCACTGTCTTCACTGAGTATGCCCGACGTTTTTTCATACGCTTCCATTTCTTTATCGGTCAATGCGATTGGCTGGTTTTTGTTCATGTTTGATTTTGACCGACGAGTACAGCAGCTGGCGTACAATTTGGTTCCTGCTCCAGGCTCGGAATCAAATAGCTCAGGGTCTGTGTTTTTAAGTATAGAAAGCAAACTTTTTGGCACCATTCCAAGGTCGTCGCCGCGACTTGATTCGACTGCATCATCGTCGCCTGATTCAGAAGACGAAGAGCTTCTTCGGTCTGAGCCGCGACTCGGGCCACGACCTCGACCGCGACCTCGACCGCGACCTCGACCGCGACCGCTACCTCCGCGACCCCTGCTTCTGCTTCTGCTTCTGCTTCTGCTTCTGCTTCTGCTTCTGCTTCTGCTTCTGCTTCTGCTTCTAGTTCTTTTACCGCCACTAAAATCAAATTCATCGCCTGACGAATCGTCCGATAATTTTACCGCAGTTGTTTCCGGTTCCGGACTCTCGCTAGGCAACGGTATTCCTGCTGCCGCTGCTGCCGCTTCTCCAGTTGCTGCCGCTTCTCCGGTTGCTGCCGCTTCTCCAGTTGCTGCCGCTTCTCCGGTTGCTGCCGCTTCTCCTGTGGGTGGCAAAGCCACCGAGACCCCCAGATTCGCGGTGGGGTTTAAGGGGGCGCTTGACGCCCCCTCCGTAAAACACATTTCTTGTATCGTTTCTCTCGAAATATTCGTCATCTCTTCATGAAAAACGCGCATGAATGAGTCCACGTAAATGGGGACGGTGCTTAACATGTGGACGCAAGTTATTCCTGAAACGATGATGAGCGTATACGGTCCATCCTTATTCAAATTTCCCATCTGGAAAATGAGTTTTAGTCCATTCGACTTGCTCGTATTACCCACCGCCGTGACTCGATTGTAATCAGACACTCGTTTAAAATCATAAACCGATGTGGATGTTTTACCGCCGTCGGTTGGGATATTTTGCTGTCCCGGTTCCGGGAAAAGTACGCTGCTTCCGCATTTGGAAACTAACTTGAAATCGACGCGTTTCGAATGTTTTATTTTGAATTCGTATCGCATGTTGACTATTTTCACGTGATCCGTGTCGTATATGGTTTCAAAAGTTGGAATAAAACTTCCACCCTGTTCAAAGAGTCCATTGATTTGATCCAAAACCGGGTTCAGCAGACGACTGATGACGCGATTGATTTCACCGACCGAGCAAGATTCGCGCTCATTCGTTTTAATTTCAACCCCTATATTCGCAAAGCTGTCGATTTCAATAACGACGTAACTAACTCCTCTATTCAGGTCAGATGCCGCTTCGCCAAAGTATAAACTAATGCAGTCGATTCGCTGCCTCGATTTACACATTCGATTTATTTTATTAAAATCGCCCATGGTAATCATAGGAACTCGATTTCCGTACTTGTTGACATGCGGTGCGTGTAATTTGAAAACGCTGTCTCCAACTTTTCCAGAGTATCGCATTTTTATAAAGGGGATGGCTTCGCTGCTACACAGTGTTTTAAATATGGCATCCACTGGAAATTTGCGTTCCATGGTAATAGGTTTAAATATCATGCTCAAATAGGATATACCCGTTGACAAATACGTAAACCGAGACGACGCGCCGCCCAAGTTGGAAATTGTTTTTATTCGACCGTCGTATACGTTATACAAAAAGTTAACATGTTTTATTGCGACGCCTTTGGGAGAAGTCGTATCAGTTTCAGTGGCATATAATTCCTTAAGCCGGTCGGTTAATTGTACAAAGTCTTCTGCACCGGAACTGACAGCGGCGCGCTCGATTGAGTTTAAAAATGGAAAATAGACTTGTTTCATTTGCACAAGCGCGTTATGTTTCATAACACGTAGCTTGTCCTCGTCATCGTGATCCTCGTCGCCGTCCTCTTCGTTACCTTCGTCTTGGGTTTGTTGTTGTTGTTGTTGTTGTTGTTGTTGTTGTTGTTGTTGTTGTTGTTGTTGTTCCTCTGCATACAAATCTTCAATCGTATCGCACACATCCGAGTAAGAACACATATAAAGTGTATTGTACAACGGTAATCCGTAACTCATAAGCATTTGCCCCGATTCATCTTTGAACGTTTTATCACTTATTCCCGGTATGAATGGAGAATTTATGAACGGGTTTGCAGAAAACATGTAGTCCTTATCTGCATCATGAAATGAATGTCCGAGTGCGGTTATTACGCTGCACGTCATTTCTCCATTTAGAAACAGACTTTCGGCATTCGAGTTCAAGTTCGAGCTGTTAGTAATTTTTATTTTTTTAATGTCGTTGTAGGAATAAATATGATTTTTTCCTATATCCCCGTTGTCGTCGTCATTGTCATCATCGAATGCTATTTTGGCACCGTCTATATTTGAAATATAGTTAATAAATACTGGATTCGTTATGGCGGTATGTCCGTTGTGACTAAGATGATTATACACGCTTTGCGTTGTAAGATCCTTTGTAAACCGGGCAAACAAGTACATGGTAGCAGACGTCAACGGATAATCAGCATCAGGTTGAATCTGGTCCTTAGTGATATTTTTTAGTACTTTACACTTAATTTCGTAAATGGTGTCGTCCATATTGATGCGATCGGCAACCAGAACAATCGTTGTTCGCTTCGACGGAAGGTTGGCGAGAACAGTCAGTTCTGACTCGGAAAAAAACCCGGTTTTTTTTATGAAATCGAAATATGCTTCATCGGTTTCGGTTAGGGCCTTTTCATACATTGCATCGTTACCGCAGAATACGTAAATGTTGTGAATTATATCTTGTCTACTACCGGCGTCGGCGTCGGCGTCAGCGATGCGTGGCATATTTACCACGTTGCTGTGACGGGCATATGTAGAATGCACCACCTTTACGACGCGCGCGTTCTCATATATTGCAAGACCTTCTACGTCGCGATCCTTAACGCCTACACTCATTCTATGTATCGATCGTTGTATCAAAAAACTATTAATATTAAATAATTACCTTTACTTTAGTTTATTATTTAATGTTATTATTATTATTATTATTATTATTATTATTATTATTATTATTATTATTATTATTATTATTATGTTATACTTACTTTTTACTTTCGCATCCTCTTTGTACCTCCTCGGCATGTGCGGCATCTGCATTTCCGAGTATGTTTCCCGTTAGTTCGCACGCTCTTGCGCGTTGTTTTATTCAACCGGCGTCGTTTCCCACCTGACGCATATAGTTTCCCCTTTCTCGTTTTGACGCATGTCGATAAATTATATGACGTCATCGTATTTTTTATATAGTTGTTGTAATTTAAAAAGCAGCCTGGGCACGGTAGTGCAAACAGCTGTGCAAAGTATCCAAATTGAGGCGTATTAACATGTGCGGTCATAAATTGCGGAACGTTTCCTTTTATGATATTCATAATTTCGGTAGATTCTGTAATAAACTTATCATTAGGATCCAACTTATAGTTATAGTTCTCTATTATATGTTTCGTCGGATTTTTTGACGATATCCAGTATGCTCCGTATCCCCGTATATTACGGAATGTAGCTTCAGCCGGTGAAATTTGTTCCGGTTGGGATCGCGTGATTCGTCGACTCGGTCGTTGAACAACCCTAACATCGGGACCAGTAAGTTGGTCGTAATGTTGATGTATATACGAAAAAATTTTAGCTTCAGAACATGTACTTCCGTTCGCGCATTCATAAAACCCTACCCTACCATCTCCTGCAGTCTTTTTTATCGGCGGAAACATTGAATTCTGAGCACCTGGATTTTCTGGACGACGACCTACAAGATACTTAAGACTATGAACAAAATGCACATTGATAGGGTCTGACATAATTGTTCTATCAAAATCGTATGTTGAACCACCCTTACGTTGCCACGTATCTAGTATCAATCCATTATTCGTTCTGCCGTGTTCATCGCTCGACAAACACGCGACCGGCGATCTATCTAGATCTCTATATACGAATGGTATCTTCGGAAACAGGCTAATCCATGTTGAACTAAATGCGCTACGTACTTCGGAGTCGTCGTCATTCTCTTCGGGATATATTACATTGCAGTTCGTATATTTTAGTAGTGTATATATTAACTGTACTTTTTTGGGATAATGATCATCTTCTCTCGGGTCCTCGGATATTGTAATATATATTTTACCGTCATTCATATGCAAAACACCAAGCATCGCACTAAGAGTGGGTGGTGGATGCGGAATACCTTTTGCAATTCTAATAATATTTTCGTTATACATCCGTAATAATAGGTTTAATACAACGGAATCTGGAGTACCGAACATAAACATACCACCTTTTCCAGTTTTAAACATTGACTCCCTGAGGCGTTGAAATATAGAGGTTTCTATATTTGCAGCATCCTGTTCTTTTATAACTCCGTATCGTCGAGTTTTATGAACCGAAGGATCAAATGGACTATTCACTGGACTTTGGCGCGGGTTTTGAAACTGCGAAAGGAATTCCGCTACACGTCCGTCTGCGTCTACCTCAGCAAGTTCCTGTTCGATTGCTAATTCCCTTTGACGAAGTTCTTCCAGAACTCGTCCTTGGTCAGCCTGCTGCTGTTCTAGCAGCTCTTCGGATTCGCCTGGATCCGAAGCGAGAGACGCAAATGAATTTGCTTTACTGGATTTGGATTTAGTGAGTTTTTTAGACATTCGAACAAATGTATGTATGTATTATTATGTATTAGTATACGTAGAGAAATAAACCTAATCTTGAAATAGCTAAAAGTTGATTTTTAAATGTTTAGAATAATTTTTATATTGTGTAAAATTATAAAATATAAAATACTAAACTACTACTACTCATTACTTACGAATGGCGCGAAAAAATAGAACGAAGCGTAGAGGCAATGGCAAGGGCAAAGGTAAGCGGGGATCGATGTTCAAGAGTTCCTTGTTTAAATTCCAGACCCAATCCCAATCCCAATCGGGTGGAAAGTCGCGTAAACATCGCAGCAAACCTAAACGGCTGCAAATGATGGGTGGATGAGGCGGGGGCGGGGTCGCCGCTATATAATTAAATTAAACACGGCATGAATGATGCATGCATATATGATATTTACTTAGTTAATATCGAAATGACGGCACGTTTATAAACTTCTTTAGAAAAGAAGCGAACGCGATCCTGACCTACATGCACGCATTATAAATTATAACCTGACACAACACATTTATCATTTATACATAATATTAAAAATAAAATATTAGATATAAAATCAATCAATCATACAACATAAGAATACGAATATGGTTTTGTATTTGGCTACATGTGAACTATATAATCCATGCATACATGGACAAGATAGCAACAGTTCGCCGGATATAAACGGCCATTTCTTGTGTGGATATGTATTATCCCTGGAAGAAACAGAATTTAATCCCATATATTACCCACTCGTCATGCTGTTGCGACAATTACCAATTACCTCATCAACTGCAAGTGAATGGAGTGTAGAAGATACCGTTTATTGGAAACAAATGGAAAATGGCGCGCTACTTCCACCAGATCTTGCAAATTCCATGTTAAACTACGGTCACCCCATCATTCGAAATTATCGGGCGATCATTCGACAGCGTGGAGTCCGACCCTTGGAAATAGTGGAACTTGTTACTCTCGAACCCGGCGACGAATGCGTATGCATTATCAAAACAATGTGGCTACGTATTTTCCAACGACGAATAAAACGGTGGATTCAGAATAAAAAACGCGCAAAATCTATCTTGAAACATACGCGATTTTTGTTGTTAAGAGAGTGCGGATTAAAAAATAAAAATAAAATAATAATAAAATAATTAATTATATTAATGACCGTAGCAAATGAAACGTAAAACACGAAATAGAAAACGAAAACATATAAAAAAACGCAACACGGGAGGAGCCTCATATAGCCCCAGGACCAGACGTACAAATATTGATGCAGAATCCGACCCCGACCTTAATGACGATTTAAAAATGGCATTATCAGAATCACCATTTCCCATCAGACGCAGATCGGCTTCGTTCACAACATCGTATATGCGAAAAAAAAACAGTAACAGCCCTTCTACCGTTAAACAAAAACGAAATACTCCTAATGGCGCTCCTAGAATATATCATCCACCTCTGGATATTGTATTCGACATTCCAACAAATACATATCAAATGAAACCGTTTAATTATAAATACGACTTACCATTACCATTATCTAAACCGGATGAAATAACTGGTCTCTATAAGAGCCCTACCACCGACAAATATCGTGAAAATGACGAGGACGTCAAAAACCAAAAAATATTACGTATTATAAATGCAAACCCGTCTGCTTATAGATACTTGGCACCTAAGCTATATGATTTACTGAATGACGATGCTATAAAAACAACACATGTGTTTGCATACGCTCTTGTCATTGGTCGGATTAGAGATGAACTCATTCCGTTTATGCGAATAACGAATCCCGATATCATTGGAATGAGGTTAGGTATAAACCAATCCGATACCCAAAAAATTATGTCAATTATAACGATAGATCCAAGCAGCGAACGGTCGGATCTGACTCCAGCTGATCGGGTACTAAGCCAAGCGAGAATTGATAACTACAATGCTCATCCCATGTTTTCCGCTCCAATACAAATTCCAGACATTCCAAGGATGACGCCGTCAAAACCCATAACCCTGGAAGAGGCGATGACGAACACTGAAGCAAATCTAAAACTTGAGAAACAAGACAATGTACTTGTTTGGGCGCATGGAGAAGTCGGAAAAAAACTATCGCAACGCATGGTGCAACTTTCAAATAAATATTTTAGAATAATTGAACTAGGAACAGCTGGGGACCCGTTAAGTTTGACTAATGGAAAGAGCACTCCTTTGATAGAAATAAATAAAGCATTAAGAAATGTGGACGAAAATCGTGATTATGGAAGTATTTTTGAAAACACAAGTCTTGGGAATGAACAGCGGCAGATGTTATTTCATAATATATCTCCATATTTTGGAACCGCGTCAAAACCTAGTACATTTAATTTAGTAGACATAACCCACGATAGAATTATTTCAGGTGATGCGAGATATCGTGTTCAAATTATAAGAGATGATCATAAAATAACATATAAAAGTATGCTAGCATTTGCGTCAATGGGTATATTTTCACCCGTAGATTATGAAAATGATACATCCACTAACCACCTATCGAAAAAGGAACTATTCAAGTTATATACCAATACGGCATTCTTAACAGCTGGTAAACAAATAGAATTAATTGGAACACTACTTCCATATGCCATTCAATCGAAAACGCGCATCAATATAATAATTGCAGCATGCGGTGGCATAACTCCTAGGACCGTTATAACTGCTCCTCCAAGCACAGTAACTACATATCCAGATATTACGGACGACGTAAATTCTAGCCTACTCGTGAAAGCCGGTAAACGGTACTTATTTGCCATAAAGCTTATACTTTCATATTTAACAACGTTAACCGACTCATATGAAAAATATATTGAATCAGCCACTCCATTCAATAGAAAAGTCATCATCAATTACTATAGGTTAATGGAAATTACAGTTCTTAAAAATAAACTGAATATGAAAGCCAATCTAGATAAAATGGAAGATTATTTCACATTTAAAGTAATGTTTCCCGATAATCTTGACGAGAATCTGCGTAACATCGCGGACCTTGATCCATCGGTACAACGATTGGTAAAAACTAAGCTTTTCTTGATAAAAGAATTTAACGCTACTACTATAAATATAATTCAGCTATATGACCTACATTTAGACGTCCTATTAAAAGCGAGTAAACTCGCTGACGATGATGAAATGTCTATCCCGTCAAATATATTAAAATTTGTAGATAAAATAAAAGCAGTATCTATGTATATATTTGAAAATCAGGCTGGTTTGTTTGATAATGGCATTAATATAGATGATCTTGCCCTGGATAATTTTTATGAAGATATTGGAGATTCTTTCATATATAAATACAAAGAGCTTCCAAATTACGATGACGCTATGAATAGACGACAATCGATTAAAAAAAAACTATACAGTCAAAACCCAAACCGTGTAAAATCCCGCGTAAAAGGAGACCGCCGGTTCGATTTATCATTATAATCAATATGATATAAACCCGATCCAGTACTATAAAATAAAATTTAATTCAAGTTTTATTTTATTTAATTCAAGTTTTATTTCATTTCATTTTATATTTTGTATCATGTTGCAACGTCTTGCGGAGTCAAATAAACGCGTAAAGCGACTACATAAGGACGATGATGGATGCGATGCGGTTCCTCACGATGAACGCCAATACTGCAACCTGGTTTGGGACGTTATTGGAAAAGGAACGCTTGAAAATAGTAGAAACGGTCCAACTTGGTCCGTATTTGGGGCCGCAATGCATTTTTCGCTCGATAATGACACGCTACCACTGCTAACCACAAAACGTGTAGCTTGGGTAACATGTTTGAAAGAGTTGCTATGGTTTATCAAGGGGACGACCGATAACCGCATTTTAAAAGAGCAAGGTGTTCATATTTGGGATGCTAATTCTAACCGTGTATTTTTGGACTCGGTTGGATTGTCACACTTGAGAGAGGATGATTTGGGTCCCGTATACGGGCACCAGTGGCGGCATTTTAATGCGCCGTACACGACCTGTGACGCGGATTATACGGGACAAGGCGTCGATCAGCTTGAAAATGTAATTTCAATATTAAAAGACCCGGACCAGCGCTCATCGCGACGCATTGTAATGAGTGCATGGAATCCGCAACAACTCAACGAAATGGCGCTTCCGCCGTGCCATGTTCTGGTTCAATTCAACGTTTCTTGCGGAAACCGGTTATCGTGCGCGCTGTATCAACGAAGCGGCGATGTTGGTCTCGGCGTGCCGTTTAATATCGCGTCCTACTCGCTTCTTACGCATTTACTGGCACATCACTGCGGACTTATCGCTCACGATTTCACGTACGTTCTTGGAAACGCGCACATTTACGAAGAACATGTTGCGTCCCTAGAAATGCAGGTTGCGCGTGAACCGTTTCAGTTTCCAAGCATTTCGTTCGCGGGCCCGCCCAAGGCCGATATTAACGACTACGTTCCATCGGATTTTGTACTCAGGGGATATACTTGCCACGAGACGGTTAAAATGCTGATGAAGGCGTAATGCGTAAGGCGTAAAAATTAATTATTAAATATTTAAATATTATCACTTTTACTCAGATTACAATTCGCACATAATATTTGTAGTTGTGCTTTATTTTTGTGGAAACGAACCCACCTTTGTTCAAACTCGGTGTCATCGGCGTGAAAGTGAGTTGCGCCAACAAGTGTCTCTGCGCACCTTGTAGGATGAACTGGCTCATTTGAGAGAAATTCGGTCTTGATGTGGCAAAATGGGCGTACGTGGTCGGCATGAAACTCATGCGAGTTGGTTCCCTGTCTTTTACACAGAGCGCATGTGAATTTATAACCGAAACTCGTCTTGAACTCATTAATGTCGTTTGTAATCGCGGTTCTCATTGCACGCGTAATGTCTTCTGCAATGTTTCGCTTTTTGAATTCGCAACAATAACACCACGAGAAATCGGCGACAGAACCGTCTGTCCTTTTAATCATGGTTGCATAGCCCTTGCCAATCTCGTTCTTTTTTATCCAAAAATAGTCAATCCCTGCGCCAATTTTGAATTCTTTTTCAGGATGGTTGTTGATGAGGTCGTTCAAAAACGACCATTTGGGGTGTCCGTCTCCAACACTAACACACCCGAGTTCGGACAATGCGTCTCGGACATAATCCTTGCATGCTGTTTTTGTTTTGAAAGTTAACTTTCCCAAGCGATATTCCTTTTTCGTCGTCGCCGCTACCATTTACTAGTAATCTAAGAATAAGAATATATATTTACCGAGGGCGCATTTAAATCGTTTAAATATATATTTTAGTCGGACTTTATGAAAAATACTCAGGCCAGTCGTCAATATTCATAAACTGCTGCTTCGCGTTTCCTGAAAGCGAGCTGCGTTTTACTTCATACTTTGAAAATAACGGGTTAGCTAACTGTTTCGCTGGAACGTGATTGTGAACGGTACGCGCAATCATTTTATAAAGCTTGAAATCGGGATACCGCTCTTTTCCAGATGACTTGTACAGCACGTTTCGCCCTTTATCATCTCGAACCCACTCATCGATTAATGCGATGATTGGGTTATTTGAAATCAACTGTTTCACTCGGTCACTATCGATATCGATTTCTGTCTCGATATCTCCCATGGGAATAAAATAATCAAACATCGAACACGCCAGTCTGCACAAGTCAAAGCTAAAATTGGGTTCCAGTAACGGTTTTTTCGAGTTCATGTAAGGTGGAAAATTATACTGCGTGGCTGCATCTCCTGATGAATGGAAACTGTCACTGCACATTGTTATATTTTTAAATTTGTATACGGCCCGACCGAAGTCGATAATTTTGAATATTTTTCCAAATGTCGGAACGCGATAATGTTTTCCATCATACGTGTAATACAAATACTCTTTTTGTGTTTCGGTAAACATTACATTGTTGGTATGCAAGTCATTATGCGTGAACCCGAACAGTTTCTGATATGCGATAAGCGTCATAATAATTTGCATTAAAATAGAAGACCACTGTTCGGGTGATGTAACTTCATCGTTTTCCATAAGCGCGTCTAATGTATCTTCACATTCTTCCATAAGAATCGCATTGACTGGAAACTTGTCAATTTCCACGTATATACCGTCATCTTCATCTTCGCTGTCATATTCGCTGTCATCTTTGTTGCAATCAGCTTCGCCGTGATGCTCGCTCTCGCTCTCACCATCACCCTCACGATGATCGCATTTATCGCATTCCTCCTCAGTAACATTGTCTCTGCAACTTGTGTCCGACGTTCTAGAATCATGCGACGATCGTCTAGAGTTAGAGTTAGAGTTAGAATCAGAATTACGTTTATCATTATAATTATTATCATTGTCTTCTTTTTCGTCTGCATGTGCATTATGTATCGTGGGTGCCTTTGTGTAAATATTCTCAATGTCATCAACGACATTGACAACAACATCAACTCCATGAGCCGAGTCGCTAAACAACTTTCCTAGACCGGTTTCGTCGATTGTATCAAATGTGATGGGTATAGGCCCTAATGCATCATCCGCGGTACCAGTATTGTTATCGATACCCGATATAGTGATTTTAGGTTTATACGCTCGTTCCGACGCATTTTCTTTACCCATACCCGTTTGAATCGACATTCTGTTGTAACTATATTCATCCATATGAAAGAGTTTTCCAAGATTTGAATTGAAAAATGAACAGTTGCTGAAAAAATCAGTGTCATCGGTTATATCAACTTCAAACTGACGTTTATGGCCTGCGAACGCTCCATAATATTCAAGACCGTGGACAAATTTATGCGCGTGCATTACCTTGCTACTTAAATACGTAAAAAACCCGTCAACATACGCCGAATTATTAACGTCCATGATTTTAGCAATTGCGGGATTGGGTTTGGGCGTATGCGCTTCGGGATCGGCGTACGTTGGAAGTTCCATAAGCTTGGACATTTCTATAGAACTGTACTTTCCCGATAAAAACCGAATGGGGTCCAGTAATGGAGAGTATTTGACAAACACTCCCTTCACTTCCGGATTACAATTGGGCTTGGTGGTGTCCACCATCTCAACGTCCAGGTAATGCGGATCATATTCGTCGCAGCTGTTGGTGTCATCATCGGCACCAGATACGGGCAAGACCACTGAAAGTGGTTCGAAGTAGCTGTTCAACCCAACCGTGTTATAATTTTTATTGTTTATATTTAAAAAGTTTGTATAAATGGGTAAATAATTTTGAATATTTTCTAGACCATGAACTGAATTGGACTCTTCTAAACTTTTTAAAAATCCGGGCGAGACCTTTCGATAATAAAAATCCATTATTTATAGCGTAAAATGTAGAATGTAGAATGTAGAATGTAGAATGTAGAATGTAGAATGTAGAATGTAGAATACTATTTGTTATGTTTAATATATTTTTAACTCATTGATTTAACGTAAAGCATTCCGTTTTAAAAACCTCGATAAAAAGGAACCGTTCAAGTATTTTTTATGGTAGTGGTGCGTTTTATTAAACGTGTAGTGTTTTTTACCAAATGATTTCCTCACTTTCCATCCAGAACTCATTGCTCCCAGGATAAATTTCATAGTTGCGACGGTTTTATTTGACGGGGCCGGTGGTGCCGAATGCAACGAATCATAAAATCGCATTTTATAGTTGAGTGATTCAGTTTGGGCTATAATTCCCAGGTCATTCAGTTTATCGTAAATGTCGTTGCTAGACATGTTCCACGTTACGGCGATATCGTCCATCCCCGCCCGACCGATAACCATTTCAACTGCATCGTCACTGTTCTTAACATGCAGCTCCTTTATTGTATGCCCCGCTTCTAATATCACGAACACGAGCTCCATAATTCGTAAAAGATCCATCATGGTAAATTTCGTATCTCAAATAAAAAATCGAGAGAAAATGATTCGTGCATCTAAACTCATTCATTAAAAATAAATAAATACGCCCAAAAAATATTTAAGTATTCCACTGTATTTTTATTATTTACTTACTTACATATCGTTACATTCATATCGACATATCGATCGAATGCCAACATTCAAACAAAAGTCGTCTAAAAAGTTACTTACGGATACTAAAAATACGATAACCCTTGATAGTATGCATAAAGAAAAGCAAGCCGAGTTTCATTATATACAAACTGAAATCATTCCAACCCTTGAAAAGGAATTGGTAGAAAATAAACAATTCTTAAAGGAAAATAGCATCGGCGTACGTTTGAATTCATCATCAAAACCGCGTACAGAACTACTTGATGAAGTGTATCATGTACGGGACCGAAACATTGAAATAAAAGAACTCTTGAAAAAACACAAACAACACATCAAAAATTATTATTTGACCAATAACAAGTACATATTTTCATACTTTGAAGATAAAAAAGACATTTCGGACACGCATTCTAGTGCTAATGCTGTGACTACTAATGCTGCGTCTACTAATGCTAATGTTTCTGCTACATCCGCTCCCGAAGTTGCAACCGATACTCGTGCGACGTATAAAACTAGTATGACAAAGAGTGAACGGATCCAAACATTTTTTAAAATACAACCATCGGCACCGCCAGTACCACCACTAGTACCCGATTCGGAAATGGAACAATCTGAAAAAGGTGAAGATCATAACCAACAACTAGATAATTGTGAAGATACTGCCCCTGCAGAGCCCCCCTTAAACCCCCTCATCGTAAAGGATTGGTGCGGGGAACCTTTGGTTCCCTGTTACGTGCCTAAACTTACGAACCTGCAGCATTATTTGCATAATACCGGGAAGGCATTTTTTGATTATGACAAATACGCGTACCGGTCCGATGTTTGCGCATGGTGTAACAGCGGCGAGATGGTCGCAGTTGAGAGCGAGGGCATTTTGGTGTGCAATAAGTGTTCGAACTTTACGGTATATTATGTAGAATCCGATAAACCGTCCTACAAGGAACCGCCAAAGGAGGCGTCATTTTACGCGTATCGGCGCATTAATCATTTTCGAGAGATTTTAGCCCAAGTTCAGGCAAAAGAGACCACGCAGATCGATAACACGATCATTGCGTCGATTAAAAAACAGATACGCAAGGAACGCATAACGCTGGATCAGTTTACAGACGTGAAAGCCAAAGAAATATTGAAAAAGCTGGGATACAATAAGTACTACGAGCATATTCCGTTCATAAAAGAAAAACTGGGCATAAAGCCTCCGGTCATGAGCCCGGAACTTGAAGAAACCTTGTGCAACTTGTTTATGGAAACACAAGGTCCGTATGCTCGGTTTTGTCCCGACGAGCGCGTAAACTTTTTAAATTATTATTATACGATTTATAAGCTGTGTGAACTGCTCGGACAAACGCAATATTTGCCGTATTTTCCCATGTTGAAAGACCGCGATAAACGAATCGAGCAGGATGAAATATGGAAGAAAATATGCAAAGAGCTGAAATGGGAATTTATCCCGACGCAATGAGGAATTACGAATTACTTTAGAAACATTCTAGAATTTATTTTTATTTTGTTTTAATAAAATTATAAAATTATAAACAAAATATTATAACAACATATATTATATATTATATATTAAGCAAAACATAACAACCCAAAATGACTGATGAAAAAACATTAACCTTGACTTCTGAAAGCGCGCCAGAAGGTGGAATTACCATTGAAGGAATTACCATTAAAGTTATGCCTCCTAAGAAGGAAGAAGAGACTTCTAATCCTGGGGGTGGTGGCCGGCGTTTGAAAAAATCTAAGAAGTCTAAGAAGTCCAAAAAGTCCAAGAAGTCCAAAAAGTCCAAGAAGTCTGCAAAACGTAAGAGCAGCAAATAAAATAAATTATTAATTATTAATAGATCAAAAACAATGTAAATAAAAATGAACAACATTCAAGTTATTTATTTTTATTTTTTAATACTTCAATAGTTAAACCTTTTTTTCAAACCTTTCGTTTTGTTCCGACTCCGGTTCCGGTGCCGACGCGTGTGGCGTCTTTTTCTTTTTCCACCACCATCGCTATCGTATTGAGTACCACTAGCAAACCGATTCCCCCGACGTTTTTTAGACCAGGGTTTGGCATGGCGATATGCCACCGCGCCTCGTGATGCTGCAAGAGATGGAGTCAGTGTAGTTTCATTATACTTTACCTTAAGATGTTTTAGCTTACTCAATGATGATGGAGACATCTTCAAATCGGCAGCAAGTTCATCTTCGGTTGGACTTCGTTTCAGTCGTCTTTTCAACTTTTCCTTTGTTAAGTAAATAACTTCGGGTATAACAGTTAATTGTCCGGTTGACATTTTTATTTATTTATATATATATTAACATTAATTAAATAAATAAATAAACAATCGCGTAACATGTGTAAAACATTTGAAACGTCTTTGGCAACTTTTGTATTTTCACTGACATGTGTAACGCTGTCTCTACATATACGTAAAACGAAAGAATTGTATTTTGCATCTATGTTTATTTTAACCTTTTCAATTATGCAACTTCTAGATGCCGGTATATGGTGGAGCGTAACTCATAAAAATAAGGTATTAAACAATTTCATATCACGGTATGCAATACCATTTTTATTAGCATCTGAACTTTTAGTCAGTTATTTCGGCATAAAATATATATTTGGTTGGAGTAACCGGTACTTTGAATATGGACTACTCATATTTGTGTCTTTCATATTATTGAGTTGGGTATTCCGGTACTGTAACGATACAAATGCGTATACGGTTCCATACACAGACGGCTACTTGCACTGGTGTGGGGTTGAACTGCATACTGTAGTTCGTGTTTTATTCATTCTACTTTTATTGACACCAATCGCTATTGGGCTGCCGTCAAAGTACAATGTGATAAAATATTTAATTATTATACCAATTATAGCGACATTTGTTATGAATTATATGAAGGTTACATTCGCTTCGCGTTGGTGCTGGTCGTCCAATATAGTTTCAGGGTTGTTGTTAGCATATTCTATGTTGTATTAATATTAATGTATTAATGTTACCAAAAATAATGACATAAATGTAAGCGCGTTTTTATATGAAATAGGTTAAATCGATGGGAAGCATTCATCAAGAAGTTGTAACTAAGTTGAGTCATTTCATTACGAATAAAAAAATACCCAACATTATATTTCACGGACCGAATGGGTGCGGCAAAAATACAATTCTCTCGAATTTCATTCGGGATGTTTATAATGATCTAAAACCCATTATAAAAACACACGTTATGACGGTGAACTGCGCGTACGGCCGCGGAATTCGGTTCATTCGCGAGGATTTAAAGTACTTTGCAAAAACGAACCTGGACACCGTACACGGCGAAATGTTTAAATCCATCGTATTACTGAATGCCGACAAGTTAACGATCGACGCGCAGTCGGCGCTTCGACGCTGCATCGAGCTGTTTTGTCACTCGACGCGGTTTTTTATTGTCGTCGAAGATAAAAATAAACTTTTAAAACCGATTTTATCGAGATTCTGTGAAATTTACGTACCTCCTCCTCCGACAAGTAAAAACGCTGGAGGACGTAAGATACTAGCCGCGAATTTACATACGGTAAAACTTGAACAAGTTTTGGGGTTTAAAAAATACCAGGTTGCGCGAATTATGTCACTCAAGCGGATTTTACTGAAGAATGGAATCTCGGTTACAACAACAACAACAACAACAACAGCAACAACAACAACAACAACAACAACAACAACAACAACAGTACCTAACATTTCTTATACACAATTGATTGAAATTTCGGAACACTTGGTCGAAAATGGGTACAGTGCCCTGGACGTTATTCGTATACTTGAAGGTGTGATAAGCACTACTAGTTTAGAAAAGGATTCCGAAAAGGATTCCGAAAAGGATTCCGAAAACGAATTATTTAGAAATCATGAATTGCTTTTAGCGTTCAATGGAGTAAAACGCGAATTTAGAAACGAAAAGTTACTGATTTTATTTATTCTTTATTTTATTGTGTTTCGTTCAGAACTTGATTTAAAAAATATCACATTCATTTAAAAAATCATTAAAAATCCATCATTAAGAAAGAAGAAATAATAAATGGACGATTATTCAATCACCAATTTGTACGAGTCGAGAAACGATTTTGCAGCTCGTTTGGTAAATTTACTCACACCTCAAATGATCCACGGGTTTCAAACCATGTTCGATGAAGCATGGAAACTTTGCGTGGAAAGCGACGAAAAGGACAAATATCTTATGACGTTTCAAAACTTTTTGTCACGCGTGCCCAAATGGAATTCGACCATTATAAGCACCGAGTGCGCGCGTATCAAGGAAGCGAGTTCGTGCAACTACTTGGAAGATCTAATTGCGTGCGTTCATGTAGTCCAGCTTAAAAGTTTGACGTGCATGCGTGTGGGAATGAAAAACAAAAAAATAAATATAGACGTGCCCAAGGCCACCGACTTTATTCATAACGCATACATTCACTGTGCGCGAAAATTGTACGCCAATATGTATTTATACGAAAAAAACAACAATTCGCTTGCCACGCAACGCAACCGGCGCGAAATAGAGCTCATTGTAAAAGAATGCATTTTAAATGCCATGCGCGAGACCATCCCTATTGAAAAACTCATTCGGAGCTACATGGATCCAACCATTGAAGAAGACGTCGAAGTAAGCGAAGAAACTAAAATCGTCAATGAAGAGTCGATCATCGAGTCCAATGGATCGAGTTCGGGGGTCGATGTTGATGTTGAAATGCCGGAACTAGCGCCGTCAAATTCCAAGTTGACGACGACGACGACTGTATCAGGCGCTGATTCGGCAGATGCTTCAGAAAAAGAAAGTGTCTCAGTTTTGGAAACGTTGGAGCAGGAGCGACTAAAAACCGCGGAAGCGAAAGAATTGGAAGCTATGCGCGAAATACTTGCCGACGTAGAGTCTAGTTCCACTTCAGTAGAAGAGGAAAGTTCTTCTTCTTCAGCAGGATCCGAAGTAAAGTTTAGTGACAACATTATGGTGAAATCCATCGAGACACAAGATGCGGAGGCGGACAGGGAAAGTCGCCGCGGATACCTTGATGATGGAGATGATGAAGATGACAGAAATACGATTAAAATCGGCGACGCTGTAAGTCTGGATATCGGCGCCGAATCGGTTGTAGACGGCGACAGTATCAGCATTTTAGACGACATTCAAGTTCTTTCATGAACCATGAACCATGAACCATGAACCATGATTTCAGGTTTAGTAAATAATTTTTAAAATAAATTATATATTATTATAGATAATATATAGCATATAAATTATAACTTAAACATGGTTTCAAAGTCAAGACAAATAAAACACCGTCATCGACGGCACCGCGCGGGTGGTAATCCGGATAATTCCGTATGCCCATCTTTAAAAACGAAGGACGAATGTGTAGTATGCAAATGGAATGCCAAAACATCCAAGTGCGGACAAGCGCAGAAACCTGGTTCTAAAAAAGCATCCCCAAAGCCTAAGCCTGCATCCGCATCCAAGACCAAGTGTCCGTCTTTAGATAAATCTTCATGCGATTCTGACGCCGACTGTTTATGGAACGATAAACTCGGTAAATGTCGCAAACGTACTGTTAAAAAAGCTGCTGCTGCTGCCGCAGCTCCCAAACCCAAAGCTAAGTCTAATAAGAGTCCCGTCAAGGTTAAGGCTGTTAGTCCAGTCAAAGCCAAGTCTAAGAGTCCCAGCCCTAGCCCTAGTAATAGTCCTATAGAAATACCAAAAAATAAAGAGTTTAGGGAAATGAACTTGGAAGGTGCCGATTTCAGCGGAATGGATTTAACTGATGCCTTCTTTTTTGCATGCAACCTGAAAAACGCGAAATTTCAAAATGCAAATCTTACTGATGCGAAAATCCGTTTGTGTACCTTAGACGGAGCTAATTTTAGTGGTGCAAAAATTATAAATGCCGAGTTTAAAAGTTGTCAGGTTGGGAAGTTTCATAACATACATCAGGCATCGCCAAACCCATTGGTGTGTATTAACACAGTTATTAAAAGTACCTGGATTCAGGGTTCTGAATTTGCCAATTCGAATTTTAGCGGAACCACGTTTGAACACTGCGATTTTGACGAATGTGAGTCGAATGGAGCTAATTTTAGTGGTTGTAAGTTTACTCAATCGCCTACTGTAAGAGGCAATCACGCCTTAACCATAATGAGAAGTTGCAGTTTTCGTTTATCGAATTTTACCAATGCCGATTTTAGAGGTTGCGATTTTAATTCAAGTGGAGATGACAACTTTGAGGAATGTGCTGGCGAAGAAGACTGCGGGAATCACTTTAATGGTTGTATTTTCACTGGTGCGAAATTCCCTGAAAAGGTAAACATGTGCAGTTTCTCCGACGCGGTCCTGACCGGGTCGGATATAAGCGACCCGAAGAAGGATATTCAAGGTTGTTATTTTGATGCGACTACGGAAGCAGAGGATGTGGAAGAATTAAAGAGACGCGCGATACCGCCCGAGGACGATGACGACTGGATGGCGTCCGCTAAACAAAAAACTCCATCCCCTCCTCGCGTTAAAACTCCATCTCCAGTTAAAAGGGCCGCGTCCCCTGTAGCAGCTGTCGCTAGCGCTAACCCAAAATGCATTAAACAAACGCAAAAGAAGTATTTGGAAAGGCCGAGCCCGCCATATTCTGCAACGGATTGTCCCGGAATGACTATTCCAGGAAACGACGGTAAAATATACGTCTCAGTTGCCAATGCAAAGGGCGTGTATGCCTGGAAACTGCAGAAATAAATTTTTAAATATTATAAATAAAATGTATGCACGTTTCACTATGATTGTTGCGTTTGATTTTATAAACGACTAACAGTATCGGGTCATAGAGTAAGCGACAATTATGTTCTGATCCAAATTTTTGCATGTCATTAAACATGTTAAACATACTGGATTGTTTATTTGGTTGTTATGTTATATATAATATAAAATGAATACTGAGTTATTTTTATATTATATTTGTTATTCGTTATTTATCATCATTGATCCTTCCGTCGTTTTACACACTTGTTGTCAATTGTGAACGTCGGCCCGCGTTCATTTTCTGGAATGATTTTTAAAACACATTTTGATTTCTCTCCATAAAGAGGCTCGGTACATCCATTTTCTTTGACCCCTTCTTTTTTCTTATCTTTTTCTTTTTCTTGTTCCTTTCCATCTTGTTCTTTTTGATTATTTGCAAAAACATTAAAGTTGAATACCTTTTTCGTATCGTCGTTCAGCGTACACCTTGAGCGGAAATGCTCGTACCGTTCTCGTACATCGCAATACGTCAGTTTGCTGGACTTTCCGAGCATTTTATTAACGATCTCATGAAGCCGGTAGACGTATTTCGAAAACGCGTCTCGATTTTCCATATCGCACATCCGTAAAGGAAACGTTTTGAAATTTTTGGTCAGGTTGTCGCGACAGTGTTTGCACGGTAGAACGTGTTGAAGACTGAGGATGAAATTTCGATACTGGACCTTTTGGCTCTTGGTAGGGTGTACCGGATAATTGAAACTCATCGTGTGCAGAAAATGCCACATCCCAGGCCCCCAAACAGTAGTTAACATCCCATCCGCACTTTGATAATCCCGCTTTTTAAATGTTCTAGTTCTAGTTCTAGTTCTACTACCCCGTTTTTGCGCACGTTTTCGCGTTATTTTGTTACCTTGTTTTTGTTTCATTTGTTTCATTCCCCTTTCTTTTCTTAGTTAGTTAGTTAGTTGGGCAGTTAGTTATATTAAGCATATAAATAAATATAAATAAATAAATGATTCAAAACAAAAATAAAAATTGTTTATTTATTTATTGAATATGAAACGTGCATTAAACACAATTCCTTTATCTAAACGCAAACATTACATGTCGAATTTCTTTGTACCACGAACAAATAACCGGAAACCGATTGTAAGCAAAACGCCTTTTGTAGGATATGAACGCGCGTATCGATCCGATGCCGTAGAAACTGATGCTGATGCAGGGGGGCGTCAAGCACCCCCCTTAAAGGAGGGGTACGGGGAACCTTTGGTTCCCTGCAACTCAATGTCTCTTCCCGCGTCTGTAAACAACCCATTTGCCATGTTTAAAAACCCGGCAGCAGCGTCAACTAGTACCGCCGCCACTACGACGCCCCTTCAAACAGCTGAAACGTATAAACTTGAATTTGACGGATGCAGTAAGGGAAATCCTGGCAGAGCTGGGGCAGGTGCTGTACTGTATGAAGGAACAAGAGAAATATGGTCGGATGCCAAGTATGTAGGGGACAAGGAAACAAATAATGTCGCAGAATATACGGGGCTTATCATGGGATTGCACGAAGCGCGTCGGCGCAATATATCCCGCTTACTCGTTCGAGGTGATAGCGAACTGATTATAAAACAGATGAACGGGCAATACGCGGTCAAGTCTGAAAATATACGCCATTATCACCAGGCCGCCAAAGATCTCGCAAACCAGTTCAAATGGATTGAATTCAGGCACGTCTACCGAAAAGACAACGCTCGCGCAGACGAGCTATCCAATAAAGGGCTCCTGGCTACACATTAATGATAATGAGCCAAATTTCCGTTCCTGGTCCCGATTCCGGTCCCGGTCCCGATATTCAATAATCGCGCCGACGGATCGAGTTCGGCGCAGAACGGGTGTCGCCAGAAATACGGAATCACAGTTTCTCGTCCAGGATACAGTTTCTCAAATACTCTACGATAGTAATAACTTTCTTTATCGTATGGTGTATTATGCACGATCTTGGTGCGTTCTATGGCATATTCTTCATCACTTACGCGTGCATCAACATAGTCGCGAATCATATCGATCCACGTTCTAACGGGGGTTGTTGTTGCTGTTATTGCTTTTGTTGTTGTTTTTCCTGGACTTGGTGCTGCTGCCGCAGAAATCACCGGCGATGCCATCGGCGAAACTTCAAGCGGTTGCGGACTTACGCCATCGCTGAACGCTTCTTTTTTACGCCACAGCACTTCAGACGGGAGAATCGTTTGCGTCTCATCTAGCGCATCGAACGCGCATCGAAGAATAGACTTTTCGATATACGACCCCGTATTGAATCGCTTATGATGTGGATGTAGACGCATGACATATTCTAAAAATTTTTTATCCGCAAACGGGACGCGCGCTTCCAGACCGCATCCGCTTATACTCTTATCCGAACGGAGCAGGTCGAAAAACCGAACGTCGCTTACCATACTCTCGTTCGCGACTTCAAACTCGCAGTCGGTTTTGGCGTTGCAAAACCCTCGATACGAGCCGAATATTTCATCCGACATGTCCCCGCAGTAAATTACAACATCGTCGGTCGTTTTCGAGATATACTTGGATACCAAATAGTTACCTACCGATGCACGAATTGTGGTGGTATCATAACTTTCCACTTGCGCAATGGTGGCTTCAATTGCATCTAAAAACTCGGCTTCGGTAACGCATACTTCGTGATGATTGGTACCTAAAAATTCAGCAACGCGTTTCGCCCAAAATAAATCGACCGATCCAGCTAACCCGATGCTATACGTGTTCAACCGGGTTGACGCCTTCGCCAGTTTTGTGAGACGACATATAATCGCGGTCACGAGCGAACTGTCTAGGCCCCCGGATAAAAGTGCCCCGATTGGGCGGTTACTCATGAGACGTTTGGTTACCGCGCTTACAAGAAGTTCGCGCAAGTGCGGAAGGGATATTTTTTCCTTTTCAATATTTTCACAAGGATGGGAAGCGGGCTGATCTTCGCAACTACATCGAAATGTCATGGTGGTTTTTACATTCACCAGGTTTACCATGTCAAGTGAAACATACTTGTAATACGGGAAGTAATGGCCTCTGCATACGGTATTATCGTATTCAAAATAGCACCCTGATGGAAACTGAGCAACGTGTCCCGGTGCACAATGTGAAAGCGCTTTCAGTTCACTCGCGACGGAAAACTGCCCCGGGGTCAATGATCCAGTGTTTCTGATGTTTATTTCTGTTCCAATAAACAATGACCTCACGCCAAATGGATCGCGCGCGATATACGTTTTATCACTATCACCATCATACAAAACCAGAGCAAAGACGCCGTCGAGGGCGTTTAACATGGCTTCAATCCCGATACGCTTGTACAAGTGTAGTATAACCTCGCAGTCAGACTCGCTCTTGCACACGTCTTCCAGACCGTACTCGGTAATAAGCTGCTTGAAGTTATAAATTTCGCCATTGCAAATCAGCCTGCATTGCCCAAGAACAAACGGCTGGTTCCCATCGGACCCCAACCCGTTAATTGCGAGTCGGTGAAACCCAAAAATACAAGATGTGTTTCCAGACGGGGATATATATTTTTGAAACTGGCTGTTATCCGGTCCGCGATGCTGGATTTTTGCAAAATCGCCGAAAAGAAATTTGACTTTCTCATTTGAAATGCGTTTTGAATTTGTGCGGGATCGAGCGCCATGGCTATAATTACTGCACAACTGATAATAAAAAATGCCACACATTTTATCTGATCTAGATAGTTATAATTTAATATGTTTAATACAATTTACCGTGTTATTAGTATCACTTATTTTTTACTTTTACTTTTACTTTTACTTTTACCAACGAGTCGTCGTCGTCGTCGTGTTTGGCACGCCTTGAAAATCGGTTTTTCTGTAATATTATAAAACTGTCCCTTCCGGGTTTTCCCATTATGAAATGTCAGAGCGTACCTTGTTCCACTTGACAAATGTTGTTTGCGAGTCAATGTTACACATGGTCCCAGTCCACCCTTTACATGATGATTTGGTACTCTATAACGGTTTCCAACTTTCAGTTCTTTTGCAGTAAACATGTCGTTTTTAGAAGTCCCCATCAATAAACTAAATGGCCACATCGGTAGTTAAGTTAAGCTAAGTTATATTATGAATAGTGATAATAATTAATAAATAATTAATTAATAATTATGTAAAAAAGTGTTAGTTACACACAAATATACCGATTTATTGTATTATTATTATTATTATTCTATCATGATTACCTCATTTCGATTGTTTTCGATCACAGGAAGGTTCACAACTTCATTTTCAGCGCCAATTTCATTTTCAGCGCCTTCTTGCATTGCACTTGTCTGTAGAGCCATGAATGCAAAGTCGAAACATACGTTGCGAATCTCTTCTTCAAATATCTCGTGCATATCATGGTAGTTTTCACGAATGTCATTGTTTGCGGCGCTGTTGACGAGACCGGTAATTCGGGTATACAAGTTTGAACTTAGCGCAGCGTGGTCTAGCAACGCCAGTGCATCTTGACGCGCCACTCTGCGCAGGTGATTGATCCGATCGCGCAAGATATTTGCCCGATTAATTTGATAGCGTAGTTCATCTCGAATGCGTCTAGCAATACCAACTTCATTCCTAATATGTTCGTTGGAGAGCAATACGCTTTCAAATACCTCTCGTTCCGAATCCTCGTTTCGATAGACTGAGTGGTCCTGCATGAGGGTGCTCCTACATAGCGGGCACTGGTTCCGTGTTTGTAATGACGACGTTGCCATGTTTTGAACAAGACAGGTAAAATGGAACTGGTGCATGCATCCAGTCGATACCGCATTTTGCATCATATCAATTGCTTCCAAGCAAATTGCACATTTGTGTGCTGGCTCCTCTTGCTCTTGCTCTTGCTCTTGCTCTTGCTCTTGCTCTTGCGGTTCGCATCGAGAAGGTGGAGGCGAAGACGGACGAGACGATCTGGATTCGACTTCGTCTTCGTCTTCGACTTCGACTTCGACTTCGTCTTCAAGTAGCTGGAGTGCGATTATGTTGTTCGTGTTGATAAGATGAAACGATTCAGATGCGTGCAGTAGGATTGCAGTATTTCCATTTAGAATGACCACCTCTTGAATGACCCCCGCGAGCGGTAATGATTCCGATTGTATTTGAATCGTCACGCGTTTTCCAGTAAGACTAGTTGCTGCCATATCTGCTGTGAATTTTGAATCTACTGATATTGAATTTGAAAACTCCGGAAAAAAAATCAATTTTATTTAATCATTATTTATATTTATTACAACATATATAACAACAATTTATAACATTATAGTATATATAACCAACTATGGCATCCTCCAATAATTACAGTCAACCGCAACAGGCACAACAACAGCCACAACAGCCACAACAGCCGCAACACCAGGCACAGAGTTCTATAAACAACCTGAATGATGCGTATGCACCGCTCCATGGCGTGGTGGACGGGGTTTATGTTGCAACCGGCGAACGTGTCGACGAATTAAGTAATAAAATGTTTGCAAGAAATATGCCGTCGCATGACATCCAGCCCATGTTTGGGCTGCGTCCGGTAGCAAGCAAATACACGGTTATGCCAATTTATGACCAGTATAAGCCGTGTGTGGAAACCATTCGGGTTAAGCCAGTTTTTCAGCCGCAGTCCCCTGAAGTATTCTATCCAGGTACTCGTAACGCTCCATATAACGGATATGCGTCCAAGGTAAATGTGGAGTCGACGCTAAGAAACCAATGGTTTGCACTTCAGCACGGATCTCAAGCGGTTTACGTTCCCTCATCTGAAAGCGACTTGTATAAAACCACGGTCGAATATAAGCCGGTACTGTTACCACACCCCTACATTAATTCCAATAGCACTGAAAATTTTGCAGCACATAATCCAAATACCATGAATATTGCAAAGGGCGTATTTGAAAATTCAACCCGCATTCAGCTAAAGGATATGCCATATTAATTTATAACAATTCATAATTGAATACCGCAAACCGCATTTGCATTTGCATTTGTACCTTTACTTGTTGTAGTAAGGGTCATTTTCATTAAATCTGCAACTGACGAGGGTTTCTTTCGCGGAGCAAATGAGAATATCGATTTTGCTGGGGCGGCGGTCGTCGCTGCCACCACGGGTACTAGTGGAGATGCTACTAAGGCCTTTGTTGCCGGCTTTTCTCGTACCTTCCAAATATTTTTGCCATATTTTGTGTTTGTAGTATACATGATATGGTACCCCTGTTTCACGTAATACGACTGGCGTTTCATCCACTGCGACTTGAAAATATCATGATGGTCCACAAAGTCAATCACCAGCGGATGGGTATGTTTTGTCCGAAGGATGCGTCCCACCGACTGGCATACGTCGGTTTTGGGTGTGGCCATAATAAGTGTAGTCAGTGTGGGAATATCCAACCCCTCGGATGCCATGGCATACGTTGCGATAATTACTTTTTTCTTCTCGCTCGCTTTCAAGTCGGCGTCTTTCATTCCGCCCAAATAGTACCCAACACTTGTACCGCACCCTGCAATATTGCGATCTGCAATCGCGTCATACAGATACGCCAGCAATGACTTGTTATGCGCCAAAATCATGACTTGCTGGTCGGGATTGGTGCGTAATTCGTTTTCAAGTACACTGAGAATGAACTCGCTTCTAGGCGCGCAATTGCACAGTTTAGTTATCATGGTGCTGAATTTGGGATTTCCGCGATAATCGGTCTCAAGTTCATTGAACTCGTCGTCGGGAATATAAATCTGAATACTTTTGACAACTACATCGGCATCCATTGTGGACTTTTCCTTGTGCACGATTTCGCCGAGGAACATGATGAATACTTTCGTGAGTCCGTCCTTGCGAGTCATGGTCCCCGAAAGCCCTAGCGTATACCGTGTTGTCACTTTCATCATACATCTACAAAACACTTCGGCGCTCATGTGGTGACACTCGTCAAACACGGAAAATCCAAAATCGGCAAATATTCCATCGTCGTAATCTTTCATGGAAAGTGATTGAAGCATTCCAATGACAATGTCTTTATCGTCGACATCAATTTCTTGACCTTGGATACGCCCAACGCGCGCACCCGGAAGAAATTGCTGGATTCTTTCAAGCCACTGGTTCATAAGAAACGTTTTGTGCACAATCACAAGTGTTTTCACCTTTAAAACGCTCATTATTTTCAGAGCCATGACCGTCTTGCCTTTTCCCGGATCGACGTCAAGGCAACCGCCTCCACCGTTATTAACGTGATGGATATACTTATTCACAATCGCGGTTTGGTAGTCTCTAAGTTCTCCATTAAATGCGAGATCTGGACACGGTTTTCCAGGATGAATGCGGGACTCTTCGGGATCTCCGTACGTTTCGAGCCCGTAATAGCGCGGTACGTATATGGTGGCGGGTGTCTCGATATAGATTGAAAACGGTTCGGGTTTGATGGGGGATTGTGGAGCGCTGGGTTGCATTGTCAAATCTTTACGTATCTGCATTAGCTCGGGCGTTTCGAGTGCGGATTTAGAAATCGCGTATCCGCGCAATCCTAGCCATGTGGATGGGGTTGTTATTGATGATGACATTGTTCTGATCGATTGTTTAAATTTGAATTTAATATTACTATTTAAGGAATCTTAAATCTTATTCGTTCGTTCGTTAATGGTCATTTGGGTTTATCAACGGAACGGTAATCAATTTATTCAAAATTAACTTTTTATTTGTTTTTTATTTATTATTATTATTTTATACAAAACAAATATATACAAAGTATAAAATAAACAAAACATACACACGCACGTACGTATAATGGAATACTTTAACACATTGATGAAAAAAGAAAAACAGCACGAAATGGTTCTCTTTGTCGTGCTGATTATATACATCATGTTTGATGTTTCGACACCTGAAATCATGGCCCAGCACGTAGACACGGTATACGGAACTATTATTGTGGCTATCCTTGCATTGAGCCTCTTTTTAAGCACGCACCCCGTGGTTGGCATTTTAGGATTATTTGCAGCGTACGAATTCATCCGGCGGTCCAAGTCGATGTCTTCCGGAGGAACGGCGTCGGTTGGCGACAGCTCAAATTCGCTACTTCATCGCGTTGCTCCCGGTGAAACGTACCGAACCAAATATATGGAATCGACCCAAGCGGATTATAACAACCATTTAGAAAGCGGAATGGCGGATCAAGTTCCGATGTTATCCGATAACGTCCCTACAAATTACCGCGATGCGAACAGTAAGTTTCAACCCGTGTTTGCTTCCTCTCAAAATGGAATGGCTTCATTTTAACGTTACAAATACATAACCCATTCACTATTAAATAAAAAAATTATAAAAATATAAAAATATAATATATTAAGCAATAGTATAACATATTATCCATCTACTTTACACTCTACAATAAAATGTCCCATTCCAAAGCTGCTCGTCGCGCACATTTCGGAGGAGTTTCCCCATCTGCCAGTATTATTTCCGTTGCCAACGCTGGCGGCGGTGTCAAGAAGGGCGGGGCTCCTCCATCATCCACTGGCTTCATGAGAGACTTTACCAAACGATCGGCCATTTCTACTCCCGCAACGAACAAGGGTCTTATTTTTAGGTTCACGCAGTACTATAACGCTGCAAGACATTCTACGCCCATGTAAACCGTCCACGTAAATCATATCAATTATCTTAGCTAGATACGACGTACACGAGCATACGCAATTCTCACAACGCGCGTATTAAAGAATTCAGCGCTGACGGTCATTCTCACCGATTCGTATGCATCCATATCTGGCGCCGCGATCATTCCTGCTATTTTCGTGAAACTCTTTCCACTTTTGTCGAGCATGAAACATTGCCCCTCCTTCGCGTTTGATAAAATTGCAGAAAACGCTGGCGTGTTATCCGGAGTTGGAGTTGGAGTTGGAGTTGCGGTAATGTTCATTTCTGTTTCGGTTTCGTCTACCCATTCATTTACGCCATTAAAAATACATTCAATTTTATATACTTTCATAATAAAATATCGCACACACAAGCACGGCGCTATTTTGTTTTAACTTTCAAGCTGTGCAATTATTCGGCGGTAACATTTGGTGCTACGGGTGCCGGTCGCATGTTTTCAAAAATGTATTCTGACAAATTATTTTTCACTTCGGCGATCTCCGGTATTTTGGCAACATCGGCGAACCAAGTTTGAAACTCTGATGCAGCAGCCCAGTATTTCACATAGCCACCGAGGATCAGTAGTCGAAACGCTTGCGTTGCATATTCCAAATCAACCGGATCAGACTCGCTGGCGCCGTCAGGTAACATGATGGACTGAATGCTTCCTTTGGATGTGTCTATATCGGTTGCAAAACGAAACACGATGCGATTTTCAGAGTATCTGGCACAGTGACCACCAAAATCGAAATATTCTTCGAATTCGTGTCGATGTTCCGGTTTAAGCGGCCTATCAAGATGCAGGTCAACCCATTGACCAAACACAGGAACTTGCACTGTAATGGTCCGTATATTTACTTTATCAGATACCATACTATTGTATCGTTCTCTCCAAACATAACCTTGAGGCGCGTCCCGAATGAACCTCTCAGCAATTTCGTCAGGTACGGTTGAAACCATCGCACCTCTTGTAACATAGTACGTTGCGTTCAACGATCTGAATTTGTTGATAACGTCTCCCTTGGTAACCGACATTTTGTTTACGTATAATCGTGACTTGTTTCTAGCTATTTTTATATCTAGAAATATATTTATATTGTTTTGATAATATATTTTACCACTCATTGTAAAAATCCAAAAATCCAAAAGTCCAAAAATCCATTTTTTTCATAAATTCCCAAAGTCTAAAAAGTTTTTTCCTTATTCGGAATAGAAAAATCCAAAAGATACTTTGCTGTTTTGGGGGGATAAATTGGATTTTTGACAAATTTTTTTTTATGTATGAAAATTCGGGTTTTATTTATAATCCAAAACACACTTTCGCATTTTTGATAGATAAAATACATACATTAGGATACATTACATACATGTCAAAACGTATTAAATGTAATTGCAAACAACTTATCAAACCGCAATAATTATAATAAATATATAAATTATGTCTACTAGTACCCCGGTAAATATCGGACACATTCAACGTCTGAATGGATTAAAAGACGCGATTGAAGCCATGTCGAAAGTGCATCACCCGGACGTTTTGCGAATTCTGGACAACAGCGGTATTCCTGGGAGTGAAAACAAAAATGGAACGTTCGTCAACTTGACAAGCGCGTCGGAATCTGTAATTTCCGAATTGGAGGCGTATATCGAGTATGTGAAGGACCAAGAAAAAGAGTTGAGTGAAGTCGAGGATCAAAAACGCGAACTCGCTACCAAATATTTCACAACGCTGCGTTCAAATCCAACCACCAAGAAATAAAAAACGAGAGAAATATCAGAAATATCAGTTCGCTACATGTAACGCGAAATGATGTTTTATTATTCATTTAAAAATGTCTATCGTTTGTAAGTTTTGGAACGTTTGTTCCGTTTGGAACTTTTACGCATTCTTAGTCCTCGTACAGTAAGCCTTTTTCTTCGTTGTTGTTTTTATTTTTTTATTTTTCATACGATCGAACAAATAAAGTTATAATTGTAAAAATTGAAATTTTAAAATCATCTTAAACATAACATAGAATAAAATAAATAGTAGTCAACATTCACTAATAATAATATAATGATGTTCCGAACCCAAGGTACGAAATATGAGTTGACACAATCTAAAATGGAAATCAAACCGGTTCCGGTTCCGGTTCCAGACCCGTCATTCGTGGCACCTAAAGTCGAATGTAATCGCGTTACTACACTTGTGCGAAAGTCTACACTGTATCAAGACGGTGGCAAAGATGATAGCAATAACAAACCACATTCGTATACAAAGTATGGCGATCTTGAAGACGAATGCGAACCTAACGATAATGAATCTCATAATCAGCAAATACCGGTACCGGTGGTGGCGAATTTCGATACCCCTGCGCTAAAAACGTTGATGATGACGACCTCGTCTTCATTGTGTAGAAAGGGTATTTCTAAAAAACGGTTTCCAATGCCAGGCGCATCGTCTACTCAAAGTCAACTGTTTTGGTGCATGTTTATCGCGTGCAAGGGCGAAACAGCATTCGATACCATTTCAAACGCGTTCATAAGTGAAACCGAGTTCAAGTATGAAACAGTGGAACTTCTTCGCGGAATAAAACATATCCTAAAACCGGCATTCAAGCGGTACAAGTTGTCGATTCCAAACTTTGAAGCCGAGCTCATAAGTAGCAAGCGAACACCCATTCACGTGGCTACCGGAATTGCATTAGCCCATCAAAAAAACATTTTATATATCGATGATCGGCTATTCATCGAAATCACCCTCGGAGGATCGGGAACAGAAACAGAAACAACAGAACCCGGGGCCTTCGCCGTTATTGAAAAAGTGAAAAATAGATACTGCGTATACAATGATATTGGAGGTACGGAGTTGGAGCGGTGCAGACGCGAGCTTTTGAAAATGGAGTCGATCGAGTCTCCGGTACGGTCTATTTCATACTATAAGGTACCCGACCTTGAAGAAATATGCAAACGCCTGGCAATCACGACGCAACTTCTGAGAGGGGCAAAAAAAGCGGATCTATATGCGGAAATACTCAAATACATTCAACGCTCTGGAATAACCGTGTAATACGTGTAATATAAACATGTATGTTCATCATTATTATTAATTATTAACATTATTAACAATAATGATGTAAAAATAAAATGTAGGTATAGTGTATTATATTTTTATATATTTTAACGCACACCATGTCCGAAAACTCATCAACTGATCCACCAATCACGACTGTAGCTCTCAAACCCGTGAGAAAGTTACCAAAAGGAATGGCAAATGCTGATACAACTATTGATACACCTAAACCCAAGCCTAAAACTAGAGTTAAAACTAGGACTATAGATGATACATATACAAGTTCAGGTGCAACGATGCCAGTATTTAAAATGTCGGAGTACGATCGTATTCACGATAAATTATCAACTGCGCATTTGAAACTTTTATGCACGACGTACGGACTAAAATGCAGCGGTACAAAACCCGTATTGGCATTGCGAGCGCATACGCATTGTATGGAAACGCATTTCATTTCGCGTATCCAACGCGTATGCCGAGGTCATTTCGCGCGCGTATACATTCGTCGACATATACTTCTCCCCGATTGCAGTAGCGAGACCGAGTATGTAAACGATACGGACTTTTACACGATGGACGGGTTCGAAGATTTGCCACATTACCAGATTTTTACATTCAAAGACGAGGTCGACCATAAATTGTACCGGTTTAACACCGCATCATTTTTTCAGCTGATGAAGGGTGCATTCACGAGATCGCAGCTTAATAGCGCTGCGAGCGGAATATGTTGCGAAGTTCCTGACAGCGCCGTAAACCCGTACACTCGAACCCCGATTAGCTTATCCACGGTTCGTCTATTTTTTAATAAGCTGCATTTTTGTAGAATTATGCGACTTCCGGTGTACACGCACTTTAAAAGCGACGAACTCACGCCGCAGCAAGCGACCGATGCGCGAATCCTGGAAGTGTTCCAAGATATCAACAAGTTGGGAAACTATGCCGACTCGGACTGGTTCTCTCGACTGTCACATCCGCAATACATTTGGTTCATTCAAGAATTGTATGACATTTGGGCGTACCGCGCAGAACTAAGCGCGCAAGTAAAAATGCAAATTTGTCCGCCGTACGGGCAAATATTTCCATCAGTTACGAACAGTATTCTCTTAATGCATGAAATGCGCAGTGCACCGTTTGAACGTGTTCGAGAGGTGTGTATTTCTACGTGCGAGCGACTTGTCCGGTCGGGACTAACCGAAGACGATCGGTACTTGGGGGCAAGTTACGTCCTGTCGGCGCTGACTCTAGTCAGCCCTAGGGCCAGGGAAGCGTTACCGTGGCTTTATCAATCGGTAGCTGCAGGAAGTTCTACTATTGGAGGAGGAGGAGCAGGAGCAGCAGCAGGAGCAGCAGCAGGAGCAGGAGGTATATATACGTACAATACGTACATACTCCCAGTTCCGGTGATGAATAATCATGAGACTGAGAATAACAACAACGCCAACATTCTCATGAATATCAATAATATTGATGACGGGATCCTCTACAATATTTTAATGGCGATGAACAACATGAGCAACAATAACAACATGAATAACTAATACTAAATACAAATACACTAAATACAACATTTTTATTTTTTTAGAGGATGGTGCTACTATTAAAAAGTAAAAATATACTAGTCATTGATTTGACTTGGCAATCAAATCTGGTAAATTTGTACGCCCGAAAACTGGTTCCCGCTGGTAAGGTATCCTGATTGCAGGTGCTTATTCAAGGCCACCTCGCCGGCCAGTTGCTGGTTCGACACGTCGCGAGATGTTTGCTCGAGCAGGACTCGCATAGCCTGTTCATTTCCAGATACCATGTCTGCAAACATTACCAGCATAATAAAAATAACGATAAATGGGAGTAAAACGAGGAACCACGATACACTGGAGTGACCGTTTTTGCAGAGGCTGTTCAAGACCCAGGTCCAGAACACAATCCACAGTATTTCAATAATAAAAAGCGCAGGGGTACTTTTAACATTGCATTCCACGCGACCGATGCACATTTTATTGGTGTTTCCGGCATTTTGAACCATGGCGGTGATTGTAAATAGAATCGCAACAACGAGGTACACCGTAGCCGGCGTGCACATGCGCTTTAATTCGTACGCAACGGATTGCATTTTTATTATATTAGGGTATGATGAGGGATGGATAGATGGGTAAATGATAAATATTATTATTATTATATTAATAATATAAAATAATATTTTTGTTTGGTTGTTTCACTAAATTGCAGGGATGAGGTTCGTTGCGTTCTTATAATACGTCGCGATATCCGGGATACGGTCAGAAGCTGAAACCTCAGTTTTTTGGAGTTTGTGATCGTTGTATGGGAGCGAACTGGGTCCGGGAGCAAATCCTTTTATACCATCTACAACATTTGAAAAGGCATCACCTATTGAACGTAAAGACATACTTATATCGGATGGGAAGTAGTTTAAACTGTCTCCTCCAGATTGGTTAAACCGCATTGTCTTCGATTTTAACGACTTTGATAGCGTCTTTGCACCATATTTGCAGTACTGTCGTTGCGAAAACCCGCGTGGGCGATTGCAGTTAATACTCTTCTTATATTTTAGAGACCACTTTCTACCGCCATTTTGGGAGTTGTTTCTATTTCTATATTGTTTGCGTTTGTATCTCGATATGCGTATGCGTTTACGTTTATGGCTTCGTGTGGATACGTTCATTTTCTATCTACATACTTATTATAGATATTAAAAATAAAAAATAAATAATACTTAATACAACAATAATATTGTTATTTCATAATATAATATTTATTATAAGATTTTACAAGTTACGTTTATACGGTTCGTCTGCAAATGGTAGCGCGCTAGGGCCGTTATCGGTACCCTTAAGTGTTGAGACCCCTGACTGAAGTAAGGTTCCTAAAGATGATACGATTAAATTCGTGTCGCTTTGAAACCCTCCAGACTGGCTTCTTTGTCGCTGGCTTTGTCGCTGGCTTTGTCGCTGGCTTTGTCGCTGGCTTTGATGTCCAATCTGACGACCCGCATAATTCACGTAACTTGGCGTCTTTTTATGGCGACGACGACGAGACCTGCTGCCGCCAGCATTTTTATTTTTATGTTTATTATTATTATTTTTAATACCTTTACTTTTTTGTACGCGGCGACGATGACGATTCCGACGGCGACGACGGGTTCCTGCGCCACCGCTTTGCGTCAATTCGATTGCTCTTGAATCGGCTGGATTCGGGGTCGTATTTGTGTTTAATTGATAATATGCATGTGATGGAATACCTGCTAAACTGTTCATATTATTTGTTATTTTGGTTGTTTACATACATTTTACAATATTAAAAATTAAAAATTAAACTTTCATTTTTAGAAATGATGAAATTTGAAAAAATGAATGCGATTACGTTGATAAACGTTATTATTATTATTATTATTATTATTATTATTATTATTATTATTATTTAAATATTTAATTACTTACGTCTGCGAGTGGAAGGACGCCTAGAGGCGCTGCGGCTGCGGCTGCGACGACGGCCTCCCGCCTGGTCCTCACCACCACCACTCTGGCGACGGCCGGATTTGGATCTGGATTTGCTGCGACTGGATGGTCTGCTGCGGCGTTTGCCACCGACTAAAGAGTTCATTAGGTCACCCATTGTTATAAAATTGTTTGTTGTGTTGTTTTGTTTTTATATCATACGTTTAGAAATTTTTTTATCTGAGATTTTATTTATTTTCATTTTATGTTTTACTTTTTATTTTTTACTTTTACCTAAACATTTCTCTAAAATGAAACTCAAAATGAAAATAAATTAAATAATAACGTCGGTAAACGATTTAAACTTTTTATAAGAAGTTTGCTAAAGAAAGAAGTTTTACTTAAGTATACAAATAGCATGGGATCTGGACCGGAAGTTATTGACCTAGATATGATCGGAAGTGGAGGTCGAACTTCTACGAATTTCGGTAGCGGAATTGAACTGCTTATGAATGATAAATTTAAAAATGATAGCGGCGGCGGTCGCAGGGGTGGTGGCGGTGGCGGAGGTGATGACATTACGCTAAATGATTTAACCATGTTGGAAAACGAACTGAACGATATTAGCGGGGATATAAATTCTATGGGTAATTCTAATTCTAATTCTAATTCTAAAAAAATATCATCGCGCAGTATGAAATCTGATATATTCAGTATCAACTTTTCCAACGACGACGGGAATGCCAGCGGCGATGAACGCGAGAGTATGGGTGGAGGTGACGCGATTCCATCATTCAGTATCGGCTCGGCTACAGCGAATGCAACCGGAGGAGACGAGAAACCCACCTGGGACGGGTACGCTAAATTCAATAACATTCCTATGAACCCCGATATTCCGGTAGACAGCGCCAGTACGGGAGGAGCAGCGGCGCCCCAACAAATGTCGAAGGAAGAGCTGTTACGTGAAAAGTTCAAACTGTTGCGAAAACTTGAAGAGTTGGAGGCGAAGGGGGTAACCCTCACAAAAAAATATACGATGGAGTCGTCGATTCTTGAAATGCGCGGCGAGTACGAGACCCACGTTGAAGAACGCGAGCATCAAAATAGTAAAAAATTCCAGGGCAAGATGTTATTGGCGTGTATTACCGGATTAGAGTTTCTAAATAACAAATTCGACCCGTTCGACTTAAAGTTAGATGGATGGTCCGAACAAGTAAACGAGAATATTGACGAATATGACGAGATTTTTGCAGAGTTGCACGAAAAATATAAATCCAAGGCTCAAATGGCGCCGGAACTTAAATTACTGTTCCAGCTTGGAGGCAGTGCGATCATGTTGCATATGACCAATACCATGTTCAAGTCGGCACTACCTGGAATGGACGACATTATGCGCCAGAACCCGGAACTCATGCAACAGTTCACACAAGCCGCTGTGAATTCCATGTCATCGTCAAACCAGGCACAAGGATTGAACGGTCGCGGTAATAGCGGTGGTGGGGCCGGTGCCGGATTCACTAGTTTTATGAGCGACATTATGGGTAATAGCAGCAGCGGTGGTGGCGGTAACAGTATGCCGTCTCGACCACCCCCACCACCCGTTGCGACGAAAAGCGTTAACGCCGCTCCACCTCCCCCGCGTCCAGGCGCCGCGATTCCCATTATCAATCGCCCTGATATCAATATTGGACGCGGACAAATGAATGCCGGAATAAATATGTCGGATGATGACGATATGGATGGAACCGGCGGAATGTTTATGGGCAGATCTTCTTCACAGTCGCAGTCGCAGTCACAACCTTCACAGATGCAGCGCCGCCCCGAAATGCGCGGTCCGAGTGCTGATACCGACATCAACAGTATTTTATCCGGCTTGAAAACGAAAAGTATCAACATTCAACAGCCCCAGTCCCAGTCACAGGAATCGTTGCAGTCGGGACAGCAGTCACAATCGCAATCACAGTTTGCAGATATTGAAAGCGGCAATGGCAACGGTTCGAATGCTCCCATGAAGAGCAAACGAAAGCCGCGATCTGAAAAAAATACAATTAGTTTGAATATTTGAACTTTGACTTGAATGAGTTGAATAGTTAATTAAATTTTAAATTTTAAATTTTAAATTTTAAATTTAATTTGATATGATGAAATAGGATGAAATATATTTTTTATTGCTCTTCAGCATCAATGAATGATTGCAATTTTGGAAAAAACGCCAACTCGTTTAGTATCTTCTCTTTGGCGGCGCGAATATACGGAATGCGCTGCGACCACAGGTCGTTTTTAACGGCGTCTTCCATGATACGTAACGACCCTTCTTTGTCCGCAACATCAAGGCGAACGTATGCGCGACTGTCGATATAGTCGTCCAAATTGGGGCATCCCCAGTAAAAACACAGCGTCTCGCACAGAATGGGTTCCCATATTTTTTCCGTTGCATAGTTGTGTTCGGAATTGTTTTCACACATGAAGTAGTACTTGTATGACTTTATTCCGTAGACCGGATTATCCTGAGGCAATTTTCCAATATACGCCCGGTACTGGAAAAAATTACTCTTTCCAAACACGTTTAAAAATGACTGTAGTTCATTGATTGACGCATTCGCGTACCGAGGCGACTCCGTTTCAATATATTTCAGCAACTTGTTACGCAGAACGTGTCCTTCGTCGGAATTTTTCTTACTGAGAATGCACGAAATCCGGTCAAGTTTATCGCACGACTTGAAATTCACTGAATCTCTCAATTGGTTCAAAGGGTATCGAAACAACCACTGTACGGCATTGAGATGATTTGCATGGGCATTCACGTGCATAAACTTTTTCGGGTCGGGGGTTGCCCATTTTCCCCACGTTTTCGTACCCCACGGTTTTGAGGGGTCGGTAACGGCGGGTTCCATTTGGTATACCAGCGTTTTCTCCGGAACGTAATATTCGTTTTCACGCATAGGATAGTTGATAATAACATAGTAATCGATTTCATCGCGGTTATCGGTCCATGTAATCTCAATATTCTTCCACTTGAAGTTACGCTCGCACATGTTCGACCATTCCTTACACAGCTGCTGGCTGCTGCACCAGTTACAAATCATTTTCACTCGAATGGGTTGATTGGCAGTGGCAGTGGCAGTGGTAGGTGTTGGCGAAGATGTTGTTGTTATTGTCTGCGTTATTTCATCGGCAATATCCGTCGTATCGATCCGGATCAGGTCCTGTTTAAATATACCCAAAAATTCCCGGTTAAATGTGCGCATCACTTTTTCAGGGGTGTATTCGGCATAACCATTGACGTCTCCGCCATTCATTTTCATAAAACAACTTACAGTAGCCCTCAAGTTACGCAGCAGTGTTAGTAGCGTATCATCGTGTGTATTATACAAAATAGACTTATTTTTCAGAATTTCGATATGCGCATTGTATTCGTCGCTGACCGTGGTAATGACAGGCTTGTTATAGAATGCAAACTCGCCCAGCGACAACCCGAACGTTTCGCCGTCGGAGCGACCGTGTATCATGGCATCGCACGACAAAATGAGCGCCGCTTTTTCGAATTTATCATATATGGTATCCACATACTTTATGTGCGGGTGGGTATAAAATGAAGCCGTATTTACAAGGATAAAGTATACGTTATCCCTTTCTGCAGCACCTTCTTTCAAAAATTGAATAATTTTATCATGCACTTGGTACAGGTTGAACTGTTTCAGCCCGCCGTACCTGCCAACAACAAACGCACTATCCGGAATATCAAGCTTGGACCTATAATTCGTGAGAGTTCCAGCATCTAGTCTGGCCTGAACGGATTCTTTGGTCGGCATATCAATCATATGCGGAACGACCCGAATCTGGTTACGCAGACTGTCGTCGTAATCGGTGGGCGCGTGATACACCTTGAGATAGTTGGATACGGCGGCGTAGCGGCTTCCGTGTACGTCCACTTCAAACACGCAATGAACCAGCGTGGGGCAGCTCATGAATATATACTTGTCTTTTGCTCCCGATTTAATTACGTACACCGCGTCCAAAGAATTTTTAATAATGAACTCTTCAATTTCGAGTAGCGACTTGTATCCAAACACGCGGTCCGTACTGTACCTATCCCGACACGATGCGACAACTTCCGGGCGGTTCGACTCACTTACGGCACTATACATAACATAGCTTGTATTTCCAAGAATGATTTCATTGTAGTGAGCGTAATCCAGCATGGCCACGGTAGACCCTCGGTCACATAGTTGGGTATTATGGAACCCAATTCGCAACGGGCGAGCAGGTGATATGGGAATGCGTCCTTCCGGTTTGTCTTTGGTAATGGTAATCAGAGCCTGATTTTTACGCGCCTCGGCAAGTTCGGCTTCATACTTTTTCTGGAACTTTACATATTCGGTTCGAATATAGATGCCGTGCTGTGACTTGTTTCCGGAATTAATGTACGGTGTCTCGCAAAGAGCAGATAAAAGTGCAGTCCGCTTCAAAAATCCGTGCGTATTAAAAGCTACACACCCGTCTACCCGGTTCGCGGCGTCTACCCATGCATCTAATTTAAACGGGCGCATGTTTCCGATATAATGGATGTCATGATCCGGCATATCCAATCCCGGGAAAAACGTGTACTCGTCATCTACTGAGTCAAGGTCGATACAATTGTAATCAAACTGTATATCCGTATCAATCTGTTTTCCAGACTCATTCCAATCGGCTAGTGCCAGGTGGGGTTTAGTTTCGTAACATTCCAGCCCATTATTTGCGATTTTCATGAGGTAGTCGATACCATGTTTAATGCCGTTGGTGTCAATATATTGAACCAGCAGCTTCGCACCGTTCTTGTTGACACTGTAGCAGTGTGTCGCGCCGATATACAAGTCTTTATTCAATGGATCAACGGATAAATCTAGTCCGTAATAGTTTGGTTCTGAATCCGATTCCGAATCCAGATTCGCATCCGCATTCGCATTCGCATGTTTCGACTTTGATGCATCAGTATTTAAAACGAGATCGCGATTATAAATGTGTTTTACCTTATCTCTCTTTTCGCTGAACATGTGATACCCCATAAAAATAACGTCGCGGTTTACGCATTCATCGTGGAGAGCGTGAATGGCGCGTTTAAAGTGGGGCCGAAGTTCGAAATCGTCTTCCATAATCAAATAAAATTCATGGTTCGAATCTGCCAGAAGCTGTTTCCAAAGCCGGTAATGGCTTAACGCGCACCCAATGACGCCGCGCTTAGATCCAAAGTCGTTTCCTTGGAATAAGCGTTTTATTTCAGTGGTCGGGACAATTTCAGCGCCGTCAACTGCATCCACGAACTCGTAACCGCGACCATCCTGATCCATGATTCCGGCGGAAGCAAGTTTTGAAATGCTTTCTTCTCTACGGTCGGGGCGGCGCTTTAGGTTTACGATTTTAATTGGAATATCTCGCTCTTGAAATTCAAATTCGCTAGACGATGTGGATTTTGATGATGATACGAGCTGTTCATCTTCAACATCGTCGTCTATTTCTAGATCTTCTGGCGCTTGTTCTGGTTCTGGTTCTGGTTCTAGTGCCAACTTTGACACTTCTTCCGACCTTTTTTGAAACTGGTTTTCGTTATTCAACTCGTATGCGTTGGAAATGGTTTTATCGTGACGTTCGGACGTAAGACGTCCAATGTGCCGGTTTGTAATGCGGTTAAAAAATGCAGATTTAAACCCGCGTTCAACCCATTTCTTAGCATAATCCATTTCAAAAAACTGGTTCTCGGTATTAAAATCCCCTGTTTCAAAAACGGCTTCAACATCAATAAGAGCAGGACGAAAGCTGTAATGCGGCCAGTAATGGCAGTTGCTGTATGCGTATGACGCATTCGGGTCGTCTTTATACTCGTGCAGTACAGCCCCGATTTTAATACCCTTGCCGCCATCAATCTCGCGAAGCCTCTCGGACGTCTGGGCGTCAAAGTTGCTATGGCTAAGGATTTTATAATCGTCGATGGTCTCGCCATAATTGCGGTTAAACAGGACTTGTCGTACTCCGTGCGACTCTTTCAACGCTTCCAGGTACTTTATTGCCGGAGTCACGTAGTCCATACGCGTATGAAACAGAAAGTCATCTTCCATGTGAATCCAGTATTTGGGACGAATCCGTTTCAACATGGTGTAAATGATGTTCATGCTTTCCCGATGACCCTTTTGTTCCGGGCGTTTCATATAATACCGAATCCAGCCGTAATTCTTGCGCATGCGGTTTCGTTCCTCAATACTGGAGTTATCATCGACGCAAAACCAAAAATCCACATCCTCCACATCGGCCCATTGGTTGATAATGGAGTTAATGGTTTGCTGAAACAAGTCGTACCGCTTGCATGTAGTAAACGTCAGCATGACCTTGACATTTTTCACGCGCCTATTTTTAAAGTTGTATGACGTATAACGGGTAAGATGCGACCGGTTCAACCCAAACAGGGTATTCCACAGCTCGCACGCGCTTTTAGCCACTTGAAATCCGTTTCTTGCAGTTTCTGCCATATATTGATCCAAATTGACAAACATTTTATGCGTGAACCGATCCTTCATCATAAGGTCCTTATAAAACATGACGTTATTAATGGTTGACGTGTAGTATCCAACGGGAACCCGTGAAGCGGTAAGAATTTGTTTGCAGCACTCGTACCCGCTGGCGGTATCTCCCGTGTAAAACGCTGAAATGGAATTGTTGTATTCAATGCAGTAGTCATATTTTCCTTGATTTACGAACAGCTTATCTGTCTGGTTTCTAGAATACCCCTTATATTTGTGGTACATCAAATTCACAAGCGTGTTCATACCCTGATTTCGGTATTGTTCAATCAAGGTGGCCACCCCTTCAATGCGTTCCGAATCGTAGTTGGACGACATGAGCAAATAGTTATGGCTCTTCATTAGCGTGTCCCGACTTTTATCTTTATCGGGATGGCGCTCGTATAATTCGGCCAGCATGAGGCAACTATAATACTTCTCCTGATTCCAGTTGTTTAGTGTAAGAACGCGCTCGTACCATTGAATGGCGTCTTTGATGTGTGCGTCTCCGCCATCCTTGTAACTCTGCGCACAATAAAATGCGTATCGCTCCGCCATTCCTTTATCACCGCCGTTCATTTCATCGTTAAACCCGCGTTCTAGAATGCGTGCATCGTCCAAATACTTGTTTGCGACTTTATTCCTGGCTCCTCGGCGCCCGGATTCAACGTAATAGTTACCCTCGATTGTTTCACTTTTTCCGGTTGCTTCAGTGCAGGTAATAAATTCATGCAACACGCCTTTAAACTGCCACCGCTGGCGGCTGTTTATCATCAAGATGCGCAAATAATTGAACCCGTTTCCAAATTTAAAGTGGTACGAGTCAGACCGGAGCGGTTGAACGAGCTCGAAGTCTCCGAAAATCTTATCATCCGCGTCGAAAATAAACGAGTAATCGGCCTTGTTGTATGCGGCATTCAATGCAAGGGTTCGATTATGTCCGAAATCACGCCACTCGTGGTCGTGAATTTCGCCAGCGACACCCCTTTCGGAAAAAAAGTTTGCAATGATGCTTTTGGTCGCATCCGTGGATCCGGTATCGCATATTACATAATAGTCAAACTTTACGTAAGAGTACAAGTTCTCAAGTGTTTCTGCTATGACGTGCGCCTCATTTTTTACAATCATGTTCAAACAAATTGTTTTTCGGTTCAAATTATTGTGCATATTTGGAAATGTAGATGGAGTTGATCCCGCATAAAGCCGATTATCGAAACCAGATCCAGATCCGTGAGCTTGTTGGGTTTGTTGTTTTGTTGAATTGGATCCATTCTGGTTCTGGATCGCATGTAATGTATTTTTCAAACCGGTCTTTTTGTCTTGCATTTCAGCAACCAGTTCTGCGGCAGCCCCTTCTTTTTGAATGTCTCTGACATTTGTAGTTTTCCCTTTACCGTCAGATGGCGTTGACGTTTGGATACTCATATTCGTGTCGTGTATTAAACTTAATTAATTGGTATGAATACATGTTTTTTATTATTTAATACATTTTTCGAAAGGTTTCAATTTGATCATATTTGGTTTGTTGGTTTATTGATTTATTTTTTATTTTTTTAACATACTTTTCTATCATACTTTCTCTCATACCATTCAGGTGGTGAGCGCGGCGACTTCCAGGTCGCTATTTTTTGTTTTTCAGGCGACATGTAGTATGCCCTATATGACGCAACTGCATCTCCGTCCGGCGACTTGTATTCATTGGGCATTGCAAGTGCAAACGGGGTGATACCGCGCGCATCATCAACGGGAAATTTTTCATTCGCGGGAATATGCGCCCGCAAATGTTGAGCAACCAGGTACGATTTGTGAACTTTTGTTTCGGGGTGCCCGTAACGGTATTTCCATTCCGCATGCATGGCGTCAATGACGTCCAGGGTCCACACAAAATTGGCGCGAGATGCGCGGCACCAGATTGTAACGGGATGATTCTTGTGGGCTAGTTTGTATAACACTGCATCGGCTTCACTTTCTTCTGGATCCAGGACGCGTTTCGCAGTACAAAGCATTTGAACAGCTTCGAGCAAGATTTTCGAGATATGTTTGTCCATCATGGATTTCGCGATTTCGGCGGGAATCAATGATAGAATAAATAGATTCATGTTGGTGTTGTATTGTGTTGTGTTCTTGACGCTAAAGCCAATATAAAACTAAATAGGTTTTAAATTTCAATTTTTTATTAGGATTGGTGCATATCGCGTACAAGCTGACGCGCCGGAACACCACCGCGGACCCAGCCGTCTACTGCCACGCCTTCGATGAAATTCGCAGAGTTGTTTAGGGTTGCTTCTAAAACTGGAAGCAATGGCGTATTGGAATATGCCATATAACATTGTTCGCTTAACATATTGACACTGCGCCGATTCGTGAAATTGTCGCCTTGCATAAGTTGCGACTCTAGAATGGGGTTTACCTTACCGCGACCCAGGAATGGCACAGTTTTGTATGGGCGCTCGTTCAAGCTGAGTTTATCTTTATTGTATGTATTTTCACTTCCAATGGTGAGTTTGGAATTGGTGTCGATGTTGCATCCGCCAATACCCACCTGGTGCGATCCATTGAAAAATACGTTGGGTTGAGATGTTGCAAAATCAATTGGACGCGACATTGTGCAGTCTGAAGCAAAGTAATTCAATAAATTGTAATTTGCTAAATTTAAATTTTGAACATTTCGTTGACTGACATCGATGTTGTCGTTTCCAATCCGTGATAAGTTATCGAAAATATATGACATTGGTAAAAATAATTTTAATTGTATATATGTTGTTAAATGATATTATTTATTTTATTTCCAACTTTAAATTTATTTTTACAAAATCAAAATCATTCAAAAATGAAAAAAAATTGAAATGTTTTTTCAATATACTATAAATGTGATGCAGTGATTCCATTCTACGTTATACGTTTTACACAATACTCAATACAATCAAGATGCCAAGCAACAATAATAACAACAACAATACCAATTCCAACAAGGCGTTCTGCAAGGTGTGCAAGGATGCCGGATGTCCTGAAACTCAATACACGAGCCATTTCGTCAAGGACCAGCCCGGTCCCAACGGAAAAGTCGTGTGCCCGACTCTACTGAACCAGGCTTGTCGCATTTGCAACCAGACCGGACATACCTCGTCATACTGCAAGCAATACAAACCCAGGCCCAGCCGCGAAGAACCTCGTCGCGAAGAGCCACGTTATCAAGAGTACCGTCGCGAAGAGCCACGTTATCAAGAGTACCGTCGCGAAGAGCCACGTTATCAAGAGTACCGTCGCGAAGAGCCAC